TCCCACCTCCCCGCAGAAACCGGCTCTGGCGGAACCCCTCGTCCGGCTCCCGTCACCACCGCCCTCGTTGGCAACAACGCGACTCACTCGACTTCGGCCGAGGCCCGCAAGGTCACCATCTACGTTCACAGCCCCGACGGCGGACCTGAGCGCGCCCGGCCCACTCTCGACGGCACCCCGATCCGCGGCGGCTACGGCTCGGGCAAGTACGTCATCGAAGCGCCCGACGGCTGGACCTGTGAGTCCATGACCGTCAAGACGCGTGCAGGCAACAACGATGTTGTGATCGTGGAGGAGTTCTGATGATTGAGGACATCAGCCAGGTTCAGCGTTCGTTCTTCCGCACCGAGGCGCGCGACAACGGCTCGCTCACCCTCACCGCGATCGGCGCGACCATCGACCACGGCGACTCGAGCGACATCACCGACTTCGTGATCGCCTACCTCGATGACGAGACCGAGGTGAACCCGATCGCCGCTCCTGGCGTGACCATGCAGATGCTGCTCGAGGGCGGCGAGATGGAGTGGACGTCGGAGGGGATCATCACGCTCCTGCTCACCGACGCCGGCGACAACCCGCTGAAGCAGGCGGTCCTCCAGCAGTTCCTGACGCTCTCCATGATCTCGGGCCGGTTCCGGGTGGAGGAAGCGACACAGAAGCACATCTACGCCGATCCCGCGACGGGCGACGCGGCGGCGAACCCGATGTGTCCGACGCTGTGGTGGGACGCCCTCGACGCTGGCGACCTCGACAACCCGGCCGCTTCGGACTGGAACACCACGTTCGCCCCGGCCGGTGGCGGGGTGTGGGACGCGACCGAGGCGCTGTTCGGCGAGTGGGTCACCCGCTATGCCGGCGGCGAGTTCGTGCCGATGATGACATGACCTCCGTGACCGAGGACAAGCCTCGAGGCCGCTGGCCGAAGGTGTGGCTCGTGTGGGGGATCCTCGTCGTCGGTTCGTTCTTCGCGCTCGAGATCCCGGCGCTGGTGAACGACTCGGGTGGCGACACCCTCACCGAGCAGATCCAGTACGTCGGCGGGACCGGTGGCCCGTGGTGGTTCGTCACGGCGCTCCTGTTGGGCGTATCTTGGCTCCTGCTCCACTTCGTCGGCCCGGACTCCCGGGTGTGGCTGTGGGCCAAGGAGAAGCGTCAGGGGGCCGCTGAGGCGGTCTCCGAGGACGAGGGGGACGACGCCGATGCCTAGCACCATGTTCGCAGCGATGGCCCCCGCCCCGCCTCGTACCCCGGTCCGGTTCATGGCCGACGCCGAGATCATCGCCCACGACGACGGTTCGATGATGGCCGCCGTCGAGCTGGCGAACCGGACGGCCCGCCCGGCCCGCATGTGGGTCGGCGGCGAAGCGGTCCTCGAGCCGGTCACCGTCGAGGTGCGAGGCAACGGCCGAGGCTCGATCGTGGTTCCCGTCCAGCCGGGCACCCTCGAGGTTCACCATGAAGGACCCTCCGGGTCTGCCATCATGGTGGGCGAGGTGCCGAACCCCTACAGCGACGAGGGCGCAGGCCCCGAGGAGGACACCCGATGAGTGAGAACTGGATGCCAGGCATGATGGCCACGGGCAACAAGCCCGCCGCCGCGCCGAAGCCGGCAGCGCCTACCCCGCCCGAGCCGGAGCCGACACCGGCACCCGAGCCGACACCGGAGCCGGCTCCCGAGCCCGCCCCGGTCGAAGAGACCCCTGAGACCAGCAGCGACGATGACGGGTACCCCGCCGACGGCAACGTCGGAGAGGTGCTCGAGTGGGCCGGCGACAACGCCGACCGACGTGTTTTCGCGCTGGCCGCCGAGCTCGAGCGAGAGCATCCCCGCAAGGGCGTGACCGGCGAGCTCAGGGGGGATTGACCCATCAACCCCCCGAGTCGGAATACACTGATCGGCACGGGCCAATAACCGACGCAGGCGAAGCCGACTGGCAGTGCTCTTGAAGGAGGGCTGACAAATGGCAGTCTGTTGCCCGCAGTCGATCAAGGGCTGCGCCATCCGATTCACCCGCGAGAGTGAGTGCTACATCGCACTCGATCCTCTCACCCCGAACAGCCGGATCCAGATGGCGGCGTTCACGTCGCTGTCGCTTTCGCCTGACCTCGAGGACGGTTCCGACATCACGGTGACGAACGCCTGTGGCGACGTCTGCATCCGTGACAAGGACTGCGACCGTCTCAAGGGCTTCGACGTGACGCTCACCCTCTGCGGTGTGCCTCTGCCGGCGCTCGAGATGTTCCTCAACGCGACGCTGCTCGAGGACCCGACCGTGACCGGCGACTTCCGTGGAGCGGTGCTCCCCGAGTCGAAGTCCGCTGGTTGCCCGGATCCTCTCTCCGTCGAGGTGTGGTCGCGCAACGCCGACCCGGCCGTCTGCAACCCGGACGGCTCGCAGGGCGCGGTGTACGTCCAGTGGCTGCTCCCCCGAGTGAGCAACCTGCAGATCTCGGGCGACATCACGTTCGAGAACGAGGCGCTCACCCTCGAGCTGTCGGGCTACGCGGAGAACAACCCGCAGTGGTTCCCGAGCTTCCCCGACGCGACGTTCCCGAGCTACGACCCGGGTGGCGGCGATCCGACCGGTGTGCCGACCGGCGCACCGCCTCCGATCCTGCCGGCTGGCGTGACGGCCGATCCGTGGACGCTCGCCGACCAGGCTGCGATCCAGGCGGGCGGCCCGATGGCTTGGGTCTGCGTGAGCGCACTCCCCGCTCCGATCGACGACTGCGACTACGTCCCGGTCGCTCCCTGATCCGGTAGGCATCTCCTCGGCCCATAGGGACCCCCTCGCTTCGGCGGGGGGGTTCTGCCGTTGGGGGGCCGTGTTGTGGCTGGTCAGCGGGTTCTTTCCCGCACCCCCTCGGTGTAGTCGCTTCCGCTACACCGGCATGGTACGTTGTGGGCATGGAGAACACCCCGAACCCCGAGACCGAGGAGTACCTCTACGAGGTGCTCATCCCCGCCGAGGTGGAACTCAGCGAACGCTTCGCTTGGAACCACGAGACCCACGGCTTCGACTGGACCGGCACCGACGCCGAGCGCGCCGAGATGGACCGGCTGCGTGACGAGATCGCACGCCACCCGGTCATCGTCGCCGAAGACCGGCTGATGATGAGGGCCGAAGCGAGGATGAACCGATGAGCGCCACCAACGCACCCATGTTGATCGCAGACCGTCACGACGGGCGGGCCACCGAGATGCACTCGATCGGCTCGAAGCCCCTCGGCGCTGGTCGCCGGAAGGCCGCTCAGCAGAAGCGCAAGGGCATCCGCCGAGCGCAGCGCCGCCGTGAAGGTCAGGCGTGGAAGTCAGCGGACCGCGACGGCGAGCTGTGAAAGGCCCGGCCATGAGCGATCACCTTTACGCCGCCCGCGAGTACGCGGAGGCCATCGACCAGCCCGACATGAGCGACGCCGACGCCCTCGCGATGTGGGCAGACAACCTCGTAGACGACCACTGCGACGGCGGCGAGCACATCGATAGCCTCGCCGAGATCGCCGACGACCTCGAGGCGATGGGCGCAACGGAGGACGCCGCTCGCTTCCGTGAGATCATCCCCACCCTCGGCTGAGAAGCCGCCAGCGGGCGAGCCCTCGGTGTAGTGTCCCGAACTACTCCACCGAGGGGGGAACCCATGACCAAGAGGACCATCGCCGGGTGGGCAGCCTTCGCTGCTTTCGTCGGTACCGTCTACGCCGCCAACTGGGCGCTCGAGACCTACGAGATCATCGACCTGCCCCTCACCGGGCTGACCGCCCCGGCCGGTGTCTACTTCGCCGGTCTGGCGTTCGGCCTCCGCGACGTGGTCCACGAGACCCTTGGCCGGCGGTGGGTCGCCCTCGCGATCATCCTCGGCGCTTCGCTCAGCTACGTCATCTCCGACGGGGCCGAGATACCCGGCGGGCACGTCACCATCGCCGTCGCCTCGGGTATCGCCTTCCTCCTAAGCGAGCTCGCCGACCTCGCGGTGTACGACCCGCTGCGCGCTCGGCGATGGTGGGCGGCCGTGATCGCGTCGAACGCTGTTGGGGCCGTGGTCGACTCGGCGCTGTTCCTGTGGCTGGCCTTCGGGTCGCTCAACTTCATCGAGGGCCAGATCGTCGGCAAGATCGCCATGATCCTCCCCGTCCTGCCGCTCGTGTGGCTCGCCCGCCGCTACCTGCTCCCCGGGGATGAACGGCCCGGAGAAGCGCAATGAGCGGCCACTCAGCCCACCCTGTCGCCGGGATGGTGGCCTTCCCTCACGACGGGGTCCAGTTCGAAGTGGCGTGCGAGGCCCTCTGCCCCTTCGCCGACGAGACCGACCGCCACGCTCTCGTCATCGAGATCGCTGGTGGTTCGGGAACCATCGAGGCCGGGTCTCTGGCCGACTACCTCGCCAGCTACGCCGACACCAAGATCTCGGCCGAAGATCTGGTCGTCGCCGTCGCGAACGAGATCGCGGCGCAGCTCGAGGAGGATCTCGGTGCGCCCCCCGGGCTGGTCACGGTCACCACCACCGTCACGGTCGCGGAAGGGCGGGTGAAGCTCACGGCGGTGTCCTGCCAGTGATCTACCTGACCACCGGGAACACTCAGGCGCTGAAGGCCGGCATCGAAGCTCACCCCGACCTCCTCGGGCTGCTCGTCACCCCCCGCACCTATCGGCGAGCCGGTCATCCTGTGGATAGGTGGACGTGGGCGGCTGACAACGACTGCTTCAATGCCGGCGACGAGTTCAACCGCGACGCCTGGCTGAGCTGGCTTGACCGGATGACCCCCGCCGCCCGCGACCGGTGTCTCTTCGCCGTCGCCCCGGACGTGGTGGGCGACTGGTCGGCGACCCTCGAGCGGTCCCTCCCCGAGCTCGGCGAGGTGCGCTCCCTCGGCTACCGGGCCGCGCTGGTCCTCCAAGACGGCCTCACCGGCCCCGACGAGGTCCCGTGGTCCGAGGTGGACGCCCTGTTCGTCGGCGGCACCGACGACTTCAAACTGAGCGCCGAGGCGGCCGCTGTGGTGGCCGTGGGCGCGGCCCGAGGGTTGTGGGTCCACATGGGCCGGGTGAACAGCCGACGCCGAACCTTGGCCGCCGCCCGGATGGGCTGTGTTTCGGTCGACGGGACCCACCTCGTATTCGAAGGCCCGAGCGCCGTACCGACCGTTCTCGGGTGGGCGCGCGAGGCGACGAACCAAGGTCGCCTGTTCTGAACGGCGGGGCGTCGTAGCATAGGAGCCGTGGCTTCCCCAACGACCGGACCCTGCGAGGAGTGGACCACCCCCGACGAGGTGCGCGCCTGCTGCGTCGGCCTCGACCCCGCCTACGACCTCACGCAGGCGATCCAGTGGGCGACCGTCATCCTGTGGCGCAAGTCAGGCCGCCGGTTCCACGGCCTCTGCAACCGGACCATCTACCCGTGCATGGGCGACAACTGCGGGTGCTGCGGAGCCGGGTGGGGCGGCAACACCGCTGGCGACTGGCAGTGGGGCTACGCCGGGTACCCCGGCTTCGGCGGCTGGAACGGCGGCTCCGGGTTCTCCGGGGGCGCGTTCCCCTACGCCGGCGGGTTCGTGAACGTCGGGTCCTGCGACCGGACGTGCAAGCTCAACTGCGTCGAGGTCCCCGCCCCGATCTCGGGCATCAACGAGATCATCATCAACGGCCAGGTGCTCGACCCGGGCCTCTACATGATCACCGGGTTCGACAAGATCTGCCGGGCCGACGGCGGGTTCTGGCCGTGTAGCAACGACCTCACCTGCCTCCCTCAGCCGTCGATCATCGAGCTGACCGTCGACGCGACCGCCGGCCTCTACGAGATCAACGTCACCACCGACGCCGGAACCGAGACGACCGCCGTGTTCGCCACCGACGCCGCGGCCGTGGTCGAAGCGGCGCTCGAGGCGCTCCCCAACGTCGGCGTCGGGAACGTGGTCGTAGCTGGCGGGCCGGGCGACGCCGGCGGAACCACCCCCTACCTGATCGAGTTCCCCCGCGAGCTCGGGCGCGTCACGATCACCACGACCGACGTGACCCTCGCCGGCGGGGCCTCGACCGCCTCGCCCGTCATCCAACAGCTCGGCTGCACGGGTGAAGGCTCCTGGCAGATCGACTACCAGTTCGGGCGCGACGTACCAGCCGACGCCCGCTTCATGGCATCGATCCTCGCCTGCCAGATCGCGCTCAACCGGTGCGGCGGCGAGGGTTGCATCCTCCCGCAACGGTTGAAGGAGATCACCCGCCAAGGCGTCGCGATGGCGTTCGCCGACCCGCTCGAGTTCATCGACAAGGGCGAGGTGGGGATCTACGAGATCGACCTGTGGCTCGCCGACGTGAACCCGGCGAAGCTCCAGCGCCGCGCCCGAGTCCACCGCGCCGACCAGTACCAACGGTCGTCGCCGCCCCGGAACATCACCGGCTGATGCCGCTCCAGAACCCCGACCGACTGGTCTTCCTCCTCGCCGCGATCCGTGACGGCCTCTGCGCCTGCCTCGAGGCCGAAACCCCCGACGGCCGCCCGCAGGACTGCTTCATCTCCCACGGCGAACCTGCCGACGACTGCTGCGACTTCCTGGCCGTCTGGCTGCGCCGCATCTACCCGACGACCGACTTCCCGAAGTTCACCGAGGGCACCACCCGCTGCGGGTCCACGCACGCCGCGGTCGAGTTCGGGGTCCGGCTCACCCGCCCGTGCTTCCCGACGCTGGTCGACAACGCGTTCAACCCGTTCCCCGACGGCGAGGACACGATCGAACCGGCCGCCGAGAACCTGCTGATCGACGCGTGGGTCCTCCAGTGCTGCCTCCTCGAGATCGGCAACAGCTTCGGGCCCGCCCCGTCGGACTGCCAAGACTTCCGCATGGGCGAGCTCCGCCCGCACGGCCCGAAGGGCGGCTGCGCCGGCTGGACCTTGTGGGGCGTGATCGAGGACTTCTGCTGCTGAGGCGGTGACCCGTGGCGACCTCCGTCGTGTTCACCCCCAACCCCGGGGGCCTCTTCGCGCTCCTGAAGGCCCCGGGCGGCGATGTAGGAAGGTACATGATCGGCCTCGGCGTCGCGGTCGCTGGCGTCGCTCGAGGGCTCGCTCCCCGAGTGACCGGCAACCTGCAGGGATCGATCGGCTCGTCGCAATTCATCTCCCCGGGTGGCCCTGGCGCGGAGGTGGTCGCGACGGCGAGCTACGCGATCTTCGTCCACGAAGGCACCGGCCCCCACCCGATCGAGGGGAACCCGATCCTCCGGTTCCCTTCGAAGGCGGGGGTGATCGTCTACACGCCCCGCGTCGATCACCCCGGAACGACCGGCCAGCCGTTCCTTGTGGACGCCGCCAGGCAGGTCATCATGGGCCTCTAGGCTGAGGAGCCGTGGCTCCGCGTGCTACAACAGGGGGCACATTCCGAGCAGATCACCCCGAGGAGCAGACCACTCATGGCTGACGAAACCACCACCGACGACGCAGCGAAGCCCGAACCGAAGAAGGCGAAGGCGAAGAGTTCGAGCGCCAGCACCGTCAAGGCGATGAAGGCCGAGGCGACCGGCGACGAGTCCCGATCGGTCGCCCTCCGTGACCAGTCCTTCCGAGTGGTGGACGAGCTGCCCGGCATCACCCTCCTCGACCTCGGCCTCGCCGCCGACCCCGAGGCGTCCGACTTCGACCGGATCCGAGCCGTTCGACGGGTCCTCGATGACGCCATCGTCCTTGGCGACCGGTCCCGGTTCAAGAGCCTTCTCCGCAACGCTCAGCCGACGATCGGCATGCAGGAGCTCGACGGCGTGATCTCGCAGTTGATCGAGCTGGTGACCGGCAGCCCTACCTGACGGTCGTCAACATCGCCGCGTACATCGTGGCGACCGCTGCCGAGCTCGACGGCCGGCTGATTCGTGACAGCGGCCGTCGCCTACTGGACCTGTCCGCGGTGGCCCTTCTTCACTTCGCGTACGCTTGCCTTGTAGAGCACGCAGATGCGGACCAGCGAAAGAAGATCGACGCTGCCCTGACGGGGCGGCTTGGCTCCCGAGGTGGCATCCTCACCGACGAAGACGACGAGTCGATCCCGGCCCCGCTGCGAGGCAAGGAGGCACCGGAGTGGTGGACAGGCGACCAGGGCGCAATCGAGACGAAGGATCTCGACTTGGGCACCTCGGGCGGCGTTCGCTCCATGCCCACTCCGGGCGAGGGCGCAGCGACGATTCCGGGGAAGGCCCCTCCTGGCCGCTGACCCTGCGCGGGGTGATCTGAGGTGACCGATGTAGTCGGTACCGCCAGAGTCATCATCGTTCCCGACACGACGGCGTTCGCTGGGACGCTCTCGAGTCAGCTCGCCGCGTCGACGGCGGCGATGACCGGCGCGGTTGGTGGTCTCAACAGCGGTCTCGCGGCAGCGCAGACGCAGCTCGCCACGTTCGGGACCTCGGCTACCGCCGCCGGGGCGAAGCTCACGAAGTCGCTGACGCTCCCGATCGTCGCCATCGGCGGGATCGCGCTGAAGGCTGGCGCTGACTTCCAGACCGCCATGCTGCAGGTGCAGGCCGTCTCGGGCGCGACCGGCGTCGAGTTCGAATCGCTGAACGACCTCGCGAAGGAGCTGGGGCGTACTACGCAGTTCTCGGCCAGTCAGGCCGCCGACGCGATGGGCTTCCTCGCGATGGCCGGCTTCGAAGCGAACGAGATCCTCGGGGCGCTCCCCGGGACCCTCAACCTCGCCGCCGCCGGGAACCTCGAGCTCGCCCAAGCCGCGGACATCGTCACCAACATCCTGACCGGTTACGGCAAGGAAGTCGGCGAGCTCGGCGCGGCGAACGACGCGCTCGTCCAGACCTTCACCAGTAGCAACACGTCGCTCGCTCAGCTCGGCGAGGCGTTCAAGTTCGTCGCCCCCGTCGCCGCGTCGGCTGGCCTCGACTTCAACGAAGTGACCGCCGCGCTCGGCCTCCTCGGCAACGCCGGCATCCAAGCGTCGATGGCCGGTACCACCCTCCGCGGTGGCATCGCCAAGCTCGCGAAGCCGACCAACGAGGCGCAGGGGGCGCTCGAACGGCTCGGGATCCAGGTCAACGACTCCGGCGGCCAGATGCTCCCGCTGGTCGACATCATCCGCCAGTTCGAAGCGGCCGGGCTGTCCACCGCCGACGCCATGACCATCTTCGGTCTCCGCGCCGGCCCCGGTTTCGCGGCGCTCGTCTCGCAGGGTGCCGACGCCCTCGGCGACCTCACCACACAGAACGCGCTCGCAGGCGAGGAAGCCGAGCTGGCCGCCAAGGCCCTCGGCCTCGAGGGATCGGTCGCTGAAGGGCTCACCGAGGCCTTCCTCGCTTCGCTGCCGGTGATCCAGCAGTACAACGAGAACACCGATGAGACCACGGCGATCCTCGGGGCGCTCACCGTCGCCGGCCAGGACGCATCCGAGAGCGCCGAATCGCTCGCCGGGATCGTCACCTCGTTCAACACCGACGCCGGGGCGTTCGCGGAGGCCCTCGGCGGCGCGGCCGACGGGCTCGGGTTCATGGTCGATGAGACCGGCCAGCTCGTCCAGACCCTCCCCGACGGCACCGTCGAAGTCGTGTCGCTCCTCGAGGCGGTCACCCTGCTCGAGGGGGCCGGGCTCTCCACGCAAGACCTCATGGCCAAGTTCGGCGACACCGTGGGCGGCGACCTCGCGGCAGCGCTCTCTGTCGGCTCCGAAGAAATGCTCAAGATCTTCGAGGAGACCGGCAAGGCGGGCCGCGCCGCGGAGATTGCCGAGATCCAGATGTCGGGTGTGCGTGGCTCGATGCTGCGCCTGAAGTCCGCGGCTGAGGGTGTCGCCATCGCTTTCTCCGAGGCGGGGGTCCTCGACGCGCTCGCGAAGTTCGCCGAGTTCCTGACCAACATCTTCTCGAAGCTCGCGACGGCCAACCCGGCGATCTTCAAGTTCGTCGCTGTCGTCGGTCTGATCGCCGCGTCGATCGGGCCGGTGCTGCTCATCATCGGGAAGCTGTCCACCGGGCTGGCCGCGCTCTCTGTTCGCCTCACCGCGTTCTCTGTGGGCGGCGCGATCGGCGGCGCGATCAAGGGCATCAAGGCGCTCGGTCTCGTCCTCGGGAACATCGGCAAGCAGCTCCTCCTCATCGCCTTCAACCCGGTCACCCTCGCGATCGGGCTGTTCGTCGGGGCGATGGTCCTGGCGTGGAAGAACAGCGAGGCGCTCCGCGAAGCCGTCGGGCGGCTCGCCGACATCCTCGGCGGGATCTTCGCTGGGACTCTCGGCGCGGTCGGCGACGCGGTGTCGAAGCTCGCGGGTCTGCTCGGCGACAAGCTCGCAGTCGCCGGCGAGTTCTTGGGCGACAAGATCGCGGTGCTGGTCGACGCCTTCGCCGACTGGCTCGAGAACGGCCTCGCTGCCGTGTCGTCGTTCATCGAGGGTTCCGTGGTCCCCGCCGTGTCGAAGCTCGGCGACTTCCTCGGCGAGCTCGCCAGCGCCCTCAGCTCCACCCTCGGCCCGGCCATCGACAAGGTCGTGGAGGTGGTCGAGTTCCTGGCCGACGTGTTCAATCAGGCCGCCTTCGGGATGGAGAACGCCGCGTTCTTCGCCGGGGACCTCGAGGCACCGATCGCCATCCTCGGCGAAACGTTCTTCCGGCTCGGCGTCTTCGTCAGAGACGTGATCGAAATCTTCGAGATCGGCATCGACGTGATCAAGGTGATCGCCGACGAGGGGCTCGCAAACCTGACCTCGGCGGTCGGGAATGTGATCGACGCCTTCCGGGCGCTCGCCTCGGGCGACTTCGACGGGTTCGTGGACTCGATCCGCATGGCCGGCGACGACGCGCTCGAGGCGGTCGTCAACTTCGCGATCGAGATCCCGCTTCAGTTCTTCGACACGCTCGCCGTCGGGATGCAGGCCGGCCTCGATCAGCTCGCCAGCATCGACGTCCTCTCCCCGCTTGTGGCCTCCGTCTCGGCCGGGCTCACCACCGTCGTCAACCTCGTGAGCAACCTCGGCGGCGCGATCGCGGCGGCGCTCCGCGGCGACTTCGACCAGGCCGGCGAGTTCTTCTCAAGCTTCCTCGACAACCTCGGCACGCTCATCACCACCAACATCCCCGCCGTCCTGTCGGGCCTCAGCGAGCTCATCTCCGGTCCGGTCTCCGACGCCGTGTCCAACGCGCTCACCGCCGCCGTCGGGGCCGTGAAGGACATCCCGGTGGTCGGCCCGCTCGCCGAAGGCATCCAGCTCATCATCGAGAGCGCCATCGATCTGGTCGCCGGCCGGCTCGACTTCTTCTCGAAGATCTTCCAGGGCGACTTCGGTGGGGCGGTCGAGGTGCTCCGCGGCCGGTTCTCGATCCTCCTCGACCGGGCCGCCACCATCCTGTTCGAGCTCATCCCCGCGGCGCTCGGCGACCTCGGGACCGTGATCGGCGAAACGCTCGTCGTCGCGTTCGACGGGCTCGCCAACGTGCTCGAGGGAACCCCGCTCGAGGGGATCTTCCGCACCCTGGCCGAGCTCGCCGAACCGCTCGCCGGGTTCCTCGCCGACAACCTCGTCCCTGCGCTCGCCACGCTCGCCACGATCCTCCTCGGGTTCGCTGGCGCTTCGGTGGTTCCCGGGATCATCGCCGGTATCGCCGGGGCGCTCGCCACCGTCGGGGCGGTCATCGCCACCATCCTCAGCCCCATCGGTCTCCTCGTCGCCGGGATCGCCGCCATCGGGTTCGCGTTCTTCAAGCTGCTACAGGACAACGAGGGGTTCCGTGAGGGAGTCCTCAACGCCATCAACGCGGTCGTGGAGGGCTTCACGAAGATCCCCGACGTGATCGGGGTGGTGGTCGAGAAGTTCGGCGCGATCGTGGACGCCATCGTCGGCTTCGAACCGCTCCAACGGGCGATCGAAAACGTCGGCGTCATCATCACCGGCCTCCTGCCGATCCTCGACTCGTTCATCGGCGCGATCGTGAACGACATCGTCCCGGCTCTGCAGGAGAACCTGCTGCCGATCATCGAAAACGTGGCGTCCGTGGTCGGCACCGTGCTGCAGGTCGCCTTCGCCGCCTTGACCATCGCCATCGAAAAGGTCACCGAGGTGATCGCCGCCTTGGTCGACGCCGGTCTCTTCGACGCTGTGGCTGACGCCGTGGGCTTCGCGGGCGAAGCGTTCGGCTCGGCGATCGAGGCCATCCGCGGCTTCACCGACATCATCGCCGGGATCTTCTCGGGCGACCTCGACCAGATCACCGAAGGCATTACGGGGCTGGCTCAGGGCATCCTCGACACGTTCACCTCGGTCCTGGCCGACCTCCCCGGCGCGGCGCTCGACGCGATCCTGTCGGTCAACGACGTGATCTTCGGGGGCCTCAGCAACATCCCCGTCATCGGCGAGCTGTTCGAAACGATCCAGCAGGTCATCGGCGACGTGGGCATCGCGCTGCAGGGCGTGTTCGACATTCTCGGCGGCATCTTCAGCCTTGACGGGAGCCGGATCCTCGACGGGCTGGCTGGCGTCGGCGAGGGGTTCCTCCTCCTGCTCGGCGAGGCGTTCACCAACCTCCCCGAACTCCTCGCCGGGATCCTCGGCGACGGGATCCCCATCATCCTCGGGGCCTTCTCGGGCATCGGTGAGTTCATCGCCGACAAGCTCAGCGAGGTACCGCTCCTCGGCGAGATCTTCGAGACCATCGGCCAGGTCGTCAACGACGTCGCCGACGGCCTCTCGGGCATCTTCGACATCATCGCCGGGATCATCACCCTCGATCCGGGCCGCATCGCTGAAGGGCTCGGCGGCCTCGGCGAGTCGCTCCTCGGGATCTTCCGCGAAGCGCTCACGGCCATCCCCGAGATCCTCGTGGACATCATCTCCGACGCCGTGCCGTTCATCGCCGACGCCCTCGGCGGGATCGGCGACTTCCTGTCGGGCCTCTTTGACGACGTGCCGATCATCGGCGAGATCTTCGACACGATCGGCAGCACCATCACCGGGGTCGGCGACGCTCTCGGCGGCATCTTCGACATCATCGCCGGGATCGTGTCGCTCGACTTCGGGCGAGTCATCGACGGGATCAAGGAACTGGCCGGCGGGATCGGCAACGCCCTCTTCGGGATCCTCGCCAACGTCCCGCAGCTCCTCGCCGACCTCGGGTTCCTGATCCTCGACGGCCTCGCCGCAGCGTTCCCCGCCATCGGCACCTTCTTCACCGACACCGTGCTGCCCGCCATCGGCACCGCACTCGCCGCTCTGCCCGGCCTCATCGGCTCAGCTCTCAGCGGCGCGGCCGACCTCCTCGGCGCTCTCGCCGGCTGGCTCCTCGGCGTCATCGTGAGCTTCGGAGCGTGGATCTTCTCCGACGGCATCCCCGCCATCATCGACTTCTTCGTTGGGATCCCCGCAGCGATCGGCGACTTCTTCTCCGGGGGCGGGGCCGACGACGGCGGCGGCGCTGGAGGCGGCCTCATCGATTGGGCGACGAAGGCCTTCGCTCAGCTCGGCGAGTGGCTCGTCAACGACGGGATCCCCGCCGTGGTCGAGTTCGTCGCCATGCTCCCCGGGAAGATCGTGGAGGCCCTGGCCGGCGTCGGCTCGTTCATTTGGGACGGGATCGTCGTCGCCTTCAACTTCGTCCGCGACAACATCGGCGAGTGGGTCGGCACCATCGCCGAGTTCTTCAACCCCTTCAACGCCGACTCGATTTGGGCGAAGGCCGCCGGGCTACTCCTCGAGGTGGGCAGCTTCCTGTGGGACGCCATCAGCGGCGTCCTCGGGTTCGTGTTCGACAACTTCGGCGAGTGGGCGGGGACGCTTGCCGAGTTCTTCAACCCGTTCAACGCGGACAGCGTTTGGGCGCGGGCGGTACTCGCAGCGGCCGAGGTTGGCTCGTTCCTGTGGGACGCACTCAGCGGGCTACTCGGCTTCGTGTTCGACAACTTCGGGACGTGGATCGGTACCCTCGCCGAGTTCTTCAACCCGACGAACCCCGACGGGCTGGTGCAGCGGGCCATCGGTCTCGCCGCCACGATGGGCGAGACCATCTGGAACGGGATCGTCGGCGGCTTCAACTTCGTGAAGGACAACATCGGGACGTGGGTCGGCTCGGTGGTCGAGTTCTTCAACCCGCTCAACCCGGAAGGTCTCGTGCAGAAGGCCATCGGGTTCTTCTCCACCGCCGGCGAAACGATTTGGGGTGGCATCTCGGGGGCCTTCACCTTCATCAAGGACAAGGTCGGCGAAGCCATCACCGGTATCGCCGAGTTCTTCAACCCGACCAACCCCGACGGCCTCGTCAGCAAGGTGCTCGCGTTCAAGGACACCATCCTCGAGAAGTTCGGCGAGGTCGGGTCGGCCATCATCGACGGCATCGCCCAAGGCATCTCGGGCGCGGCGAACTTCGTCGGCGACTTCGTGTCGAACATCGGCCGAGCCTTCGTCGATTTCATCAACGTGCAGGTGATCGACCGGATCAACGACGCCATCCCGAACTCGCTCGGGCCGGTCAACATTCCCGACAACCCGATCCCCCACATCAACCTGGCGGAAGGCGGGATCTTCGACCGGCCCACCGTGGCGCAGATCGGTGAAGCTGGCGCGGAGGTGGTCATCCCGCTGACCAACGTGGAGCGGGCGCTCGCCTTGGCCGAGCAGTCGGGCCTCACCGCCCTCATCACTCACCAGCTCACAGGACAGGCTGTGGCGGGCGCTGCGGGCGTGGGAGCCCCTGCGGGGGCTGGCGGCCCCGGAGGGGCTGGCGGGGCAGGAGCGGGCGCTGTGGGCGCTCCTGGCGGGTCTCTGGAAGCGATCGCCAACACCGCGGGCACCGCCGTCGGTGAGGGATTCACGGCCGGGGTGACCGACGCCATCATGGCCTCGGGCGCTGCGACCCTCGACCCGGCCGCAACCGATACCGGGATGGCGGCCGGGATGGCGTTCAACGAAGGGATGACCGGCGGCCTCGAGCAGAGCGCCAGCATGGTCGAGATGGCCTCGGCCGGCGTGGTCGGCGCAGCAGAAGCCGCGGCGATCGCGGCCGCTCAGATCGCGTCGCCGTCGCAGGTGTTCTTCGACATCGGGATGAGCCTCTCCGAAGGGCTCGCCGCGGGGATGGAAGCCGGGACCGCTGCGGTCGCCGCTGCTGGCGCAGGCGCAGTCGGCGCGGCCTCTGGCGGGGCTGGCGCGGCCGGGGGTGCCGCGGCGAGCGCGATCGGGAGCTTCGAGCAGGCCGTCTCCGAGCTGAACAGCGTCGGGTACTTCGGCGAAGGTCTCCAGGGCGGCACCGACAAGACGCGGGCCAACTTCGCCAGCAACTACTTCTCCGACCCGGACCGTGCAGCCGTCCTCGCTGGCACGCCCGCCACCGTGTTCGAAGATGGATCGATGCGGCTGCTCGCCGACGGGGGCATCATCACCGACCCGACCCGAGCACTGATCGGCGAAGCGGGACCCGAGGTGGTCCTCCCCCTCACCAACCCGAAGCGGGTCCTCGAGCTCGCCACCGCGTCGGGCCTCTTCGGGGTCCTCGCCGAAGGGCTCTCGTCGGCGGTCCCGTCTGCGGGGCCGGTCGGTCAGCTCGCTGGCGTCGGAGCGCCGAGCACCCCGACACCGAACGCTGTGACCCCCCGACCCGAACCGGAACAGGTTGTAGGCTCCAGCGGCAGCACCTTCAACATCTACGGGGTGTCCGCGGACGACGTGGTCGCCAAGATCGTCGCCCGGGAAGAGACGGCCATGAGAGGGATTCGGCGCTGATGTGGCATGGATACGGCTACCTCACCCGCGGCACCGACCGAGTGGAGATCTGGAACAACGACCGGGTCCTCCACTACCTCCAGGGCGACCCGCTCGGCCTCACCGGCTCACCGCCCGTCAACGGGCTGAAGCACAAGACGACCAGGGTCGAGGTCAACTGCGGATGCACCACGCTGCGGCCCCTCTACTGCGAGAAGGGGTCCGGCACCGACGGCGCGTACCGGTCGCCCGAGCTGGACGGCGCACCGTGGTACGACCCTGACGTTCCCGAGTCGGCCGAGTTCGCCGGGCTCATCGTGGAGACCATCGAGGGGTTCGACTCGGTCGTCCGACGCACCGTCACCGACGCCGCGATCCGAGGCGGATCCCTTGGCCCGCAACGCCTCGGGGCGCGGACCCTCACCGTCACCGGCTGGCTGCGCGCGAAGACGTGCTGCGCCGCGGAGTACGGCCTCCGCTGGCTCGAGGCGGCGCTCACCGGGGGGGCGTGCGACGACTGCGCTCTCGGCGAGCTGTCGATGTTCCGGTGTTGCCCACCCGATGACGAGGGCGGCTACTTCGAGCAGGTCCCCCCCACCGCTCAGTTCGACCCGCAGACCCCTGGGACGCTCACCGTCACCGACCTCGGCGGCGGGATCTACGACTTCGTCTACGACGACTTCGATCGCAGCAACGTGGTCTCGTTGCAGGGCGGCGCTGTGAACAACGCTCTCGGGTTCCTGCCCGTCACCCTCAACGGGGCCGACCCCGAGGGCATGGCCCAAATCAGCATCGGAGCTGACCCCGCCGGCCCCGAGATCAACTTCTCGATCTCCTACGGGCTCATCACCGCTCAGGCTGACGTGGCGTCCGGTACTGGCCGGGAGCTGTCGCTCACGATCGACACGAACATCGACCTCGGGCTCCCCGTCGAGAACCAGACCCGCGACGACCTCGCCGCCGCGCTCGCCGACTGGATCACCCTCTACGGCGACGGCGCGGTCATCGCAGCCAAGCCGTTCTCGAACGGGCGGGCCTACACCGCGAAGGATGGCCCCGACCCAGCGAACTACGACCGGGAGGTGCTACGCCTCGGGCTGGTCGACGGCCCCACCGTCATCGAACGGAACGGGACCTGCTGCGACTCGTGCGGATGCACCGACCTCCGGGTCCAGTTCACCCTCGCATCGGAGTCGCCGTTCATCTTCGGGCCGATCGACTGGTGCCTCGAGGACGCCAGCTTCCTCACCGAACCCGAGAACGAATACTGCCTCAGCCTGTTCTGTGGCGACTGCCCCGAGGCGGCCGACCCGTTCTTCCGGCTCACCTGCGGTGGCGACACCATCTTCGCCCCGCCCCCGGTGTTCAACCCGATCATCACCTGCTACTGCGACCCGTGGGTCCAGTACCGGATGTGCTGCTCGCTGAGCAACGAGGCCGACTGGAACGAAGCGTCGACCGTGATCCGCGTCGAGGCCGGCAACGCGACGTTGCGCCACATGAAGATCCAGGCGTTCATCAACCCGTTCGGCGATGACCGGCCATGCCCGTGCGATCCCGACGACCTGTTCTGGCTCTGCCGGGACCCGTGCTCGGTCATCGAGATCGCCGAGCTTCCCTCGGGGTCGATCCTCACCGTCGATTCCCGCTCGAGGATCTCCACGCTCGAGCTGGCCGGCGGCGGTTCGCAGGGCGGCACCCGGTTCATCACCGGGGAGCGGGGCGTCCCGTTCGAATGGGTCGACCTCGCCGCCTGCTCGACTGTCTGCTTCCTCATCACCGTCGACGCGAACCACTCGAGCCAGACCAAGGTGTCGGTCGGCGTCGCTGAGAGGTTCCAGGCCAGTGGCGGTTAGCGGACAGGCGATCCTCGGCTCGGGCGACGACCTTCGGGTGCTGCTGATGACCCGGGGCGGCGGGCAGGTCATCACCGAAATCAACCCCGACTCGGGGAGCTTCAACCGGAAGCTCGACGGGACCACCGCGGCGTCGCTCGTCGCGACCGTCAGCGGCGGCGACCTGCGGTCCTGCTGCGACGAGTTCGCCGAAGCCTACGCCTGGGCCACAGAGCTGCTCATCACTCGAGACGGCCGCGACCAGTGGGCCGGCCCCATCACGAACCTCGTGTTCGCGTACGGGTCCGTGAGCGTCGAAGCGTCGGACCTCACCGCGTGGTGGGACCGCCGGGTCCTCCCCGACGAGTGCCACTTCCAGGTGGACCTGGCCGACATCTTCCTCGACTACCACGCCGCGGCGATGGCCTCCGACCCGTCACCGAACATCGTGATCTCAGCGACCCGCACCGGGATCCTCGGCGACCGGCAGGTCTTCGGCGATGACTTCGACTACGCCTCCGACCACATCCATGAGCTCACCCGCACCGGTCTCGACTTCACCGCCTATGGCCGGACCGTCATCGTCGGCGGCGAAGAGATCCCGACCGACCCGATCGTCACCCTCACCGACGAGGACTGGATCACCCCGCCGACCGTGCAGGAGCGCGGCAACGAGCAGGCGACCGTGGTCGTCGTCCGTGGGAACAGCGAACAGGTGAAGTTCAGGGCCGAGGCCCGCGACCCCGACTACGTCAACTTCTACGGCGAGATCGTCCGGGTGTTCAACGAGGGCGAGATCCGAGACGAACCCAGCCTGCAAGCCGCGGCGCAAACCCGCCTCGATCTGCTCAAGGACCCGCTCTACATCGTCCCCCCGCAGAACGCTGGGCTTCGCTCCACCGCCCCGATCACGCTCACCGAGCTGGTCCCCGGCGCTCGAGTTCGGGTCGACACTCAGGCGACGTGCCGGAAGATGGTCCGCGACTTCCGGCTCGCTGAGGTGTCCGTCAACTTCGACGGGACCGTGTCGATCACCCTGCAGCCGATCGGAACCACGCAGTCGGGTGGCCCCGGCTCGGGAGCGCCAGCCGAGCAGAACGGTTCCAACTGTGCCGCGCTGCCCGTCGCGTAGTATCCGGTGCCATGAGCTTCCGAGTGGAGGGCCAGTCTTTCGCCGAGTGGGTCGAGAAGATGGAGGGCGACCTCCGGTACCTCTACAAGTGCTGCGAGGGCGGGCTGGGCGGTAGCTGGACCGTCATCGCGTCGAACTCCTCCTACGACTGGTCTGGCGACGGCTACTCCGAGGTGTGGACGTCCGAGCTCGGGACGGCCCGACTGGTCGAGGTGTTCGCTTCGGGTGTGGCCGGCGCTGGCGGCACGGTATCGGTCACCCACTCGGGCCTCGGCGTTGTCGCGTCGCTGACCTTGGTGGGGCTGACCGGCGAAGTCGCGCTGAACCCGACGGTGGTCTTCAACCCCGGCGAGCGCCTCCAAGTGCTCACCCCCTCGGGTGGCGGCGTCAGCGGGCTGACCGTCCAACTGCTCTTCGAAGGCGACGTGCGAGCATCCGGCGGGCTCAACATCTACCGGGGTGAAGCGCCCGCATGAGTTTCCGGGTGGAGGGGGAGACCCCCGATGAGCAGATCGAGTCGATCGAGGAGGCCCTCCGGTACCTCTACAAGTGCTGCGAGCGATCGAACGCGAGCGAAGGGTTCGAGCTGCTGGTCGCCGGCCAGGGCCAGATCGACGGCGACGACTCGAGCGAACATTGGTACGTCACCGTCGGCCCGGTCCGACTCGAATCGTTCGCTGCGACGTTCGTGGACCCGGTGACCCTTCCCTTCACCGTCGAGCTCGACATCGACGGGACGCCGTCGGGGCACACCATCACCATCCCGGTCGGGTCTGCCTCCGCGGTGGCGGTCATCAACCCGCCGGTCACCCTCAACCCGGGCCAGTACATCCAGCTCACCGTGACCCTTGGCAGCGAACCCGACCCTCGGGTTTCGATCTTCGGAACGTCGGCGGCCTACTGCCCGAGCTTCGGTGGTCAGTTCACCGAGGACCCCGGCGGCCCCGCATGAGCTTCAGGAACCGGGGCGAGACGCTTGAGGAGGTGATGGCCGGCATCGAACGCGACGTCCGGTACATCTACAAATGCTGCGAGGCTGGCGGCGGCGATGTGTTCTACGAGGTGGACGTGGCAAGCGGCGACGAGTCGGTCGACTCGTCGGCTCTCACGGGTCGTTGGTATTCCCGGGGCGGCACAGCGTCGGTTCGGGGGCTGCGACTCTCGAGCGACGAGACCGGGTTCTCTGACCTCGTCGTGGAGGTGCGCGTCACCGGGGTGGTCGTGCAAACGGTGGTCCTCCCCGCGGCGGCGGCCACCGTGGAGGTGTTGCTCGGCGGTCCGGTGGCGCTCGCCGCGAACGATTACTTGTCGCTCTCCTGCTCATCGGGGGCGCGGTCGTTTGTGAACGCGCAGGTACTGATGGTCGGCGACTGGTGCGGCTCTGGTGGATTGAACTGGTGGTTCGTCGGCGGCGGCCCCGAGTGACGACCTGGGTCGTGTCGGGGATGCCGCGCTCGGGCACGTCGATGATGATGCGCGCCCTCATCGCAGGCGGCCTCGAGCCGTACTGGAACCCCGACAAGGACGCCGAGCTCGCCAAGATCGCCGCGCCGAGATACCACCCGAACCCGAACGGCTACTTCGAACCAGGCCAGGCGCGCCACACCCGAGCGTTCCCGCGGCTCATCGACGGGAAGCTCGTGAAGCTCATGGGCGTCGGCCCCGCCGAACCACGGTTCCGTCAGGCCGCCCCGATCCGGGTCGTGTGGATGCGTCGCCCGCCAGCCGAGATTCGGGCGAGCCACCTCGCGACCTTCGGGCGGTGCCCGCCGTGGACGGCCGACAACCGGTACCCGACGATCGCCGCCGCGAGGATCGCTCACCAGACCTCGGTCCCGTGGGTCGAAGGGCTCGCCGTGGTCGACTACCCCGATGTCACCGACCCCGCTACCCGCCTCGAGCAGTTCGAACGACTCACCGCCGAGGGCTGGCCGATCGACCCCGAGGCCGCCGCGGCGACGATCGACGGGGCGCTGCATCGCCACCGGGCCGAGGGCTAGGACTACGCTGACCTCAGCCGCTACCCCCGAGGAGGCACCGTGAGCTGCGGGTGCGATGAGGTCTGCAACTGCGCTGTGGTCGGCGGGAACTGCGTCCAGGTCGTCGGCGACGGCCGGCCCACGTCGCCGTACACGGTCAACGTGGTGGTCTCGGCCGACGCCGACAACGCCATCTCCTGCGAACCGAACGGCCTCTTCGGCCAGAACGGCGTCGTCACCGCCGACACCGACTGCATCGACCTGAGCGGCACAGGCAAGATCGGCGACCCGATCACCGCCGACGTGGTGATCTCACCCGACTCCGGGAACCGCCTCGAGTGCCGGGCGAACGGGCTGTACGCCTACCCGTGCCCCGACATCTACTGCTGCTGCGACGCCCCGTCGTTGCCGATCAACGCCACGTCCACGACGTTCAATCTCCCCCCCGGCTGCGATCTCGAGATCGCCGACGGCGACTGGCGGGTCAACATCGAGATCCTCATCGTTCTCGAGTGGGACCCGAACCAGGCTGGGGCGCTCATCGAGCTCGGCGCGTCCTACGACGTCACGGGCCTCTGCACCCTCCCCGACGTGTTCAACGTCACCTGCGACGCCCCTCAGCTCGTCACTCAGTTCCGAACCGGCGGCCCCGGCTCCGCCGAAATCGAGACCCTGTTCTTGATCAGCAGCTTCGACGTGACTGGCCCGCTCTCCGTCACCGTGGTCCCACAGATCGTCACCGGGGTTTCTCACGCGGCGATCGTCACCGCCGAGGACTACACGGTCACCGCCATCGTCGGCCAGGTCCCCGCGGACCAGCCGAACAACCTCTGCACGGTCTGCGCGCCCTGATCGCGATGAAGTACCTCCTCTTCGGCCACCCCCGGGGCGGCACCTCGACCGCTATGCGTGGCCTCTACTTCGCCGGCATGAACGTGTGGCGCGATGTCCGTCGCGACCAGAAGGCTCATCGCGACGCCGACCGGGAAGGCTTCACCAAGCACCCGAACCCCTACGGGTTTTGGGAGGTCCCCTACGGCGTCGGCCGCGAGCACGACTGGCCGAACAACCTGCCCGACGGGTGGGCGGCGAAGGTGTTCGCCCCCACGATCCGCCAGCTCCGCGACCGCGGGACCGGCGAGTGGATGGTCGCCTACCTCACCCGCGACCCCGACGAGATCGCTGCCAGCTACCGGCGAATGATGGGCCGCCCCACGATGCGTTGGCGCACCGCCGACCAGTACCACGCCCGAGTCGACCAGGACATTGCCCGCCTCGAGGCCATCGGTTGCGTCGTGTCGGTCACCCGCCTCGACTACAACGCCATGTGCGCCGACCCGCCTGCCTCCACGATCGCCGAGTACCAACGCCTCGCCGACGCCGGCTGGCCGCTTGACCCCCGAGCCGTCGCGGAGCTCATCGACCCGGCGTTGCGCCGCAACGTGAGGGAGGCCGACCTTGCCACGGTGTAAGTGCCAAGAGGTGTGCTTCTGCTCGCTCGAGCTCGACGCCGACGAGACGTGCCTGTCGCTCACGGGTGCGGGTACCGGCGACGATCCGTACACGTTGCTCGGCGTCATCGACCCCGACGTGGCGAACGAAGTGGAGTGCCGGCCGAACGGGCTGTGGATGGGCCGTGACGACAACGTCGCCGACACCGACTGCATCGACCTCACCACCGTCGAGCAGCCAGGGATCGCGTCAAAGATCCTGACCGCCGACTTCATCATCTCGCCCGACGCCTGCAACGTCCTCGAGTGCCTCCCCCCGGGCGACGACCCCGACATCGACAGCGCCGGGCTGTGGGCGCGCCCCGGACCGCAGGAATGGTGCTGGTGCCTCACCCCCGCTTCGCCCGATGGGCAGCTCATCGGCCCGGGTGAGGTGGAGATGCTCGGCCCCGAACCGGACGAAGAGACCGAAGACAACGGGCTGCGGTTCACGATCATCGAACCGGGCTGCTACCGGCTCATCCTCAAGGGCGAGGTCTATCTGGCATGGACCCCGAACCAGGCTCCCGGCACGGTCGGCGCGTCAGTCCAGGTTGGGATCTCGCCGGTGTCGCCGTTCGACAACTGCCTGTTCGTGGACCCTGAGTTTGGCGAATACATCTACCAGTACGCCGTCTGCGATCCAGCCGCGTGGCGCACCCTCTACCGGATCGGCGGCGTGCTCGCTCCCGACGAGACCCAACACATCCCGTTCATGGCGTCGTTCGATTACACGATCACCGATGCGCTCGCCCCGACCGTGATCCAACCGCGCATCGTGGTCGGCAACATCGGGACCGGTCCCACAGATCTGCGGGTCACGGGCGGCACCGCGAAGGTCATCATGGGCAGCCCGCCGGCGCATCAGCTCGGCGACAACAACTGCTCGAGCTGCTACGGGTACTCCAAGACCGGGACGTTCTATTCGGTCCCGAACACGACGACCACCGCGTCGACCACCACCACCACGACGGGCGGCGCTGGCCTGTTCCTCAACATGGGCGAAGCTGGGATCAACCCGGGGTGGGTCATGCGCTGCGACCCGGGCACCGGGACCGTGATCGTGCCCCGCCGCTACGACTGGGGCACCCAAGCCTTCAACGGTGAGGCGATGACCTCCGACCCGGTGGCCGGCTTGCTCTACCACATCGGCGGCGGCGGCGGCGGCCCGCTGATGTCGGTCGACCCGAACACCCTCGCGACCGGCTCGGTGGCGATCGGCCCCCCGACCGGACCGCCGCTGGGGATGGCGTGGGACGGCACCGACGTGTGGCTGTCGGACGCCAACGCCATCCTCTACTCGATCACGCTCGCCGGGGCCGTCACCACCGTGGGGACGATGGACGAACGGATGCCGGGCATCGAGTGGATCGGCGCGACGTTGTGGGCGGTCAACCGTGACTGCTCGCTCCTCTACGAGATCGACTCGAGCGACGGATCGACCCTCGCCACCACGCCGATCACGTTCGTCTCAGGTCCGCAGACCCCCGACTTCGCTCACGGCCTCGCCTACGACGGGGCCGATCTCTACATCTCGTACGCGCTTCCCGAGACCGGGTTCGGGAACTATCGCCGCCGCCTCGGGGTCATCGACACGTCGAACGGTGAGCTCGCCGATGTCGGCCAGTTCACCAACGCCGGCAATCCCGGCGGCTGGCAGGTGTCCGACCTCGCTTTCCTGTGACCCATTACCCTGAGCCTCGAAGCCCTCGAGTAGATAGGTCCAGCAGCCCATGTCGATGAGCGAACCATGCCTAGCGGAAAGCTGCGGGCTGATGTGGAGCGGCGAAGGCAACCCCGGCTCGCTTCTCCAGCTCGACATCGATCTCAGCGGCGAACCGAACCAGGCGATCGAGTGCCGGGCGAACGGGCTGTACGGGGAGCGTTGCGAAGTCTCGGCGGTGGCGTGCAACGGGGTGAAGATCGCCCCACAGGACGGCGGGAACTGGACCCACCAGATCGACGGCCAGGCGTTCGCCAGCACGCAACCCGGCGGGTTTGCGTTCCTCGACGCAGGCTTCGCGGGAGCCATCTCCGAGGAGCTCTACCAGAGCGCGTCGATCGGGGTGACTCTCGACGGGTGCGTCCCGTCGATGGTCTTCTACAAGATCCAGCTCGGGTCGGTTCGGGCTGAGGGGGGCGGGACTACCCGGTGGGAGCTGCAGGACACGGCGTCGATCAACAACGGGCCGTTCAGCACCATCGGGTTCGCCGTGTGGGACAACAGCCTCACCGGCAGCTTCGGGGACTACGGGTTCTATCCCGACCTCGATGGTTCGACGCTCGGCCTCGCGACCGCTTCCGGTAGTAGCTTCAATCTCTCCTTCCGGCGAGAGGTTCTGCTCACCTTGCCCTTCGGCGGTTTCGGATCTGGCAACATCGAGTTCGCGCCGACCATCATCGAAATGCGATTCCTAGCGATCTCGGGGACGTGAGGAGAACCAAATGGCGAACCCCTGCATCACCGACACCGACTGCATCGGCCTCAGCCTCGATGACGAGGGCAACCTCCGAGCTGACCTGATCATCTCGCCCGACGCCGACAACCAGCTCGTCTGCCTCGATGACGGTCTCTTCGGGAACATCTGTCCGATCTCAGTCGTGGCGTGCAACGGGCTGCTCAAGCTGCCCGACGGGCTGTGGGCGCACAAGCTGTCCCGCAACATCGCGCAGTCGCAGTTCGGGTCGGTGACCGTCGGTGTTTCCTCGGGTGGCGGGAACATCACCCTGCAGAGCGGCACCCAATCGATCAAGAACACGGGGTGCGCGCCGGCGCTCATCTACCGCAACATCGCCTTCGGGACCACCCATGTCACGGCGATGACGGCGGGCGGACGAGTCGAACTCGAGGCGCAGGTGCGGATCGACGGTGGCCCGTGGAACGACTACGGCTTCGCGGTGCTCCAGAACTTGACCGGCGTGGGCGGCCTCGAGCATGCGTGGTGGCCGGTCCCGGCGATCGACATCGGGTTCGCGACGCTGGCGGCCGGGGCGACTCAGTCTGTTGAGTGGCGGCGGCGCGCCGAGGCGACCTCGGGGTCTTGCACGGTGAACTACCAGACGGTGTTCATGTGGACGAACGTCCTTTCGATTTCGGGGCTCTAGGAGGAACCGATGAGCACGACCAGCAGGTACTTCGAAAGCGCCACGGGTGTCGCAGAGGTGACGATCGAGCGTGGCGACGAGATGGTGGCGATCGCGAACGGTCACGTCCTGGCCGACGAGGCGAGCCCCGAGGGGTCGCCGCCGGCCGCCGGGTGGACCGAGGTGACGCTCACGCAGCTCCGAGCGAAGACGCAGGAGCTGAAGGACGCTGCAGCTCTGGTGAAGGCCGACGCGATCACCGAGCGGGCGCAGGCGATGGAGGACGCGTACACCGATCTCGTGGCCGCCGGGGTGACGGCCGCGGCCGCTTCGACCCTCACCGGCTACACCCCGCCCGAATGATTCTCGCCGACCACAACTGGTGGCACGCCTGGGGCGAGCTCACGGTCTGGTTCGCCGGGTTCGTGACCGCGCTCGGGCTGCTGTCGCGCACCAAGCCGGCCCGCTGGCTGTGGCGTCAGGTCGTGTCGGAGCCGATCACCGAATGGTTCCGCGAGAACGGCGGCGAGATCATCGAGGAGAAGGTCGGCAAGGAGTTCGCCTCGAACGGTGGAGCGTCGTTGCGGGACGCCATCGACGGCCTCAAGTCGGGCCAGGACACGCTGACCGAGTGGACGGGGGAAGCCCAATCGGGGCAGCAGAAGCTGGTCGACGGGATCGAAGCGAACCGGGGGGCGATCGTGGAGATGTCGGCCGGGATCTCGACCACCCTGTCGGACCACGGGGGGCGGATCACCTCCCTCGAGACTCGCCACAGCGACGTGATGGAAGCCATTGAGCGGCTCCACAAGTGCGTGGAGCGTAGGCTAGGGGGCGACCACGACACGGGTGACCGGCGGCGCGACGAAGACGCCGAGGTGCTCGAGGAGGCTGAGAAGCCATGACGGAGATCACGCTCGACCCCACGGTTGTCGCCCTCGTCGGCGGGGCGCTCGTCCCGGTCCTGACCGGGCTGGTCACCAAGCTCAACTCCTCGACGGGCTGGAAGGCCGCCGCCGCTCTGGTCCTTTCGGTGCTCGTCGGTGTTGCCACCACGGCGACCGAGGCGGCGAGCTTCACCCCCGAGCAGATCATCGAAGCTGCGGGGATCGCCTTCGCGGCGAACGTGACGACCTACATCGGGATGTGGAAGCCGATCGGCAAGACCGATCAGGTTCCGCTCCAGAACGTGACCGCCGGGTTCGGTCTCGGCAAGGCTGCCTGAGGAGGCAACATGGCGAAGTACCGGATTGCGATCGCGACCTCGGCCTACCCGGGTCTGAAGCGCGGCGACATCGTGGACGAGGAGCCCGGGGCGAAGGCCACGCGGGCCCGAGTCGAGAAAGGCGTTCTCCAGAAGGTCGATGGCTCGGCCGGGGTGACGGCCCCGCCGCCACCGCCAGAGGATCCGCCGGCCGATCCGCCGGCCGATCCGCCAGCCGATCTGCCCGCGGAGACCGAGGAGGCCCCCAAGGGCCGCAGGTCGTCCAAGAGGGGCGATAGTGGTGCCGAGGACCCGAGCGGTGACGCCGAGGGCAACAGCGGCCACTGAGGCCGTCTGACGGTCGCTGGACGTTCACGGTCCCTCGACCCTGGCGACCTGCGGTTGTACGCTCCCTCGCATGGCTTGCGGATGTGGCAAAGGTAAGAAGGCGACCACCGCCGAGGAACCCCTGATCTTGGGGGAAGACTTCGGCGAGTCGCGCCAGGTGCGGGCCACGGTCCACATCCTCGGGATCGCCGCGCAGGAAGTGGCGTGGGTCCGGGGGTCGAAGGTGGACTTCTACATCGAGCACCAGTGGCTCCAAGCCGTCACCAACTGAGGAGAGAGCGAATGCCCGAAGAGGACGAGATCGACATCGCCGCCGCCGCTGACGAAGCAGCGAAGCTCGAGGCCCCGGACCGGGTGCCCGAGGACGACGACGACGCCCACCCCGAAGACATCCCCGCCGAGCTCATCGAGCTGTCGGTGGCGCTGGACACCGGGGACGCCGAGAGCACCGCGGCCGCCGCGGCCGAGCTCGCGACGATGGGGGGCCAGGCATGAGTACCCTCACCGACCCGCTGACCGGCGAGAAGTTCTCGTACCTCACCCGCGCCGAGTGGGGCGCTCGCCCGCCGAAGTACCGCAACGGGCTGGCGTCGACGGCGAACGGTGTGTTCATGCACCACACCGTCACCAGCATCGCGCCGGCCGCTTCGATCTGGCGTGCCGTCCAGAACTTCCACATGGACACCCGAGGCTGGGCCGACGTGGCCTACTCGTTCGGGATCGATGTGGTGACCGGCCAGATCCTCGAGGGGCGCGGCATCGGGATCGCGGGCGGTCACACGGCCGGCTACAACTCCTCGTCCCACGCGATCTGCTGGATTGCGAACACCGACGACGTGAACCCGACCGCGGCAGCGAAGCGGGCGTGGCTGGCGGTGCTCCACACGATCGAGGCCCGCTACGGCAACGGCCCCGAGCGCGGGCACCGCGACGTGGCGCAGACCGGCTGCCCTGGCGGCTACGGGTACACCTGGCTCAAGGCCGGGTTCCCGACCTCGGGATCGCCGGGCGAACCGCCGCCGCCGCCGCCTCCTCCGCCGCCTTCGGGTACTCGGGTCCTCGCCAAGGGCATGGTCGGCGACGACGTGAAGCAGTGGCAGACCCGGCTCGCCGGGCGCGGATACTGGATCGCCGCGGACGGTGCGTTCGGTGATCTCACCGAGGGCGTGACGAAGTGGTTCCAGGAGGGCCGCAAGATCGATGTGGACGGCAAGGTCGGTCCGCAGACCCTCGCGTCGATGACCGCAGCGGAGAAGGAGAACTGGAAGCCGTCGCTCGGCGGCCCGGTCAAGCCGACCCCGCCGGCGACCGCTGGTCCTCCGTGGCCGGGCCGGTACCTGAAGAGGGGGATGTCGGGCAACGACGTCCGGGTCTGGCAGGCGCGCATGAAGCAGCGCGGTTGGAACCTCGCCGCGGACGGCCAGTACGGACCCGCGTCGGAATCGGTGTGCCAGAAGTTCCAGGCCGAGAAGCGTCTCGGGGTCGACGGCATCGTGGGTCCGGCGACGTGGGACGCGACGTTCAACTCGCCGATCACCTGACCGCAGCGGGGCGGCTGTAGGAAGGAGACCCCGGCCCTCGCGGGTCGGGGTCTTCCGCGTAGCAGCAGAGCTACAGTCCGGCGATGGCCGCCCACACCTCTGACGATCCCGAGCTCGACGCGTTGCTCGAGGGGGTGATGCCGGGACTCGTGTTCCCGACCGACGGGCTGCCGTTGCCTCCCGAGCCGTCGGCCGGCGACGTCCAGAAGCTGCTCGCCGCGACGGACTCCGAGCTCGCCGAGACGACCCGCGACTATTACCGGGCGCGCCGAGCGAAGGCGCTGGCGGTGATCCGGTGGAACCAGCACCTCGATCGGACGTTGGTGAACCTGGCGAACGCGTCACCCGAGCGGCGAGGCGCGCAGGCGGATCGGGAGGCGTTGGCGCGGCGTACTCGGCTGAACCGCGACAGCGAGGAGATGGGCGACTCGTTGTGGCGGGCGTCGATCATCCTCGAGGAGCACGTCGAGGCCGTGAAGGAGCACCTCTACTCGGTGCGGGCGCGGTACTCGGGCCTCCAGTCGCTGCTGCGGTCGGTGGTCGACATCCCGCTTTGAGGCCCCGAGGGCGGGGTGAGCGGGGAAGGAATCCGAGGTTTCTTTCCGGCCCCCCCGGAAGGCCAGTAGTGGCGCGGGTTTCCGAGACCCCCCATCTGGCGCTGTAGTTGACTCGACTACAGATGCACGGTATCTTGTGGACATGGAAACCACCACCACCCCCACCACCGAAGAGGTCACCGAAGCCCTGCGCTCGGCCCTCATCGACGCCGGCTCCGACGCCCACGGCATCGCCGATCAGCTCGCCGAGGACTTCGGCGTGAAGGTCACCGGCTGGACGCAGGCCCTGAGCACGACCCTCACGGTCACCCTCCCCGCCGACATCGACGCCGACGAACTCGCCGAGATCGCCGACATCGCCGACAGCATCGACTTCGGCCCCCGCTGAAGCGCCCGACCAACTCACCAAGGAGACCCCGACATGGGAGCATACGACTTCACCACAACCAGCCTCGGCAAGACCGCCGAGCAAGCCTTCGACCGGGCGGTCCGCGACGCTCAGTACGAGTACGGCCACGGGGGCTACACCGGCTCCATCGCCGAGAAGCACGACTTCGTACTGGTCGCCACGCCGAAGGGCACCAGCGCCGAGCGGCTCCTCGCCAAGACCTACGACGCCCACGCGGCGCTCGAGGCCGAGGCTGGCACCGAGTGGGCGCGGAAGGCCACCGCCAAGGAGCGCAAGGCGCTCGCCTACCTGCGAGAGAAGCTCGGCCACCAAGCCGACCGGTGGATCGAAGCGGCCGAGGGCGACAAGTGGGGGCCAGCCGCAGCGATCGAGGTGACCGGCAAGCGCGCCGCCGAGATCAAGGCCCGCGCGGGCCGCAAGGGCACCCACGACAAGGTCTTCACCTTCACCGGCTACGCCTCGAGCTGACGCCGAAACCGACCACCACCACCAAACAAGGAGAACCCCAATGGGCTACACAACCACCTTCGAAGGCGAGATCAAGATCGAGCCTCCGCTCACCGACCGCCAGGCCGAGCGCCTGAACGCCGCCGCCGAGGCGGCGCGCGACGACGGGGTCCAGCCGACCCGGTACGCGACGAACTGCGACTGGCGGGTCTACGACCACGGCTCGGCGATCCGCTGGGACGAGAGCGAGAAGTTCTACGACGCCGCGGCGTGGATGGTCTGGATGATCAGCCAGCTCCCCGACACCCGCACCGCCAACGGGGCGATCGCCGCGGAGGGCGAGGAGCCGGGCGACCAGTGGCGGCTCCGGGTCGTGGACGGGAAGGTCTTCGTGGACGAGGGCAAGGTCGCCTACGCCGAGTCGGGAACCCCGCTCACGATCGACTGACCCGATAACCTCGCCCGCATGGCATGTGGATGCGGCAAGGGGAAGGCAGCGGCGAGGGCGGCGACGCCGAGGGCCGCGCGACGTGGGGCAGGTGAGACGCCCCGAGCGACCCGTGCTGCGTCGCCGAACTCGGTGCCCGCGGGTACCCGCCGAACCGTGGACTCGGAGAAGTCGAAGCGTCGGGTGCTCTACACGGTCATCCCTCGCAACGGGGCCGAGCAGGTCACGTTCGATCGGCTCGAGGACGCCCGAGCGTTCGCCCGCGAGAACGTGGGCAGGGTGGAGATCTCTCGGCGATGAGCTGGGGAGCGGGCGGCCGACCCGGTGGCGGGGGGCCAGCGGCGACTCCTCGCAGCTTCGCCGGGTGGAAGCACCGGTCATCATCCTGCGGCAGCTCGATGGTGGTCCGGCCGCTACACCGAACCGGTTGCCTGGCTGTAGTTCGCAGAGCTACGGTGGGGGCCGACGCCGAGCTGGCAGGAGTTCCTGTCACACCCCCTGCGTAGGGTGGACGTATTAGGAGGATCCGAATGGACCGCACACCTCGCTTCACCCCCCGACCATCGCACCGAGCCCTACCGGGCCAGTGCGGGACGATCGCCAAGGCGATCCGCGAAGGTCGGGCCTCCCCCGAGATCGGCCAGTCGACCCATTCGGGTCGCTGCGTCGATCCCGAGGAGGGGACCATCGACTGCATCTGCGGTCTCGATGAGGGCCACCGGCTCGCCGTCGAGGCCCGCTGCGTGGCCGCCGGCGTCGACTACCTCTGATCCACCAACCCAAGGAGAACCATCATGGCCGCACGGCCGTACCAACTGCATGCCCGCAAGGAGATCGTGACGGTCGAGAACATCGACCGGCCCGTCACCTCGTTCTCGACGCTCGAGGCGGCCGAGGAAGAGGCTGCGCTGTGGGCGAAGGCCGGGTTCGCCGTCGAGGTGATCGACACCTCCAAGGGCGAGACGCCGACGATCGCCACCGAACCTGCTGGCGACGCCGACGACGAGACCGACGGCGACGCTGACCCGCTCGATCCCGACGACCAGCAGGCCGCCGGGTTCTGATGGACGACCCCGAAGACCTTCTCGACTGGCCCGAGGACTACGCCGATTGGGGCGAGAACGGTCCACCGGACCAGGACAACGCCGACCGGCTCCTCCGAGGGCTGCGAGCCGTCACCCGCCGGCGAGACGAGTTCCTCGACGTGGCGAACCGTCGCCGCGCCGAGCTCGACGCCCGGATCGCCGAGGTGGTCGGCCCGCTTGACCAGCAGGTCGCCGACATCACGTTCCAGCTCGAGCAGTACCACGCCGCGGTGCTCAGCGTCGCGCCGAGCCAGACCACGGTGAAGCTCCCCCACGGGACGCTGAGGGCGAGGGCTGGCGGCGTGTCGTGGGAGATCGAGGACGAGGAGGCGCTTCGGGCGTGGCTCAAGGAGAACTGGCCGGCGTTGCTTGAGCCGCAGGAACCTCCGAAGGCGAAGCTCAACCGCAACGAGATGAAGACCGCGCTGAAGGAGGGCGCTGTGGTGGACCGCAAGAAGGGCGGCCAGGTGCCCCGCGATGAGGAAGGGACGGTGGTCGATCCGAAGACCGGCGAGGTCGTCCCGGGCCTCCGCATCGTGGCGAAGGACACCGGCTTCTTCATCGACTAGCCGTAGCCGATCCGACAACAAGACCGGGTGGATGCCCCGTAGCGTGAGGTGCTACGATCCACCTTCCGACCAAGCAACCTGATGACAAGGAGATGCCCATGCCTGGCATTGATGAGAACTACGCCTCACCCGGTTTGCGGTGGGGCCTCCTGCTCGAGGATCACCCGGGCGCGACCTACGAGTTCGCGCTGCTCACGGGCGACCAGATCCCGAACGGAGGGGTGCCCGCGAGCTACGGCGGCGAGCGCACGTTCTGCGTGGCGACGATCACCTTCCCCGAGGGGTCGACGCTCGCTCCGGTGACCGCGTACAAGCCGGTCCCACCCGAGGGCGAGGCCGACGACTGGAACACGCTCTGCACGAAGACGCAGGGCCGGGCGCTCAAGAAGGCCGGGTACCCCGACAACCTCAAGGATTTGAAGGCGCTGGTGCTGTGGCGTCAGCGCAACGCCGAGGTCCACGCGATCGGCACCGCGGCGTCCGATGGGCGCGCGACGCTGGCGATCGGGTCGGGTGAGGCGGTCACGCAGGCGCTCGAGGCGGCGGGAACTTCGTCGCCGGATGGGCGCTCCGGTGATGACGATGACGGGTCGGGCGACGCCCCGCATCCCGAGACCGTCGCGCAGATCCGTGAGGCGTTCGGCGAGGTCGACGCCGAGGTGCAGGCGAAGGCGAAGGCGTGGGCCGATGAGGCCGGGTTCGATCTGCTCGCCCCGCCGACCGAGGAGACGGCGTCGAAGGTGCTCACGAAGCTGCGGGCGACGCTGGCGAAGAGCGCCGATGATGAGGTGGTCGACGCCGAGCTGGTCCCCGAGGGGGTCGACCCGGCGACGGGTGAGCTGCTCGAGGGCGACGCTGCGATGGTCGCGGAACTGGTCGCGGGCCTCAACGCCGACGAGATGAAGCTCTACGAGGGCTACCTCGCGACGATCGGTGCGCCGGCGACGCTCGGCGAGATGACCGAGGAGCACATCGGGCTGGTCATGGAGTGGCTCGAGGCCGGTGAGAACGTATGAGGACGCTCCAGTTCAAGGTCGTCGGGCTGACGTTCGTTCCGGGCTACCCGGACAACCTGTACCGGTTGCAGGAGGTCGCCGCGGAGCGTTACCTCACGGGGCCGTCGGCGAGCTTCGGCGATCACGACGCGCCCGAGCCGCTGCCGGTGGTGCTGATCCGCGACCCGGACAACAAGTACGACGCCAACGCGATCGAGGTCCACGTTCCGGCGCTCGGCCGGCACGGGATGATCGGCCACGTCCCTGCGAAGGATCCGGCGATCGCGTCGAAGCTCGCGCCGCTCCTCGACAAGGGCGAGGTGTGGAAGGCGGGGATGACGGCCGTGCTCGTCCACCCCGACAACCCGGACAACCCGGGCATCGAGATCCGCTGCGAGCGGCAGAGCTGACCCAAGGACTGCACCGGTTGAACGAGGCCCTGGCCGGTGGAGGTAGAACACCGGGCCTCACCAATCCAGAAGGAGCCAGCGATGGCAAACGACAACACCGTCACGGTGATCGGGAACGCGACTCGTGACCCCGAACTCCGGTTCACCAACAGCGGCCAGGCGGTCGCCAACTTCGGCATCGCCTACAACAAGCGGAAGAAGAACTCGAGCACCGGCGAGTGGGAGGACCAGGACCCGGCGTTCTTCAACGTGACCGTGTGGGGCCAGATGGCCGAGAACGTCGCCGAGTCGATCTCGAAGGGGACGCGCTGCGTCGTCTTCGGCCGGCTCGATCAGCGGTCGTGGGAGACCAAGGAGGGCGACAAGCGTTCTCAGGTCGAGATCATCGCCGACGAGGTGTGCGCTTCGATGCGCTGGGCGACCGTGGACGTGACCCGCAACGAGAAGCGCGACGGCGGCGGCGACGGGAACCGTGGCGGTGGTGGGAACCGTGGCGGCTCGAGCGGCGGCAACCAGGGCAACCAGGGCGGCGGCAACGGCGGCGGGTTCAACCCCGACGAGGAGCCCTTCTAGCCGAGCGGGCTGGGGGCCGCCGGCCAAAGTGTCGGCGCGCCCCTGGGCCTCGGCCTGCTTCGACCGATGACTGATCCCACGACTTCGCGGACGCTCCAGTTCGGGCTGACCTGCCACGCCTGCGGCGAACCCCTTGTGTTCCTCGGGGCCGGCCACGGGACCGGGGACGGGACGATGAGGCGCGCCCGGGTGTGGTGCGTCGATTGCGACAACGGGTTCGTGCTCACCCTCACGATGCGGGCGATGTCGCCGACCGAGCGGGCCGTCCAGAAGGGCGAAGAGGTCCCCGAGCTCGCCCCGAGGTTGCGGCCACACGAGGGCGACGGCGAGCTGGGGCGCGAGCCGGTGGACCGGACGGGGCCGAGGGCGGGGGCCAGGGCGTTGCGCTCGAGCGCCCCGGTGGACCTTCCCGCCGGGGATCACGGGACCCGGTACGCGTACGAGCGGCACGGGTGCCGGTGCGACCCTTGCACCGATGAGCAGACGGCGTCGAAGCGCCGCTACCTCGAGCGGAAGTCGGCGTGATTCGGGGCGGCGACGCCGAAGTTCTTTCCGGGTTTCTCCCGCGACCCCGAGTTTCCCGCGTCACACAGCGGGTTTCTCGGATGCCAGCGAGGCTAGGTTTCCTTGACTCCCTGTAGCCTTATCGGTTACAGTGATTACATGAAGAACCACACGAACACCGCAGCCCGCAACGAGATCACCTTCGAAGGTGACACCTACGAGACGGCAACGCTCGCCACCGAGCTCGCCGCCCTCATCGAGAGCGCCGATCGGGACTACCGAGACCTCGCCGTCGAGCTGGTCGAAGCCCTCGGCGTCACCGTCGAGACGGCCATCACCGGCCGGAACGTCACCGTCACGCTTGACGCAGACGTGGACGTCGCTGGAGTGATCGACCTGCTCAACGCCGCCGACGTTGACTACAGCGACCGCTGAACCTCACCACCGAGAACTAGGAGCCACACCATGAGCACCGCACCCTTCATCACCCGCAGCCTCGAGGTCGCAGCAGTGGCCGACGAGGAAATCCTCGCCTTCACCCGGCCCGGCTGGAGCGAGTACGTCGCCCGCTTCGAAGCGGCCAAGCTCGCCGCTCACAAGGGGATTCCGGTGCGGCACCGCCACAACGGCGAGGACACCCTCGTCTACATCGACCACCTCGAAGAAGGCTGAGGCGTAGCTCCAGCGGCTACGCTCGGGGCCGATGAGCCTCGAACGCAAGACCCCGATGCGGCGAGACGGCGAGGGGGCGCGGAAGTTCGCGAACCAACGGTCGTCGCTGAGTAATGGCGGATCGAACCTGAAGCGGACCCGGATGAAGCCGAGGTCGGCGAAGCGGTCGAAGGTCATGGCCGACGACCGGGTGCCGTACATCCAGTCCTTGATCGAGGCGGGCGTCGGGTGCGAGATCGGCCCGATGCTCACCGAGGCAGCCTCTCTGTTGGCCGCTGAGGGCATCGAGGTGCGATGCGGGGGCCACATCGAAGGGCTGCATGAACGGCGCAAGCGGAGCGCTGGGGGCTCGCTGACGGCCCGCGAGAACCTGATCCCGGCGTGCAACTGGTGCAACGGGCTGGTCGAGGACGAACCTCGGGTGGTGCGGGAGCTGTTCGGCGTCGCGCTGGTCCTTCGACCAGGGGACGCCGACTACGACCGGATGGGCGCTCGGGCCGATCGGGGGCTGTGATGCCGTCCGGCCGGCCGAAGACACCGAAGGCGCTGGTCGATTCGATCCTCGCTGATCTCGAGGAGCCGATCTCGGCGGCGATCGCTGATCTTCATCCCGATGCCGGCGACCCGGTGGCGCTCGCGAAGACGGTCCTGGCGACCGAGGTGTTGCAGATGATGGTCTGGCAGGTGGTCGAGGGGGCCAGCTCGGCCGACTGTGGGCAGCGGCTCGCCGACGCGGTGACCGAGCTCGGGCTGATGGCCGAACGGCTCGAGGCGGCGCAGCGGACGATCCGTCGGGTGGAGAAAGGCCTTCCGGGGAAGAAGGAAGCGGCGGCGGCGATGGAACCGCAAGCGCAGCTCGAGGCGATCGGCGGGCTGATCGCGGCGAGGGTGCCGCACGAGTTCCGTGGCCGTGAGCATGAGCCGATCGGCGCGGTCGCGCTCGACGTGCTCGACAAGCGGTTGCCGGGGCGTGACCCTCGGGGGTTGCTCGCTTCGGAGGGGTGGCCTGGCCGGCGCAAGGCAGCGAAGACCGAGTCGATCGAGATGCCGGGGCGCTGAGATGGCTGGCTGCGCTGTCGAGGGGTGCGTCGGTCGCCACTACGCCAAGGGGTACTGCTCGGCCCACTACCGCCGGCTGAAGCGCCACGGCGATGTGCTCGCTGGGCGGGCGATCGGGCAACGCAAGACGACCCCGCCGCTCGAGCGGTTCGAGTCGCACATCGACCGGGGCGGCCCTGGCGGGTGTTGGCTGTGGACCGCGTTCTGCAACGACGACGGGTACGGCAGGTTCTGGCCGAAGCCTCGGTGGATGGTCCCCGCCCACGCCTTCGCCTACGCGGTGTGGCGCGGCCCGATGCCGGCGGGGACCGAGCTCGACCACACCTGTCGGACCCGCAACTGCGTGAACCCGGACCACCTCGAGGCGGTCACGCACCACGAGAACCTGTTGCGCTCGCCGAACACCTTGGCGTCGATCAACGCCGCGAAGACCGAGTGCGCTCAGGGCCACCCTTATGACGACGAGAACACGATGCATGCTCACGGTAGGCGCTACTGCTTGGCGTGCATCGGCGAGAGGAGCAGACGTGGCGAAGCGGTTGACCAATGAGGAGCGGCAGCTCCGGTCGATCTCCGAGAAGGCGTTGCAGAGCTGGATCATCGATCTCGGCAAGATCGGCGGCTGGCGGATCTGTCACTTCCACGACTCGCGCCGGCAGGTCGCGCCCGGCGTGTTCGTCGGCGACAAGGAGGCGAAGGGGTTCCCTGACACGGTTCTGATCCGGCCGCCCGAGATCATCTTTTGGGAGCTGAAGCGTGAGGGGCCTCCTTCGGCTGCGAAGCCGACGCCCGAGCAGGAGCGATGGCTGGCCGAGCTCAGCGCGTGTGGTCTCGAGGCGCGGGTGGTGCGACCGTCGGACTTCGAGGGGTACGTCAAGGAGCGGCTCCTTCGCCCCCGCGAGGGCGGGCTGACCACGGTCCCGAGGGATCCCCCGCTGTAGTTGCATCGGCTACACCGGATCGGGTAGGGTGGTCCCATGATGAACCACACGAACCCCGAACCCCCCCGGTGGCGGCCTCGCCTCGGCGGCCTCCCCTGGGCCGGCGAAGTCAGCGACGACCAGCTCGGCGAATGGGGCTGGCCGGTCCTCAGGACCGAGAAAATGATGGGGACCACGATAACTGTCCGCGAAGGCATGCACCGCCACCTCGCGGTCCATGAAGCGTGGGGCGCTCACCTCCTCAACGTCGGCGGCACGAACTCAGCGTGGCTCGACTGGCGGGAACAGAACCCGCAGGGGCCTCGGGGCAGCTTCGATCACGAAGTCCACGCGTGGCTCACCCGCCAACGGCAACCCGCCGCGGCGTGAAGGCCGACCGTCTCGCCGGACTGCTCGTGAAGCAGCTCGAGGGCGACCGGCCGATCGACGGGCCGACCCGCGCCGCGGTCCTCGCCGCGGACCGCGGCCGGTGCGTCGCGTGCGGGTCCCGAGCGGACCTGACGATCGACCACATCTGGCCCCGCGCTCGAGGAGGCATCACCACCCGGCGCAACCTTCTGGCGCTCTGCCGCGCCTGCAACTCGAGCAAGGGGGACCGGTCGCCGTGGGAGTGGCGGGGCCGTCCCGGCGTCGGTCATCGGCGGCTGCGACTCGCGGCGAGAAGCATGCTTCGGCTCGCAGGTCTGTTGTAGGGTCGGCGGTCTCGGGTCCGACGCTCATGGGGCCGAGCGAATCTGAAAACGAATGGACCCCCGCGATGCGTAGCGGCACCCGGGGGTCGTGAGGAACACCCAACTAGGAGGTGCGCCTGATGGCGAATACTACCGGACCGGATCGCCATGAGGGAACCCGATGAGCATCCAAGCGCTCGCTTGGCTCATCGAGGAAGTCCCGAATCTGTACCACGACGATGAGGCGCTGAGCGCGACGCAGCGGCTGGTGCTCCTGAGCATCGCCAACCACGCCGATCGGTTCGGGGGGAACGCCTGGCCGACGATGAGCACCATCTGCCACGAAGCCGGCGTGTCGAAGCGCCGAGCTCAGGATGCGATTCGGGCGCTCGAGGAGCGGGGCATCATCTCCCGTGAGGTCAACGAGGGCGGCTCGCGTGACTGCCCGGCGGATCGTCGGCCGAACCGCTACACGATCCTGCCGCTGGCGCTCGCCGACACGAACGGCGTCGATGAGGACGGGGTGGCCGCAACGATCACCCCGACGAACGGGGTGGACGCTCCGTCACCCCCGCTGACGAACGGGGTGGACGTTCCGTCTACCCCGCGGGGTGGACGCTCCGTCACGAACGGGGTGGACGCAGCGTCCACCCAAACCGTCCTTGACCCGTCCAATGGAACCAAGAGAGACGTCGACTCGCCCGACGGCGAGCCGGGCGCGCCACGAACTCAAGCCGAGCAGGTCGCCGCGATCTTCGAAGCGTGGCGCGAGGCAACGAACCACCCGAGGGCCGTACTCGCCGGGAAGCGCAAGGCGGTCATCCTCGCCCGGCTCAAGGACGGGTACACCGAGGCCGAGCTGATCGCCGCGGTCCAGGGCATCGCGCTGAGCGACTTCCACATGGGCCAGAACGACCGGGCGAAGAAGTACGACGACATCACGCTCGCTCTCCGCGACGAGGCCCACGTCGAGGACTTCGCGAACCTCGCGATCAAGCGGCGCAAGACCGGGGGGAAGAGCTGGATGGACAGATCGACCGGTGAGCGGATGCCTGCGGGGTCGACGCCATGAGCAACCCGCGGACACCGCCAGAGAACCTCGTCGCCGAGCGTGCGCTCCTCGGGGCGTTCCTGCTGTCGACCGAGGCGGTCACCGAGGCCCGCAGGGTCGTGATGCCGGCCGACTTCTACTCGCCGAACCACGGTCAGATCTGCCACCTCGTCTACGAGATGCACGGGCGCGGTGACCCGATCGATCCGCTCACCGTCGCCGACGAGCTGCTGAAGTGCGAGTGGCTCGACCGCATCGGCGGCCCCGCCGAGCTCGTCACCCTCCTCGCGAACTGCCCGTCGACCAGTGGCGCTCCGAAGTACGCACGGATGATCGCCGAGGCGTCGCAGCTCCGGGCGATCATGCATGCCTGCGCCGACGTGATCGAGATGGGCTACGGCAAAGAGAACCCCGGCGACGTGATCGACTTCCTGCAGGCCCGCCTGGCCGCCGTCGATCTGTCGCTCGGCGCGGTCCCCGACAAGCTCTACCGGCTGGACGACTTCCTCGAGGCGTTCGATGAAGAGGGCCGGCCGCCGTGGGTCATCCCCGGGATCATCCGCGCCGGCTGGCGGGTCCTGCTCGTCGCCGCCGAGGGCGTCGGGAAGAGCGTCCTGTTCCGCCAGATCGCGATCGCTGCCGCGCAGGGCATCCACCCGCTCACCTTCGACCCGATGCCGGGCGAGCCGCCAGTCACCCTCATCGTGGACCTCGAGAACCCCGAGGACGCCATCGTGGACGTCTGCGAACCGATCCGCGACGAAGCGCTCGGCCGGGCACGCGAGAACTACAACCCGGACCGGGCGTGGCTGTGGCATCAGCCGCAGGGCATCGACCTTCGCTCGAGGGCCGGGAAGTCGAAGCTCGAGGCGGTCATCGCTCACGTCCGACCCGAGGTGGTCTGCCTCGGCCCGCTCTACAAGGCGTACCGGACAGCGCCCCACGAGTCCGATGAGCAGGCCGCTGGCGACGTCCAGTCGGTCCTCGATGACCTGCGGATCCGCTACAAGTTCGGGGTGCTCATCGAGCACCACGCGCCGAAGGGACCGAAGGGGTCGCGCGAGCTCACCCCGTATGGGACGTCGTTGTGGTTGCGCTGGTCCGAGATCGGGATGACGATGACGCCGGCGGGCGAAGACCCCGAGGACATGACGCTCATGCGGCTCGGCCGGTTCCGTGGCGATCGGGTGGAGCACACTTGGCCGAACCGGATCCTCCGGTCGAAGCCGTGGCCGTTCGAGGGACAGTGGGACGTGGGCACCACGCAACAGCCGCCCGAAGAGATGGAGCAGTTCTGATGGGATGGGATGACCCCGACGCCGATCCGATGGCCGACCTGATGAAGGTCGCGGCGTCGTGGCGTGACCAGTACGAGCATCCGCCGCCGGCCCCGCCGCTGTTCTTGACGGTCGCCGAGTACGAGGCGGCGCTCGAGCTGGCCCCGCACGGTGACCCGGATGCGATCGAGGCCCAAGCCCGAGCTCTCGGGTTCGGTGGCGTAGAGGTGATGCGAAGTGGACGGTGACCTTGCAGTCCGGTGGGGCGAGCTCGCCGACCTTGGCGATAGTGAGCTGCGCGCCCGGCTGATCCAGCGGGGCGTCGACATCGATCGTGCGGCCCGTCTCGTGAACGATCGGGACCGTAGCGCCGATGCCCGCGCCGGGATCGCCGAGGCGCTGTCGTGAGCAATCAGCGGGCAATGCGGCGGAAGCTGGCGGGGGTGTCGGGCACGTCGGCACGGAAGAAGGACCCGATGAAGAACATGCGGCGCTCGGCCAAGAAGGCGGCGGCGTCGCTCGATGGCGTGGCGGCGACGTTGGCCGAGCGGTTCGGCCCGAAGACCGACAACGAGGAGGAGGCTCCCGATGACGAAGGACCCGAAGACGGCTGAGGCGTTGCAGGTCGTGGCCCGAGTGACGACGATCGTGGTGATGGTGCTGATCTGCGCGGTGCTACTCGCCCCGGTGGTTTGGCTGGCCCGCCAGTCGTGGGAGTGGGCGCTCAGCTAAACCGAGTGGATGCGGTGTAGCTGGTCCGGCTACAGTGGTCTCCATGAGCAACCACGACCGACACGACCTGCAGCTCGGGGTACCGGCGTCCTCGCCGATCCGCCTCAGCCGGATCGACAACATCGACTCCGACCGGATCGTCCGTCGGCTCGACTGGCTGCTCGACAACCGGGCGCAGCTCGCCTACGACTGCGACAGCCGGAACCAGCTCGGCCACCTCGCCCGCCAGATCATCGGGCTGCAGCGGGCGCTGCGGGACCGGGGCATCGACCCTCGGGTCTGAATCAGACCTCGACCCACGGGGCCGACGCCTTCGCCAGCGACCAGCGCGGCCCGCGCTTCGCGTCGGGATGCTCGAAGTCCCCGGCCAGGGCGACCAGCTCGAGGCCGTACTTCGACCACCGAGGCCGGCGTCGGCTGATGGCGAACACCTCCGTGACCGCTCGGGCATCGAGCTCGGCGGTGAGCGCCGGCCAGAAGTTGACCGCCAATCCGCCGCGGTGATCGGGGTCGATGTAGAACCAGCGGACGTACCAGCCGGGGTGGCTCACCTCGGGCGACGGGTCGGGGAACTCCTCGGCGCGGAGGAACCCGTACAGGGTGCCGGGCTGCCCTTCGGTGTGGAGACCGAGCCAGATCTGTGCGGGGTCGGCGATGAACCCGGCGATCGTGTCGGCGGTCAGGTTCGGCAGCGCAGCTCCCCGGAGGCGGATGATCTCGCCGGCGTGGGCGGCCTCGAGCGGGGTCGCGGTGTAGCTCATCGGGCCATCCTACGACGCTGAAAGGACCGCCCCGAGGAGCGGCCCTTTCGTTGCAGTCCTGTTACATCGCCGACTACTCTCGGGCTTGGCCCACCTATCACGGTGGGCCGTTCGCATATCCGACCAAGGAGCGAATCCGTGAGTGATGAACCGTCGCACCAAGACCGCGGGCGTGAGCGTATCGCGAAGCCAGGGGCCGGTGTAGTTGGCCTTCTCGGCGGCGATCGCAAGCTCCGCGGTCGGCTGACGGCGAGCGGCTACCGTTGAGGTCAAGCGGCCCACCTTCACGGTGGGTCGTTTGCGTACCCGACCAAGGAGCAATCTGATGACCCCCGACCCTTCCGACAACCCGCGCGCGGCGTGGCAGAAGATCGCCGCTGGCGTTCTCGCCGTCACCCTGCTCGCCTTCGTTCTCATCCTCACCGCTCGAGCGGCCGGCGAAGACGTGATGACCACAGCGGCCGCCGAGTCGCCACCCGCCACCCAGGCGGCCACGACAACCACCGAGGCCCCTGCGACGACGACCACGATCGACCAGGCCGTCGTCACCGAGTTCCTCGACACATGGCAGGACACCGAGAACGCCGCGGCGGCCGAAGCCTTCGCAGCGGAGCAGGCCCGCCTCGAGGCCGAAGCGGCTGAGCAGGCCCGGATCGCCGAGGAGGCCCGCCAAGCCGAGCAGGCCCGCCAGGCCGCGGCCGCCCAAGCGGCGACCACCACAGCCCCGCCAGCACCACCGCCACCACCCGCGACCAACTACGGGTCCGGTGCCTGCGGCGGCGACCTGCCACCGTGCTATGTGATGATGCGCGAGTCCGGCGGGAACATCACCGCTCAGAACCCGGTGTCGACGGCGAGCGGGAAGTGGCAGTTCCTCGACTCGACGTGGGCCGGCTACGGCGGATACGCCAAGGCCCGCTACGCGCCCGAGTCGGTGCAGGACGACCGGGCACGCCAGTTGTGGGCCGGCGGCGCGGGCTGCTCGCACTGGTCCGCATGCTGACCCTCGAGGAGCGCCCGAGCTCGAGCCAAGCGAACCACCGCCCGACCGGTGACCCATGCCGATGCGGAGCGCCGTGGCGCTCACCGATCCACCTGTGCCTGCTGTGCGGCCAGACCGGTTGCGACCACGAGGAGTACGCCGAGCTCGGCCGTTGACTCACCGCCAGACCGACGGCTACGTTCCGCACCAGCGGTTCCAACCGTTCATCATCGGGAGCGCCCTCGACCCACCGTCGGGGGCGTTCGCCGTTGGGGGATCAAATCCCTTCCCTGCTCGAGGGGGCGCTTGGCCCTCGCCGACTGGATCGGTCCCGGTTTCCTAAACCTGGGGTTGCAGGTTCGACTCCTGCCGGGGGCGCTTGACACGATCCGTACCCTGCCAAGGATGGCGCTGATCGATGTGTTCCCGGCCCCCGAGTGGGAGATCGTCACCTCGGGCTACGGCTACCGCTGGGGGCGAATGCACCAAGGGGTCGACTACGGGTCGCCCGACCCTGGCCGGTTGCCGATGCTCCGAGCACCGGTCTTCGCACCGTTCGGCGGCGTGGTCACGACCGGTTCTGAGTCGGGTGCCGGCAACTGGTTGTGGGTCGCGTCGGGCGGGAAGCTGTTCAAGTCCTTCCACCTCGACAGTTTCGCGGTGCGGAACGGCCAGCGGGTAGAAGCCGGCCAGCTCATCGCCTACTCCGACAACACCGGAGCGTCGACCGGCTCGCACAACCATTGGGAGCTGTGGATCGACGGTCAGCCGATCGACCCGCAACCCGCGATCGAGGCGGCCCGCGGTAACGTGCCACCGCCGCCAGAACCACCGGAGGATGAACCCATGAGTGCTCAAGACGTCGCCGAGCTCACGGCCCTGATCAACGCCAACGACGCGAGGCTCCGCAACGACCTCGGCGTGTGGGAGCACGACACCCGGACCGTGGTGATCAACGGCGTCGAGCACAAGCTGAACGCGCCGATCGCCGCGGCCGGCTGGGCGTCGCGCCCGTACCTCGTCGGCATCGAGGGCGAGCCGGCCGTCTACGACCTGCGGCGCGTCGAGGACGACCCGTACTGGCAGCTCGTCCACATCTCCGCTCCGGGCACCGACGGCTCCGACACCGACGCGAATCAGGCGTGGCTGGGCGTGGTGATCCAGACCTCCGCGAACCCGGACGTCCAGTGGTACAACCCTGAGCGCCAGGCCGATGCGGTGGCGTCGCTGCGTTCGCTGCCGGGGTACGTCGCCTCGAGCTGAGGGGGCGGCCTGCAAAGCCGTACATCGCGGGTTCGAGTCCCGCCTGGCGCTCTCAGAAGTCGGTGTCGATCGCCGACGGGAACAGCTCGCCGGTCTCGGCGTTCACTACCTCGAGGCCCGAGTGGTCGATGTATCGCTGGCACATCATGTCGACCCACTTCGGTTCCAGCTCCATGAGCGCGGCCCGCCGGCCCGTCTTGTGCGCGGCGATGAGCAGCGACCCGGACCCGCCGAACGGGTCGTAGGCGAGCTCGCCCGAGTGGAGGTGGTTCTCGAGCGGTTGGACGTAGATGGAGACCGGCTTCTGCGTCGGGTGGGCGGTCTTGTCGTCGGTCTTCGATGACATGATGTGCTTCGGCGAGGGGGCCTCCCACACCGTCGACCGGTTGCGATCGACGTGGAACGGGACGGTGCGGCCCTTCTTGCGGGCGAACCAGGCGGGCTCGTGCTGCCAGTGGTAGTAGCTGCGGCCGAGCGAGAACCGTTGCTTGACCCACACGATCTGCTGGAGGATCTCGTACCCGGCGTCCTCGAGGCCTTCCCACACGACGTGCGCGTGGCTGGCGGCGTGCCAGACGAGGGCGATGGTGGCGTCGCTGAGCCGGTACGCCTCACGCCAGTCGTCCTCGTCGTCGTTCGCGACGTGATCGGTGGACCCGGGGGCGAGCTGGGGGAGCGCGGCGTCGCGCCAGGTGTGGTCCAGTTCGATGCCGTAAGGCGGGTCGGTGAGCATGGCGACCGGGCGCTCGCCGTCGAGGAGGCGGGCCACGTCGGCGGCGTCGGTGCTCGAGCCGCAGAGGAGCCGGTGTTCACCGCCGAGGATCCACAGGTCGCCGAGCTTGGTCGTCGGGATGGTGGGCGCGGCGGGGACCGCGTCCTCGTCGCCCTGGCCGGCCCGGAACCCGTTCACCTTGTAGAGCAGGTCGGCGAGGTCTTCGTCGGCGAACCCGGTGCCGATGAGCGAGTCGGCGTCGGCGATGTCTTTCAGGATGCGGGCGAGGACCGGGTCGTCGTAGGTCGCGAGGTCGGAGGTCCGGTTGTCGGCGACGAGGATCTTGGCGGCTCGCACGTCGTCTACGTCGAGCCAGATGACCGGGACCTCCTTGAGGCCGACCCGGCGGGCGGCGAGGTACCGGTGGTTCCCGGCGAGGATGCGGCCCTTGGCGCGGTCGCCTCGGGGCGTCTGGCAGACGAGCGGGGCGGTGAACCCGTTCTCGCGGATCGACTCGGCGATGACTTCGACGTTCCCTTCGCGCGGGTTGTCGGGGTGCTGCTCGAGGGCGTCGAGGTTCACGAAGGCCAGCTCGTACCCTTCGGCCAGGGAGTCGGCGAGCTCGGTGGGGATCGTGTCGGTCATGGCCGTCGAGGGTACACGGGGCGGTTGGTTGCGTAGCCGATCGGGTGACGGTACGGTCCGACGGCGGCGCGACAGGAGGAGACCGAATGGCTCGAAGTGAAGCGGCACCGAGGCCCGACCCGCCGGCCCAAGAGGTCGGCTTGTATCGGGCGTTCGATCGCTGGGGGAACGTGATATGGGAGTGCCCGGGGTTCGTGGCGGGGCGGTCGAAGGTCCCGGCGGGGTTCAGCGTGGTGATGGCGGCGATGACGATCACCGGTCCCCGAGGGAAGGTGCTCCGCAAGTGGGACCCGTGGGGGGCGCTCGAGCTGGCCCGCAAGCTGGCCGCCGAGTAGGGGTTCTTCGGGGCGGTTCTGGAAGAAGGCGCTGACCAGCGTCTTCGCGCGGCTCGCCGCCCCGGTTGTAGTTGATCCGGCTACACCGGTCGGGTACGGTGTGTCCATGACGAACACCGCAACCACGACCTACTGGCTGGTCTGGAGCACCGCCACCGAGGGGGAGCAGAGCATCGGCTTCCGCAACCCCGAGGCCCGGCAGCGCTTCATCGACGCCAGCACCAACAGCCCCCACCCGGTACGAGGCTTCCGGGTGATCGCCCAAGGAGAGACCACACGATGACCGAGATGATCGCACTCCCGACCGGCGAGCGCATGCGCCCGACCGAGGCGCTCGACGCCACCTACATGAGCGACGACCTGACGCTCCACATCCTCGACATGGGCGACGGCAAGCTCCGGGCCTTCACGACTTGGGGATCGCTCATGGCGGTCGGCGACTCGGCCTACTTCACGCACGACCAGACGCGCCGAGACCTCGGCCACGGCACCTGCGTGACGACCCGCCACCCCGGCGGGGCCACCGAGGGCGAGCCGCTGCCCGCCAAGAAGATCCCGCATTGGGTGGCGAAGTGATGATGATCCTCGCCGAGTACGCCACCCCGCACTTCACCTTCCGCACCGTGAACCGGATCGCCGGGGACGCGGTGGTCACCATCGAGCGGGCGTGGGCCAAGCACGCCGCCGAGACCGGAGCGGACCCCGACTACTTCGACGCCGACGACGTGACGATCCACAACCTCGAGGAGGGGGTCGTCGCCCGCGATGGCGTCGGCCAAGACCCGGGCTTTTACGTCGACCCCGACTTCGCCCGATGACCACCACCACCACCACACAAGGAGACGCCGACATGGCGAATGCAACCCTGACAGGACCGAAGGCCGACGAGGCCACCTACCACCGCGAGCGGATGGCCCGACTGGTCGGCGCGACGATCACCGTCGCTGACGTGGCGCTGGACGACAGCGACCCGAGCTGGCCCGAGCTGTGGCCGATCCTCAAGGTCACGCTGACCGACGGCACCGAGGTGCAGCTCGAGATCAGCCGCGACCCCGAGGGCAACGGCCCCGGCCACATCTTCATCGGGGGGGAGTGACCTGACCCGACACGGTTGCAAGGCGTAGCCGATGCGGCTACGGTCCCTGCTTCCTGTACCATTCCTGCGACACAAGGAGAGCTACACCATGACACCCACAGCCACCGACACCGACGAGATCGTCGTCGGCGACGTGCTCGGGCTGGTGGAGATCGCCGCACTCCTCGAGGTCCAGAAGCGCACGCCACGCATGTGGCAATTCCGCGGGCTGCTCCCGGCCGCCGACTTCGAGTCGGTGAACCATCAGCCCGCATGGAAGCGCCGCACCGTCCTGAAGTGGGCGGCGACGACCGACCGGCTCCCCGAGTCGGGCGCACTGGACGCCGAGGCGAAGCGGTATCTCCCGAAGCCGAAGAAGGCCAAGGCCCCCGCCAAGAAGGCAGCGGCCAAGGACAAGAAGTGAGCGGCCCGATCGTCGGGCTGAGCGCCGAACGAACCGACGAGGTACTCGCGGAGGCCCGCGCCGCTGTTGCGGAAGGGGCGTCCACGATCGCCGAGGTGACCGCCGCGCTCGGCCAGGATGAGGGCGTCGTCACCGCCGCGCTGCTCCGGTTGCGCGACGCCGGCGACGTCGTTCTCGATCGACAGACCCGCACGTTCCGAGTGGAGGACTGACCATGACCATGCCGATCGACTGGCTCGAGTTCGTTGTGCTGGCGCTCGCCGCCTACCGCATCACCCGGTTCCTGCTCTTCGACTCGCTCCTCGGGATGGGGCTGGTCGGCAAGGAGTTCGCCTCACCGCTCGCCGCGAAGGTTGACCGGTTCGGCTACGACGAGGAGGGCAACGACCGGTCGTGGATCCGCGGCAAGCTCTCTGACCTGCTCACCTGCCCGTGGTGCCTCGGGTTCTGGATCTCGGCCGCGGCGTACTTCTCGTGGCTCGGCGCGACCGAGGGGTGGGACTTCATTGTCGACACCCCGCTGCCCGTTCACGGGCTGGTCGTCTTCGCGATCGCCGCGGTCCAGGGGTACCTGAACAGCAGGCCGGGCGCGTGACGGCCGCGCTTCGCTGCGACGGCCCGGACTGCCCGGAGCTGGTGGTCGACCCCGAGCGGGCGGTCCGCTGGTGGCGACTCGAGCGGAACGGCGCGAACATCGATGTGCCCGAAATCCCCGGCGAGATCCCGCAGATGCGGCTGATGACCGGCGGTCTCGAGGTTCATCTGCACGGCGACGAGGACGAGGAGGTGGCCGCCCCCGAGCTCGGCGAGGAAGATCTCGACCCGGCGGTGCTCCACTTCCACGCGGCCCGATGCCTCGCGGGGTGGGCCGACATGGCCGCGGCGCTCGGCGAGGAGTGACCCGGTGCCCGATTGGGAGGACTGCGTCGCCGCCGTCGCCTTCGTTTCGGGGTTCGGCCAGGCCGAGCTGACCGGCACCGCTGGCCCGCAGAAGCGGCCGCTGACGCAGTGGCGTGGCGTGATGGCGTACATCGCCGTCGATGAGGCGGGCGTCGGGCTGGCCGAGCTCGCCGCCCGATGTGGCCGCTCGAGGTCGTGGGCGACGCAGACCGTTCACCGGATCGAACGCCAGCTCGATCGAACGTCGGCCCACTACGACCCGGGTCTGGTCGTCGCGATCGGTCGGGCACGCCAAGCGATCGGTCTCGGTGTGCAGGCGAAGATGGGCGACCAGCTACCCGAGAACGTGGTGAGCTTGGCGGCGCACCGCCGAGCGAGGAGCGCCTGATGGGCGACGTGACCCCCCACCGCGACCCGCGGACCCCGCAGGAGATCTACGACCGGACCGCGGCGGCCGACGTGTTCCCCCGCGACCCCCGCCGGCGAGGCGAGGTCACCGTCACGCTCGACGCCGGGAACATGGCGGTCATCATGGAAGCCTTGGCCCACTACCACGACAACGGCCCGAGGCAGCGTTCGTGCCGGGAGACGCAGCTCGCCATGCTCCGGTTCGAGATCGGCCGTGAGGGGGCCGCTGAGGGCGTCTCAGGGGAACGTGGTCTGCCCGCCGCCTCCGACATTGAGGACCAGCTACCGGTGAGGAGAACCGAATGAGCGACAGCCCGAGGTGCGTCCCGACCCCCCGACCTTCCGACCCGGTCCCCTGGCCGGCGCTCGCCCTGTTCCTGACCGCTTGCGTGGTGGTCGGCGCGGCCGTCGGGTGGACGATCGCCGGGCGGATCGCTGACCGGCTGGGGGCATGATGAACCGGTACCGGATCGTCTACCGGCAGGCGTGGCGCACCGACAACGGCCAGGAGATCACCCCCGACCCGACCATCCTCCACGCCGACGGGTTCGAAGAGGGGCCATACGGGGTGAGCTTCTACCGCAACAACCCCGACCGGCGACCCGACGAACCGGACCGGGTCTACTGGATCCCGCTTGACGTGATCCGCCTCGTCAAGCTGGAGCCCGACGATGAGTGAGCTGGTCGACGCCGCGTACCTGCTCATCGCCGACGCTCGGGCGATGATGGCCCACTTCGCCACCGAGGACCCCGAGCGGGTCCTGCGCCCCGGGTGGCAGCGGATGGGCGAGCACGCCGACGCCCTCGAGGCCGCCCTCGACGCCAGCGACCTGCCGCTCACCGACCCGGGAGCCAACACGCCGGGACCGGTGCGAGGTGGAGCGCTCGCCACCGAACGGGCCGCGGCCCTGGCCGTGATGCCGAACACCGGCACCGTGCGCCTTGAGGTGCTCGAACGGATCGCCGCCGCCGGCGATGACGGCAGAACCCACCCCGAGCTCGAGGAGGTTCTGAAGGGCCGCGCCGCGCCGAGCTCGGTGCGGACCCGCTGCTCCGAGCTGGTGACCGGCGGCTGGGTTCGGGAGACCGCCGAGACCAGGCCGACCGCGGCGGGGCTGGACGCTACGGTCTGGAAGCTCACCGAGAAGGGCCGCGCCGAGCTTGGGCTGGAACCCTCGCCGCCGGCTTCGTTGTTCAACTGAGGAGGAATCCGAATGGATCAGCACGAATCAGACCGGGCCGCGACCTTCAGGGTCTTGGGCGAGATCGCCGGCGAGCGGGACCGCCAGATCGATCGGCATGGCCACAACCCTGACAAGGACGACCGGCAGCCGATGTCATGGTGGGGCTGGCTTCTGGCGCGGCGGGCGACGGATCTGTCGTGCCCGGTGACCGCGGTGGTCGCCGATGACCCGCGCCGGCAGCTCCTCGAGATCGCCTCTATCGCCGTCGCCGCGCTCGAGTCGCTCGATCGTCGGGTCGCGAAGGTCGATCCGCTGGGGGCGACGTTGCTCGGCTGCTCTTGCGGGTTCCCGGCTCAGCTCCCCGACGATCACCGGGCCGGGTGCATCTACTCGGGCTACCCGCCCGAGGTCGAGGTCAACGGCCACACCTACCTGAACCCGCACTACTTGACCGTGACCGAGGACTCCGAGCTGGTGGTCGATGATCTCGCCGAGGGGATGCCTCCGGTGATCGTCGCGTCGTACACGCCGGCCGACGAGGTGGACCGCGGCGAGGATCAGCCTCCGAGCCTCTTCGAAGCTCACCACTACCGGACCCACGACCGGCCGTGGCCTCCGTACCCGCACAACGATCCCGACGCCGGGAAGGAGCCGGGCGACCCGCCGCGGAAGACCTTGCCTGAGATGGGGGGACCGAAGACGTGACCGCACCGATGGATGACCCGGGCCTCCTCACCGAAGCCGAGCACAAGCTGATGGACCTGCTCGGCGAGGTCGCCGACCGGTTCCGCATGGCGATCCTCGACTCGTCCACCGAGGACGGGAACGCCCGAGATCACCGCCCGGAGATCGCTGACTTCGATTGGAACGAGGTCGCCGCGATCATCCACCAACTGCAGGCGAAGGTGATGAGCCAGGCCGCGGCGCGCACCTACCCTGACCGGTACCGGCGACTCGGCGGCCCACCCCCGAGGATCGCCGAGCACCACTACCGCCCGACCAAGGAGACCGCCGATGGCTGACACCTCCCGCTACTCGCGACCAGGAGCCGACGACGTTCCCGAGGTGACCGTGATCCCCGGCCCGAGCTCGGCGAGCTGCGCGTGCGGCCACCACCTGAATCAGCACAACGGGATGACCACTCACCCCGACGACGGCGGCGTGATCGCCAGCGGCTACTGCGTCGCCTGCGACTGCAGCGACTTCGACGCGACCCGCCGAGGCGAGCTGATCACCCCGAGCTACACCGAGGGCGAATGGGTCGACGTGTTCGAACGGTTCCTCGCCGACCGCCACTGCATCCTCTACGGCCAAGCGCGCCCGTGCTCCTCCGACGCCGAGCGCCGAGCCGTCGCCGAATGGTTCGCCGCCGAGGTCATCGCCGCCGCCGGCGAGGTCATCGAGGGCTGATCCGTGACCGGGACGCTGATCGAGGATGATGAACCCGAGCGACCCGAGGGGCTGCTCGAGGTGGGCCTCTGGTGCAACGTCTGCCTGCTCCCGTCGGCCGCGGTCGCCCCGGTGACGCTCACCGCTGGTCCTGGCGGCCGGGTGATCGGCCAGATGGTCGTGACGATCTGCCTCGATTGCGGGGCCGTTCTGGACGGCGACGGCAACCCGAAACCAGCGACGATCTGAACAACCCCGTGACCAGCGTCTTTGCACCCCCGATCCGGCCCGCAAGACTGGACGGGTGTAGTCGGACCCGCTACAGTGGTCCACATGATGAACCACGCAAACACCGGCCAGGACCACTGCGAAAGCTGCGGCACCACCGAGGCCGAGGACATCGCCAACCTCAGCGACACCGAGGGCTACACCCGCTGCTGCAACGAGCTGGTCTGCACCGGTCACGGCCTCAGCACCTTCGGCACCGACGAGGTGAACGCCCGGGCATGCTGCTGGGCCAAGGCCGAAGAGCAGGGCATCACCGAGGGCTGGCGGCACTGAGCAGCCGGACCCACCGACCACCGACCGACCCACCACCAAGAGGAGCCGACATGGCCCGCAACCTGAGAGTGCCAACCAACCCCCGCCGAGAGCTGGACCGAGCACGCGCCAACCGCGACGCGCTCACCGCAGTCTTCGAAAAGATCGAGGACGCCCTCGAGCGCTTCGAACTGGTCGGCGACGCCGACGCCTCACCCGCCGAGCGGATCGCCGCCGACGTGGCCCGCGGCATCGTGGACGACGTCGCGACCCGGCTGGTCGAAGCGGAGACCGACGTGGCGCACGCCGAGCAGGCGATGGTCGGCAACGGCATGGCGGTCCCGGCAGCATGAGCGCCACCCGCTACCGCGCCACCATCGAGTTCACGGCGGGCGACGAGGCCACCTACGACCAGCTCATCGAGCTGCTCGCGCAGGCCGAGGTCCAGATCGCCGAGCCGTTCATCCCCGGCGATGACGGCAACGACACCTGCGAGTTCGACACGACGGTCATCGAGACCACCCTCACGGAGGTCTGACCGATGGGACTCCGCTACCCGCCCGCGCCGCCGGTCACCGACAAGCCCGGCGACTACGACCCGACGACGCCCGACTCGCCGTCGATGAGGCACCTCCGTTCGCATGGCGGGTTCCTCACGATGGCGTCGTGCCCGTACTGCGCCGAGGTGGCCGCCGATGCCGAGCTTCGATGAGCACGACCCGGTCGAGATCGTGACCGAGGTCCGCTTCGCTGACGGTCGCCGGGTTCGGGTGACGATGACGCGCCCCGAGCGGGAGCGTCGCTTCGGCGACCCGCGGCTCACGTTCGCCATCGAGGCGGTCAACGAGGACCGCACCGACTTCGTGGGCGGTCACCCGCTCACCACGAACGACTTCGAAGGGATCCGCATGAACGCTTCGACCACGGGCGAGGCCACGATCGAGAGGCTGGGCGACGATGGCTGACTGGCCGACGTTCCAAGAGGCTGCCGAGGCCGAACGCCAGCGCCACCAAGCAGCGCAGCGAATGGCTCACGCCGCCTACGTCGGGCTGCGCCAGGTCCGGCCGGCGCTCGAGGCGTTCGCCGACGCGGTGAAGGGTGTTGGCGTTGCGTTCGCCGAGTTCGCCGAGAAGATGAAGGCGGTCAGCGACGCTGGTGACGAGGCCCCCGAATGAGTTGCATGCCTGTAGCGGGATCGGCTACGGTTCAGTCCATGATGAACACCGAGAACCCAACGATCACAACCCACCTCCAGCTTCGCCTCACGGTCTCCGACGGGCGCACCGCCTACCGGCCGGTCCGTAAGGGCGGCGAGGCCGAGGCCATCGCCAGCGCCCGCGAGGCGGTCGGCACGACCACGACGGTCGATGACGGCAGCTCCTCGCAGGCCATCGCTCGCAACCCGGTCACCGTCACGGCGGTCACCGTCGAGCGGGTCGAGTGGACGTGGGCCGAGGTTGACGGCCAGCGCACCTGCACCGACGAGCGGACCGTCACGGTCGCAGAGGTTGCGTGATGAGCGCCACCGAACAGCCCCTCGCCATCGAGGTCACGGACCTCGAGCTGATCGAATGGGGCCTCGGCTCCTGCCTCAGCGCAGCCGACCGTGGGATGGAGTGGCTGCGGCCGCTCCTGAGCTGCGGCCACTACGGCGCTCCGGTCTTCGACGGGTCGAGCCAGTGGGACTTCCCCGACGACGAGCACGCCTGCCCGACCTGCGGCGAGACCCGCCAGTGGCACCTCCGGGTGCAGGCTGCGCTCGCCAACGCCTAACCCGACCACCAACCAAGGAGAAGCCGACATGGCCTACAACGAACTGATCCGAGGACTCGAGCTGGAGCCTGGCCTCACGGTCAACGCCTACGACGAGACCCGGTACGCCCGAGACGAGGGCTGGCGGGAGCGCACCAAGAAGTCCCGGCTGTACGTCGGGGTGCGTGGCGAATCGCTCGCCGCCAACTTCGTCAACCGTCACCACCGCCCCAACATCGAGTGGGCGAAGATGGTCCGGGCGCGGGTCCTCCCGGTGCTCGGGCTGCCCGCAAAGGGGATGCGCTGGAACGTCCACGCCGGTTGCGGGTCGTGCCCATGCTCGCCCGGGTTCATCCTCCCCGGCTGGTTCGCTCCGGTCGATCGTGACGACCTGAGCAAGGGGTTCGCCGACTCGGGGTACGCCACCGACCGGGCCGCGCACTTCCATGTGGACGCCGACTTCGACATCCTCGAGGAGCCGTTCGTGAAGCTCGGGGCGTTGGACGCACGGTGGCGTGCCGAGAAGGTCGCCGAGCTGCTTGGCGAGTGCCGGGTGATCCCCGCTGAGCTAGTGGTCGCGGGTTGAGCTACAGGTCGGCGGCTACCGTCGCGGCGTGTCTTACTACAGTCGGGGGCAGCCGGTTCGGGCTACACCGCTCGTGCCGGTGTCCTCGTCGGCCCCGAAGCGGGCCAGCGGGCGACGCGATTGTGCGACCGAGGAGTGCGGCACCGTGCTGAGCCGATACAACCCGGGCGAGATGTGCGCCGGTTGCGAGAGCGAGGCGAAGCGGCGTCCGCTCGGTTCTGAGGCTGAGCAACGCAGGGCCAGGGGCGACGAGCGAGTGAAGGGTACGGTCTCCGATGATGATTGACGCTGCGGATCTTCTGATCGCTGGGGCTGGGGCTGCCTCCACCGTCGGCGCGTACTGGTGGGGCCGAGCTCGGGGGAGGGCGCTCGAGCGGGGCGTCAAGGAGTCGAGCGGGCATCACCCGACGCACGGCGCTGAGGTGGGCGAGGAGGTCGCTGACGGCGACGAGGTGGAGCTGGAGCCGCTCACCGAGGACGAGGCCGCTGAGGCCCGCCAGGCGATCGCTGACGGCGAGGTGGGCCTGACTCTGGACGACGTGGCCGAGCAGGTCGACGCGTCGGAGGCGAGGCCGGCCGAGGAGGCGAGGCCCGACGCGGAGCTCCCCCCGATCGGCGCGGCGTCGCCCGCGGCGGAGGTGGTCACCGAGTCGTTGGGTGAGGTGGTCGCAGAGGCCGAGCGCGACGAGGTGGCCGACGAACCCGAGATGGAGGACGTGACGCCGATCGTGGTCACCGGGCCGCTCGAGCTGCTCGAGGCCGTCGAGGTGGTCGAGTTACCCGACGAACCCGAGGTGACGACCGAGGAGGTCGTGGTCGAGGTCGATGCGGCCGAGACGGTCGCCGAGCTGACCAGGGCTGCCCGGCTCGCCGCGGCGTTGGGCGCGGACGTGATGCTCCCCGCCGAGGAGGTCGAGGTCACGCCGACCGGGACCCCGAAGCGGATCCTGCCGGTGAAGCGGGCGACCAAGCCCGAGGCCGAGGCCGTGGTCGAGGCGATACCGGACCCGGAACCCGAGGCCCCGCCCGCGCCCCGTGAGGCCCCGCATGTCGAGGTCGGATCGCTCGACCCTTCGACTGCACCGCCGTTCAAGAAGTGGAACAAACCGTAGCGTCGTCGGATCGGCTACAGTCCCCGGCGATGCATTGGGAACTGCTCCACGGCGACTGCCTCGCCGAGATGGCGAAGCTCAAGGACGGGTCCGTCGACGCGGTGGTCACCGACCCGCCGTATGGGCTGAGCTCGCCCCCTGACATCGCTGAGGTGCTGCGGCACTGGCTGGCCGGCGAGACCTACGAGCATCGCGGGAAGGGGTTCATGGGCCGCGAGTGGGACTCGTTCGTGCCGGGGCCGGCGGTGTGGGCCGAGGCGATGAGGGTCCTGAAGCCGGGCGGTCACGCCGTCGTGTTCGCGGGGACCCGGACGATGGACCTGATGTCGATGGCGCTCCGACTCGCCGGCTTCGAGATCCGTGACACCCTCATGTGGCTGTACGGGCAGGGGTTCCCGAAGTCCCACAACGTCGGCAAGGCGGTCGACAAGATCCTCGGGGCCGAGCGCGACGAGGAGCTGGTCCCGACGAGGGCCGGGAACGCTGAGCGGCGAGGCGAGGGCGACCAGGGCGCGACGTATGGCGATTCGCACGGCGGGTTCACGTCGATCTCCGAGCCGGTCACCGAGGAGGCCGCGGCGTGGGAGGGGTGGGGCACCGCGCTGAAGCCGGCGTGGGAGCCGATCATCCTGTGCCGGAAGCCGATGGGGCAGACGACCGCGGCGTCCGTGCTCGAGCATGGGACGGGGGCGATCAACATCGACGGCTGCCGGTTGGGCGGTGAGGTCCCGCAGGTGACGCAGGGCAAGGGCGCGCTCTTCGACGGGTTGAAGGAGACGGCGTCGACCGCGCCGCAGCAGTCGCACCCGCATGACGCCGGCCGGTGGCCGACGAACGGTGCGCTGTCGCACTCCGAGGGCTGCGAGCTGGTCGGCACGAAGGAGGTCGAAGGAGCGCCGGGTACTCGGTGTTCGTTCTGGCCCGACGAGTGCGAGGGCCACGGGCACGAGCGGGCGCAGTCGGGCGTGACGAAGCACGGGTCGCCGCCGCCGGGATGGGTGCCGCCGGGGATGAAGAAGGTCTCGACGGGCACGCACTACCCGGCCACGCGCGGCGAGGGCGGGATCGGCAACCCCGGCCATGCCGGCCAAGAGGGCCTCGAGGATCAGCAGCCGAAGACGGAGATCGTGGAGGACTGGTCGTGCGTCGAGGGTTGCCCGATCGCGATGCTCGACGCGCAGACCGGTGTCTCGGGGCCCGGCTACTTCCCTCCGGTGCGCCAGGCCGGCACCAAGAATGTGTACGGGACGTGGGCGTCGGTCGACGCACCCGAGAACGAGCGGTTCACGACGCCGGGTGGCGGGTCGAGGTTCTTCTACTGCGGGAAGGCGTCCCGAGTGGACCGCGACTACGGGCTGCCGGCCGGCGAGGAGAACAAGCACCCGACGGTGAAGCCTCTCGATCTGATGAGGTGGCTCGTCCGGTTGGTCACCCCGCCCGAGGGGACGGTCCTCGATCCGTTCACCGGCTCGGGGTCGACGGGCGCGGCGTCGCTGCTCGAGGGGTTCGACTTCGTTGGCTGCGAGCAGGACCCCGAGTTCGCCGAGCTCGCCCGCCAGCGGATCGGCAAGGCCGCCGAGTCTGGACATCAGGCCAGCCTGTTCTGACAGACTGGTCGCCATGACGTTCGAGGAGTGGCTGACGACCGGGATCGCCGAGGGCTGGTGCAGCGAACCGGGGTGCGCCGCGCATGACGGGCCGCCGCTCACCGAGGCCGAGGCCGAGCTGTACAACGCTCACCCCGACGACTGGCCCGGCGGGTTCGATCCGTTGGACCGGTGCCTGCCGGTGGTGCGGCTGTTCGGGCCGGATGGTCCCGAGGCGGTCCCGTCGATGGTTCCCGAGGGGATGGTCGGGGTTCCGGTGGCGGCGAGGCCCGAGGGCGCGGGGGCTGGTTCCCCGTCGCTGGGGCTGGTTCCCGAGGCCGAGGGCTGACCCCGAAAGAATCTTCCCGCTGTAGTTGATCTGACTACACCGGCATGGTACGTTGTGTACATGAAGAACACCGAAGCCCCCACCACCCGCAAGGCCCAAGACGTCACCGAAGGCGACGCCCTCGCTAACGGCGGCACGGTCACCCGGAACTACCGCCGCTGCGGCCGGCAGGTCATCAGCTACACCGACCGCAACGGCAACCACGCCTCGATGGTGAAGGCCCCCGCCGCCCCGGTCGCCCTCGCCCGCTGAATCGCCCACCAACCCACCACCAAGGAGAAGCCGACATGGCCCCCAAGACCCCCCGACTCGTAGAGGTCGACCCGCCGCCCCGCGGCTCGTCGCTGCCCACCGGTCACGACCACCCGAACCTCGAGGCCGCGGTCGCTCGGTCCCGCAAGCGGACCAAGATGGCCGACCTCGGCGAGCACCCCCTCGCCGTCGACTTCGACTACCACGGCCACACCGAGGCCGAGCTGCGGATGGCCTTCGCGGCGGTGGTCAGCGATGAGAACTGGAAGCTCGGCGTGAACGCCTGCTTCCCGGCGCTCAACTCCGACGAGCGGAAGCTGGTCGGCGACGCCCTCATCTTTTACTGCGGCAGCCCGGCCGAGGTGTACGACGTGGACGGCATGGTCTTCGTGGTCGCCGCCGGGTACTACGCCTGCATCGGGTCATGACGATGACCCGGCCGATCGTGACCAAGGCCCCGTGCGCGAAGTGCCCCTTCCGCAAGGACGTGCCGATCTACCTCCGGGCTGGTGCCCGCGAGGAGATCGCCCGGGCGTTGGCCGACGGCCGCGGGTTCCCGTGCCACGCCACGGTCAACTACGACACCGACGAGGAGGACGAGGAGGGCGCGACCATCCCCGACCAGTCGGCCGCTTCGGAGTGCGCTGGCGCGGTCGCCGCCCTCGAGCTGTCGGGCGGCTCGTCGCAGCTTGCCCGCATCGCTGAACGGCTCGGCGACCTCGACCCCGACCGGCCCGGCCACCACGACGACGTCTGGCCGCTCCATGAGTGGCCGCTGCTCGCCGCGGGCGCGACCGGCGACAACCCCGAAGAGGAGGAGTACGAGGGCGACACCTGCTCGGTCGTGAACGCTGGCTGCGAGGCCCCCGCCGGGTACCTCGGGACGGGTGGCGCGGTGGTCCACGGCGTCGAGCACACCGACAACTACTGCCCCGGGTGTGGCGACCCGGTCTGCGAGACCTGCATGGCCGATGAGGAGCTGTGCCCGACCTGCCTCGAGTACGAGGCCGACATGGAGGAGGTGAGCTGATGCCACGCCTACACAACACGCTGGTCGTGATCGCGGCGTTCGTGACGCTGGTCGCCGCGGGGGCCCCGTCCCTGCCCGGCTGGTCGAAATGGATGTGCGGCGTAGTCCTAGCGGCTACGGTGCTCCGAGCCGCGAACGTTGAGCACGACGTCAATGAAGGAGGCCCCGAGTGGGGAACTGGATGACCGTGATGATCGAGGGCGAGATCCCCGCCGATGAGGTGGCTCCGCTCACCGCTTGGCTCCAGGGGCCGCGGTTCGATGGCGGGTCGATGGACGACCCCGAGTGGGCGCGGCTTGGCCCGCTCACGATCTCGGGTGGTCTGGCCGGTCTCGGTTCATGGCCGGCCGAGACGGTGATGAGGATCGGGAACTGCTACGAGCGTGACTACACGCCCGAGTCGGTCGCCGATCATCTCGGGCGTGCGCTCGAGGCCGCGCCCGGCATGGACCTGAAGGTTCACTGCGGCGGCGACTACGAGTCGCTCGAGGTGGTCGCTTCGGTGCTGGCGCGGGGCGGGACCGTCGGTGTCGGCGAGGCGGTGCGGACGGTGATCCCGCCGATCCCGTCGGAGCAGGTCGAAGCGAACCTGATGAGGGCGCTGACTCAGGGGGTCGACCGGTGAAGCGGTGCCTGCAGTGGTTCGGGTACGGGTGGGCGATGCCTCCCGGCTGGCGTCACCGTGCCAAGCGTCGCGAGGAGGCCCGCCGTGCCGCGTCCCGATGACCGGCATCTGATCTCGGTGAACCGGACCCGCGAGGGTCTGTTCTCCGCTGCTTGCACCTGCGGGTGGGAGGCCGGCCCCGCGGTCGCGGTTCATCCCGAGCTCGCCGACGCGGTGAATCTGCACGGGTCGGCGAACCCGAGGGAGGCTCCGACGCTCTCCGATTGCGGCGACTGCGGCGTCGAGGCCGGTGAGCCGCACCTCGAGGGCTGCGACGTGGCCCGGTGCTTGGTGACTGGTCGCCAGCAGTTGTCGTGCGGCGGTTTCGATCATCCCGGCCAGAGCTGCGGGGTGGACGTCTGGACCGGCCAGTGGCCCGGCGAGGCTGAGGCGGTCCGGTACGGGCTGTGGCGTGATGATCTGGTGGGCTTCGAAGGGGCGCAGGTGCCGGATGTGAGTCGGCTGATGTCGGTCGGCCGGTGGGACCAGGACCGCGCTGAGTGGGTCATCGACGGCGAGGAGTCGGGCTGATGGGTTGGTGGGCGCACTTGGCCGATGACCGAGGCAACGACGAGGGGTCGTGGAACTTCACGCACAACACGAACGGGATGATCGCCGAGGCGCTGCAGGCGGCGACGGGCGAGACGGTCGAGGAGTGCGGTGGCCCGCTCGGGCCGGTGATCGGGCCGGCGTGGTGGGAACGGCTCAACGGGATGACCGGCCCCGAGGGCGGCGAGTTCCTCGACACGATCGTGAAGGCGCTGATGGCCGACCCGGTCCGGTTCGAAGCGATGAACCCGGAGAACGGGTGGGGGTCCTACGAGTCGCTGTTGAAGGTGCTGGCCGACATGCGGGACTCGGTGCCCGAGTGGCCGTGCGTCTGGCAGGCGAGCGGATGAGCGCGCCGACCCCGGAGGTGGTGTCGGTCCCGGCGGTGAGGCTCGCCGACGGTTCGATCCATGTGGGGCTGCCCGAGAACCTGACCCGCGACCACGGTGGCGGGGTGTGGCTGCTGGACGAGGGCGGCGTCGGCTACTACGGGTCGACCAACGCTGTGCGGGTGATGGCCGCCGAGCTGGTCGAGGACGCTCAGGGTGAACGGGACCGGGCGGGCGAGTCGATGCAGACCGAGGCGGCCGTGGACTGGCTCGAGGAGGCGACCGAGCAGGCGGCGGGGCTGCGGCTCCTGGCCGACGAGATCGATCAATGGGAGCGCGACCGTGTTCGGCCGGCCGGGTTGTGCGGGTGTCCGCTGTGCCCGGATTCGTCTCACGGCGGCGAGCTCGGGGAGGTGGAGTGATGGGGCGAGCTGAGCGACGGAACCAGGCGAGGCGGCATCGGCCCCCGAGGCGGGTGCAACGCGACCGGGCGCTGCGGCGACGGATGACCGAGGCCGAGCTGGTCTCGGTGTTCCCGGCCGGCGCTCACAACAACAGGCGCGACATTGAGCGGGCGATGCAGGCGTCCCACGACGCGCTGATCGCCGAGCTCGGGGCGCGGCGGCGCTCGGGGGTGACGTGGATGGTCTACGAGCGGGCGCAGTGGGCCGCGCCGATGCGTGACCTGTTCGCCGACCCCGACTTCGATGGGCTGCGGACGTTCCTCGAGGGTGACGACGTGGTGCTGGTGGTCGCGTTCGCCGAGGCCGACCCCGAAGCCGATGACCACCAACCCAAGGAGCAGACCGATGAGTGAGACCGCAGCGCAGATCAACGACCAGATGGACGAGCACGGCATCGAGTGGGGCGTCCGCTACCGCGACCCCGCATCCGGGTTCGAAGGCGAGCCGACGGGCCTCTACTTCTTCAAGCACGGCTGCCTGCGGGTGGCGTTGCGAGGGGTGAACCGGACGACCGGGGAGCCGGCCGAGTTCACGTTCGACGCGCCCGAGCTGGTCGCGGTGGAGACGGCTGAGCCGGTGCCGGCTGGCTCGAGGAACGGCGGCCCGCACGATCTGGCTCCGGTCGGTCGGCCATCGATGCCGCGGCTGGCTGGCCCGCAGCGCGGCTGATGGCGGTCGCCCCGGCGTTCTTCGAAGCTGAACGTAAGGCGCTCGGCCTCGAGCGGTGGCCCGACGCCGGGGAGCGGATCACGTTCCTACGGCGTCGGAGCACCGAGTGGGAGACCGGCGAGGTGGTGCGGGTGTGGGTCGGCATCGAGGTGATGATCGATCTGGCCGAGGGCGCTGCGTTGTGCCCGGCGCTCGGCGACGAGTTCGTGGCCCGACCTTCGACGCGCATCGAGTGAGGTGCGCTGTGCTCGCCGGTAGTAGTTGCTTCGGCTACAGACGGCGGGTAGGGTCCGCGAACCGACCGATGGAGTGAAGGAGGAGCCGAATGGCGCAGGACTTTGTGCGAGTGAGCAAGGGCCAGATCCGCCAGTACGCGTGCCCCGAGTGCGGTGCGAGGCCCGGCGGCTACTGCGAGGGCCGCGAGGAGACCGGCACGAACCATCGGGAGCGGATGATCGTCGCGCAGAACGCCGAGTACGAGCGGGTCAACGGTCACCCGTTCGAACGGCCCGAGGAGCCGACGCCGGCCGCCGAGCCGCATCCTTTCGAGATGCCGGGGCGCGAGTTCACCGACGCCGAGATGCCGGCGATGGCCCCGGAGGTGCGCCCGGCCCCGAGCTCGGCCCCGAGTCGGGCGATCACCGGGGGGTTCGCTCCGACCGACGAGCAGCTCGAGGCGGTGGACCTGGCGGTGACCGGCGACAACCTCGCCGTCGAGGCGCTGGCGGGGACGGGCAAGACGACCACGTTGAACCTGATCGCCGAGGCGAAGCCCGAGGACGGGATCTACGTCGCGTTCAACAAGGCGATCGTGACCGAGGCGAAGCAGAAGTTCCCGAGCCGGGTGACGTGCGCGACCTCGCACTCCCTGGCGTTCCGGGCGGTCGGCCACCGGTACAAGCACCGGTTGAACGGGCCGCGGATGAAGTCGTGGCAGATCGCGAAGCGGCTCGGGATCGGTTCGCAGCCGGTCGAGACTTCGTTGGGACGCCAGATGTTCCCGGCCGACAAGATCGCCGGGATGGTGATGAAGGGCGTCCGGGTGTTCTGCCAGTCAGCGGACCGTGAGATCGGGACCCGCCACATCCCGCTGCCGACGACGATGCGCGACGACCCGGAGATGACGATTGCGTTCGGGATGATCCGCGACAGCCTCGGCGATGAGATCCGGGCGGCGTGGGCCGACGTGCGGAAGGTCGACGGGCAGCTCCCGTTCGATCACAACGCCTACCTGAAGCTGTGGTACCTCGAGGACCCGTTCATCGCGACGGACTACATCCTGTTCGATGAGGCGCAGGACGCGAACGGGGTGACGCTCGCGATCGTGGAGGCGCAGAACGATCACGCTCAGCTCGTCTTCGTCGGCGACCGCCATCAGGCGATCTACGGGTGGAACGGCGCGGTGAACGCGATGGAGCGGGTCGAGGTGGCGCATCGGGCGTGGCTGACGACGTCCTTCCGGTTCGGCCCCGAGATCGCTGAGGCGGCGAACGAGGTGCTCGACCTCCTCGGAGCGGAGCACCATGTGATCGGCGCGGGCCGGCCAGGGACCCGAGGCGAGTGCGACGACCCGTCGATCCTGTTGTCGAGGACGAACGCTGGCGCGGTGATGGGCGCGCTCGAGGAGATCGAGAATGGCGGCCGGCCGCATGTGATCGGCGGCGCGGACGACGTGGTCGGCTTCGCTCGGGCGGCGTCGAAGCTGCAGCGGGGCGAGATGGTCTCCCATCCCGACCTGATCTGCTTCACGTCATGGGGCGAGGTGAGGGCCTACGTCAAGAACGACGAGCTGGGATCGGACCTCGCTCTGCTGGTCGGCATCATCGACCAGTTCGGCGCGGACGAGATCGTGGACCTCCTTGAGCACCAGCCGCGCGAGCGGGACGCCACGCTGATCCTGTCGACGGCTCACAAGGCGAAGGGCCGGGAGTGGGAGTCGGTGAGGCTCACCCCGGATCTGGCGAAGTCGGGGACCGAGGAGCAGCGGTTGCGCTATGTGGCGACGACTCGGGCGAAGGCTCACCTCGATGACGCGAAGCTGCTGGCGAAGCTGGCCGAGGATGATGAGCTCGCCGATGAGCTGAACCTCGATGAGCAGATGGTGATGGCGTCGCTCGACCAGGCCGCTGCCGATGAGGCGGCCGCTGAGGGGCCTGTCGTGGCCGCCGAGGCACCGGAGGCCCCACCGGCCCCCGCCGTTGTGGATGAGGCGGTGAGGGCCTACGAGCGTGCGTTCGGGCGGGAGGCGCTCGAGCGGCAGGAGGTGGCGGCCAGAGCCGCGGGTCGGCTTCTGGCGGCGGCGGGCGAGGTGGTGAAGCACCAGACGGCGATGATGGGCTGGCCGAGGGATCCGAACAGCCCGATGTACGAGCTGGCCGAGGCTGGCCGCGAGGCCGACCTGGCGATGTGTGCGGCCGGCTGGATCGAACCCGACGACGAAGAAGTGGAGCTCTTCTGATGAACGTGACAGTGACGACGTGGACCTGCGATCGGTGCGGCGCGACGGTCGAGACCGACCAGGGCGAGCAGCCGAAGGACTGGTCGGCGGTGAAGTTGACGGGTCATCGTTCGGCGTCGTTGTGGGGGAGGCCGTGATGCTCACGTCGGTCGTGTGTGAGGAGATCATCGCCGAGGCTCGGGACCGGCTGAGGCCGACGACGACCACGGCCACGTCCTGCCACGCGCTGAAGGTGCGGCGCGGCACGATCGCCGCGAGGGCGCTCGCCGAGCTCGGCTGGCCGTTCCTCGACGCGCAGGTCGTCCGGTACGGGCCGGGCGGCGGGTACGACTGGCACGTCGATGGGCCAGGGCGGGCGACGACGCTGCTCGTGCAGCTCTCCGAGCCGGGCGACTACGAGGGCGGGCTGGTCGAGGTGCGAGGCTGGCCCGAGGCCCCGACCGGGCGGGGGTCGGCTGCGGAGTGGCCGGCGCAGTTCCCGCACAGGACGACCGAGGTGACCGCAGGCGAGCGGTGGGCGCTCGTCTCCTGGCGGCCATGACCGGCCCGTTCCGGGTGGTCGACGGGGTGGGCCACGTCGGCGACCGGGCGTTCCCGGTGTGGGAGGTGGACGACCGGACCTCGCAGCCGTGGTCGCCGACGCTCGGGTTCTGGATCCGGTGGGTCAACGGGTGGGCGGCGCTCGTCCGGTGGCCGACCGTCCCGACGGGCGACGACCGGTTGGATCCGCCCGGTGAGCGGTGCGTCCTCGAGCGGGGCGCGGTCGGTCTGGTGAAGCAACGACGATCCGTCTACGACGGCGAAGGCCCCGACGCTGCTCGGGTGTTCACGGAGCGGTGGTCGCGGCCCCCCGAGATCGGGCTGACCGCCGTCGAGGCGCTGGCGGTCCTCGCCGAGACGGAGGGGTTGGAGCAGCCGCCGTGGATGGAGGGCCGTCCGTTCACGGGTTGAAAGCGCTGGTCACGGCGTTGTTTCCCACAGACCCCCGGTGTAGTTGATCCAGCTACACGGTGGAGGTACGTTGTGCCCATGAACGAAGCGACGAACGCAGCGAACGCCCGAGCGGCAGCCACCATCACGGAGGCGCTCACCGACGGCATCCTCACCGCCAAGGTCAGCGGCCTCTTCGGCCTCCCGGCGCTCACCCTCGAGCGGGCCGACGGTCAGCCGCTCGGCCGCCACGGAGACCACGACGTCACGGGCCTCACGATCGACCTCCACAGCGTCAGCCTCATCGGTCGGGTCACGACCCGCAACAAGGACCTCCGCAAGGCGATCCGGCTCGGCGTCGCGAAGATCGCAGCGGGTGGCGGCAAGGTCGCCCCCGTCGAGACGATCACCGCCGACGAGATCGCCCGCATCGACGAGGCTCGCTTCACATCGATCTTCGCCCGGTGATCGGGGGCCACACCTCGGGGGCTGGCTTGGTGGCAGGGGCAGGATTCGAACCTGCGACCTCATGGTTATGAGCCATGTGAGCTGACCGGACTGCTCTACCCTGCGAGCGGCCACCGTAGCGGACCGGCCGCGCCGAGTGAAGCGATTGTGGGGCCGACGACCCGAGAGTCCTCTAACAGGCGTCGGCAGCACCAAAACTTGAACCCGGCACGGGGGACGACCACCCCGACGACCAGGGTTTCGCGAGTCGCGGCACGCGAAACTGTACGCTCGGGTTCCATGACCGACACGACCGTCCCCGCCGACCTCCTCGAGCAGGAGTACGCGACCGTCCCCGTCGACTCGCTCGACCCGCACCCCGACAACCCGAGGCGAGGCGATGTCGACGCGATCGCAGCGTCGATCGACGCCAACGGGTTCTTCGGAGCGGTCCTCGCCCAACGCGCCACAGCGGATCACGGCCCACGGATCCTCGCCGGCGAACACCGGTGGCTCGCCGCGCAACGCCACGGCCACCTCGAGATCCCCGTCCTCTGGATCACCTGCGACGACGACCGGGCACGCCGCATCCTGCTGGTAGACAACCGCGCCGACGACCTCGCCACCTACGACGACCGGTACCTCGCCGACCTCCTCGGCGAAATCAAAACCAGCGAAGCCGGCCTCACCGGCACCGGGTTCGACGGCACCGACCTCCGAGAACTCCTCGACCGGCTCGACCCCCAAGACCAAACCCTCGACCCGCCCGACGACGACGACCCGCTCACCAACATCGACCCCGACGCCGAACCCGTCGCCAAGGTAGGCGACCTCTGGCAGATCGGCCCCCACCGGCTACTCGTCGGCGACTGCTACGACCCCGCCAACCTCGACCGCCTCCTCGACAACACCGAACACGGCACCGTCGACGCCGTCGTCACCGACCCCCCCTACGCCATCTACGGCTCAAGCACCGGCATCTCGAGCGACGTAGCCGACGACAAAATGGTTCGCCCGTTCTTCGAACAACTCGGCCGCCTCATCCGCGCCCGCCTCAAGCCATTCGGCCACGCCTACGTCTTCTGCGACTGGCGCTCATGGGCAACCGTCTGGCACGGAATGAAAACCGCACGCCTCGCCCCCAAGAACTGCATCGTGTGGGACAAAGGCCGCTTCGGCCTCGGCGGCATGTACGCCAACACCCACGAATTCGTCGGCTTCTTCGCCAACCTCCCCAACCAACGCACCATGACCTCCAGCGACCAGCGAGGCCAACGCGCCGTCAACAGCGAACCCAACATCTTCCACACCAACCGCCCCACCGGAGACGACCGCCAACACAACGCAGCCAAACCCCTCGACCTCCTCCAATGGCTCATCGTCAACAGCACCGACGAAGGCGAAACCATCCTCGACCCCTTCACCGGCAGCGGCTCCGTCATCATCGCCGCCCACCACACAGGCCGCATCGCCTACGCCACCGAACTCGAACCCCGCTTCGCCGACATCACCATCCGAAGGGCAGAACACCTCACCGGCCACACAGCCACCGTCACCCACGCCCCCGAGACAGACGACCCGACCACCAACGACACGACCAGCGACGACCACGACCAGCCATGACCACACCCAAACCCCAAGCCCCACACGACCCCAAAACCCAACGCGCCCAAAACACCGATGGAGGAACGGATTCGGTGATCGAAAGTTCGTCTCGTGATGGTGGGAGGCCTGCGAAGTGGGCGGATCCTCGGGTGCGGGAGGCGTTGGTGGATGGGGTGAGGATGGGCGCTCCGGTGAAGTATGCGTGTCGGGCGGCGGGGATTGATGAGGGGACGTTTTATCGGTGGCGGCGGCAGTCGGCTGAGCCGGAGGCCCCGGAGGAGTTGCGGGCGTTGTTTGAGGAGTTGGAGGGGGCTCATGCTCGGGCGGTGTTGCGGAACGTCGGGTTGATTCAGGCGGCGGCGCAGGAGTCGAAGCATTGGAAGGCGGCGGCGTGGTGGTTGGAGCGGATGCATCCGGAGGATTTCGCTCGGCAGGATCCGGGGCAGCTTGGGCAGGGGGGGACGCAGGTGGTGATCGCTTCGGAGGATGACATCAGGCGGTTGCAGGCGACGTTGGAGCGGCGTGCTGAGGCGTCGGGGGAGTTGGCGGTGGTGGACGCCGAGGTGGTGGGCGATGAGTGACCAGCCGGCGTTGATCCCTAGCGGTCTCCTCGAGCTGATGACCGATGAGGAGCGGGCGCTCTACTCGCAGTACCTCGACTATCAGGTGGTGCAGGAGGCGACCGATCCGTTGCCGTGGTTGGACGCGTTGTTCCCGTCGTATGTGCCGTTCGATTTCGCTGAGCATCACAAGGTGTTCTGGTCGTGGTTGTGGGAGATCGAGCGGCAGGAGAAGCCGGATCCGTTTGTGGCGATCTGGCCGCGTGGTGGAGCGAAGTCGACGGCGGCTGAGCTCGGGATCGTCGCGCTGGCGGCTCGGGGCCGGCGGAAGTACGGGCTCTACATCTGCGAGACGCAGGACCAGGCGGATGACCATGTGGGGAACGTGGCGTCGCTGCTCGAGACGGACGCGATCTCGGCGGCGTACCCCGAGCTCGGGGAGCGGATGCTCGGCAAGTTCGGGCATGCGAAGGGCTGGAAGGTGAACCGGTTGCGGACGGCGTCGGGGTTCACGCTCGACGCGATCGGTCTCGACAAGGCGGCCCGGGGGATCAAGCTCGATGAGCAGCGGCCTGACTTCATCGTGCTCGATGACATCGATGGGGAGACCGACTCGGGGCACACGACGGAGAAGAAGAAGACGATCATCACCCGGAAGCTGTTGCCGGCGGGGTCGCATGATTGCGCGGTGCTGGCGATCCAGAACAAGGTGTCGGACGAGTCGATCTTCGCTCAGCTCGCTGATGGGCGCGCCGACTTCCTGACCTCGCGGATCTTGTCGGGGCCGATCCCGGCGATCGAGGGTCTCGAGTATGAGCAGCAGCCGACCGAGGACGGGCGGCGGCGGTGGGTCATCACCGGGGGGACGGCGTCGTGGGAGGGCCAGTCGGTCGAGATCTGCGAGTCGCAGATGAACGACTGGGGGTTGTCGGCGTTTCTGTCGGAGGCGCAGCACGACACCGAGCCGCCAGGCGGCGGGATGTTCGACCATCTGGATTGGCCGGCGATCCGGGTGACGGAGGCTGAGCTGCCCGAGTTCCGGCGGGTGGTCTGTTGGGTCGACCCGGCGGTCACGTCGACCGACAACAGCGACTGCCAGGCGATCATCGTGGACGGTCTCGGCGTCGATGGGAAGATCTACCGGCTGTGGGCGTGGGAGGGCCGGACCACTCCGCTCGACACGTTGCAGCGCGCGATCCGGGCGGCGGTGCGGCTCGGGTCGGAGAAGGTTGGCGTGGAGACCGACCAGGGCGGCGACACTTGGGAGTCGGTGTACCGGGAGGCGTTGCGGTCGTTGCTCGAGGACGAGAACGCCCCGCTCGAGCTCGGCGACGAGCAGGTGATTCCCCGGTTCGATCAGGCGAAGGCCGGGCAGATGCAGGCGTCGAAGACCGCTCGGGCGGCCCGGATGCTGGTCGACTACGAGACCGACGTGTTCCGCCACCTCGAGGGCGTCCATCGGGTGATCGAGCGGTCGTTGTCGCGGTTCCCGAAGACGAAGCCGTTCGACCTCACCGACGCGTGTTTCTGGTCATGGGACGATCTGGATCCGAAGCCGAGGCGGATGCGGCGTCGTGCTCGGGCGAAGTCGGCGGCGCGCCGGTCGCTTGGCGATGTGTCGCCGGCGTTGCTCGGCGGGTGACGTTCAGCCGCGGCGGATCTGGCGGCGGGCCTTGCGGGCGAGGCGGCGGCCTCGGCGGGTCTTGGGGGTGGGGGTGGCGACGGCGAGGGCGTAGCCGATGGCCGCGCCTTTGGCGTTGAGGTTCGGGATGCGTCCGGCGGCGGTCCACCTCGGGAGGCTCGGGGCTGCGATTGCGGTGCTCCACTTCATGTCCCGAACTGTAGCATAGAAGGCTACGGCGATGTGTCGGGTTTCGGGGTGGTGGCCCGGCTGGTGGCTCGGCGGCGTCGGGCGAGCTCGAGGCGGTCGGGAGGTTCCCGTCAGGTTCGTTGAGGTTCCGTCAGGTTCTCGGGAGGTTCGTCAGGTGCTCGAGCTCGGCCGGCTGGCGGCAACCGCGGGGCGTGACGGCTCGGGCGGCTCGGCGACGGACTGCTAGCCGGGATCGCAGCAGTTTCGCAGCAGATCGCAGCAGTTCCGGTGCGCCGGCAGCAGTTCTGCTGCGTTTGCTGCCCGGCCGGTGCGTGACCGGACCGCTCTGAGCGGTTGCCGGCCAGGGCGGCGAGCTTCGCCGAGGTGGTCTCGTGATGGTCTCCGGGGGTTCGTCGGGGGTTCGTCGCCGAGCTCGGGGATAACGGGGGCATAACGGGGGATGATCGAGTGATGCGCCTGGCGTCCGCTGGTCGCCCCGGGGCCGGTTGGGCGGTGATCGGGCGGGAGGCGGCCCTCGAGGGCGTAGACGGGCGCTGAGGGGCCGATCGTCGGCTCCTGGCGGCGGCCAGCGGCGAGCATCGTGCCAAGCATCGTCGGCATCGTCCGAGCATCGTCCGAGCATCGTCGGGGATTCTGAGCGATCTGGCCTGGCCGGCGCGCCTCCTGGCGACTCCCTGGCGACTCTCGGGGGGTCGGGACGGGCCGAGGAGCGTGGAACGACCCGACATCAGTCTCGGGAGCCCTGGCGACCAGGGCGAAACGGGCGGGTCTGCGGCGGCCTCGAGCCTCCTGGCCGGCTGTCCTGGCATGCTCTCGTATGCGCTGGTCACGGTCCGTTTCTGAGCTCGGGAGTCCTGGGATACTGCGGGCTCCCTGGCGACTCCTGGCGCGACTCCCTGGCGGGAGCACGGGATGATGTGGGGAGCGGCGAGATCATCGGGGGCCTTGGCGTGGGCCTCGGGTGAAGGCGGGGTCCTGGCCGGCCGGCGCTCGAGCTCGAGCCGGCAGCCAGGGGGGAGTACAGAGAGCCCTTACAGGCCCGTGACCTGCGGACATGCCGGCACTGAAGATTGTCCGAAGTCGGGCAGTCGGACCTCGGTGGCGGCGAGCTCGCGGTCGTCGGGCGAGCAGCGTGGAAGGCAGTGGAACGCAGCACGACGCAGTAGAACGCAGTGGAACGCAGTGGAACGCAGCGAAGTTGGTGCCCTGGCAGCGGTTCTGCTGTCGAGCAGGCGGCCTGGCGGCCACGATCGCCGCCATGAGCGGGGCGGGGGCCTCGGGCGTGATCGGGCGGCGGCCCGCCTCGAGGGGCACACGGCGGCGTTGTGCGTCGGATCCGGGCCGATCCGTGGCGGCCTGGCGGCGTGGAGCGCGCCCGGTCGCCTGGCGGGGAGTGGTTCTTCTGGTTCCCGGGGCGAGGAACGTGACGAACCCGACGAACCCGGCGGGGCGTGGGCGTGAGCTGGTGGGCCTCGGGGCGAGCTCGGGCGGCCGTCGTGTTCCTCGTGTTCCTGGCCGGCGAACACTCAACGACACAACGCCGTGACCAGCGCATATGCCGGCCTGGCGGTGGCGATATGCCGGCCCTGGCGGCCGGGAGTGTTCCCGGGAGTTCGTCGGGTTCTTGGGAGAAGGACCCGAGGATCGTGACGGCTGGCGCTCGGTGAGGTGGGCCGCCTGGCGGATCCGGGTTTGCCCTGGCCGGCTACTCGAGCCGATTCTGTCCGGCCTGGTGTCCTCGCGTAACCGCTGGTCAGGGGACAGAAATGGGACTCCTTGGCCGGCGTGTTGTCCGCAGTGGTGGTTGCCGGCAGGTGGCCTGGCTGGCGTCGATCGAAGGAGCTGGCCTGGCTGGCGGCGTGAGGTGGCCGAGGGCGTCGGGGCGGCGCTCGGGCGTGATGACGCTCGGGGTGGCGCACGGCGGCACACGGGCCGTGATCCGGGGGCCGTGGCGTGAGCTGGCCGGGCTCGGATCTGCGCTTGAGCCGGCCAGGGCGGCCAGGCAGAACGGGATGACGTGAGGTACCTGCGGCCAGGTCTCGAGCCAGGAGGCGCGCCAGGCAGTCGCGCCGAGCTCGGCCGGCCAGGGCGTAACCGCTGGTCAGCGTCCGTTTCCGACAGGGAGAATCGGGAGGCTCGCGCCAGGTCGTTTCCCAGGGGGCCGGCCAGGGCGAGGAGCGTGGGATGGAGTGGAACGCAGTGGGGAGCAGCGTGGCGGCAGTTGCGGGCGGGCTCGGCCGACTGTCGGCGCGACTGCCTGGTCAGGGTGCATAACCGCTGGTCACGGTGCAGAAACGAGGGTGTCGGCGACTGCGGTTTCGAGAGGCTGAAACGGCAGTCGCCAGGAGGGCGCGCTCGGCGTCGATCGTGGGGCCTGGCGGCTGGGTTCCCGGCTACCAGCTCGAGGGGGCGGCGGCGGGCCGTGCCAGCTCGGGGCGGGTGATCGGGCGTGGCGTGGCGCTCGGGCGCGTACGGGGGCCGTGAGGGGCTGATCCGTGGCGATCGTGGGCGCGGGTGGCGGCCTCGGGGGTGGTCGTCGCCGATCCGGGGGTGTTCTCCGGGTGTTCTCCCGGGTGTTCTCCCTGGTCGGGCGAGCTCGGAGCCATCGCCGAGCCGCCACTGAGCCAGCCACTGAGCCAGCCGCTGACCTGCGGTTATGCGTTTGCCTGGCCGGCGACCTGGCCGGCGATGGTCGTCAGATGGTTCGTTGATGGTTCCGTCGGGGGTTCGTTGCGGACGCTGGGGGCCGTTTCGGCCAGCGTCGGCCAGCGTCGGCTCGAGCTCGGCGCGACTGTCGAACCCTGTGCATAAGGGCTGGTCACGGTGCGTTTCTGGCCGGCTGGTCGGGGGTGTCGCGACTGCCGCGACTGTCGGGGTGCCAGCACCCTCCGGAATTGATGGTCGGGGAATTGATGGATGCTCGAGGATCCATCGATTCCGCCCTGGTGAGCCGTCACGGTCAGCGGTTGCTGGGGGCTGCTGGCCGGCGGAACTGCAACGGACAGCGGTTGCGGCTGACAGGGCGAGCTCGGCCGCGTTGCTAGCGTGCTATCAATTCCCGGCCTGGTCGGCGGCCAGCAGGTTCCGGGGCGGCACCACTCATCGACGGTCCTGCGCTCGGGCGTGGTGGGCGTACAAGCGTACCGGTCGCCATTCGGGGCTGGTCGGGCGTGGCGTGGGCCTCGAGGGCGTCAGCGGCGATCTCGGGCCGCCTGGCGGGGCGTTGAGTGGCGGGTCGAGGCGGCGTTGAGTGACTGAGCGGCCTGAACGGCGGTGCGGGCGTTGAGGTCGTTGAGTGACTGAACGGGCCTCGTGCTCGGGCGTGAGGCGGGCGGGGGCGGCTTGCGAGGTCTTGAGCCGGCGCTCGTCCCGCTCACCGGGGCAGGGTTTCCCTCGGTCGGCCGCCGCCGCCCGAGGTGAAGCTACCCGACGGGGCGAGCTTGGGCGATCGGGTTGCCGGGGAAGGGTGCCGGGGTGTGACAGGCTGACAGGCTGCCTGTCCATAACCGCTGGTCACGGGCTTGCGGTGGGGGTGCTCGAGGGTGTCGCGACTGTCGGATCTGACAGGCTGCGGGGGGTCATTCGGCCTGGTCGTCGGGGTCGCCAGGGCAGTCGGCCAGGCATTCGTCTTCGGGGCCGACGTGGCAGTGGGGGCAGGTGGCGTCGAGCCAGCCGGCGATCTCGATGGCGGCGAGGTCGCCGAGCGCTTTGGAGGCGGTGTCGCCGAGGTTGATCTGGATCGGCGCGTCGGGGGGGAGGCCGTTGACCTTGCGGTAGTGGGCGGCCATTGCCTCGAGGTCGGCTACGGCGTCGGGGGGTTGCGAGGGGTGGCGGGGGTCAGCCATGCCATTCCTCGGCGTGGCCGGTTTCGAGGAGGGAGCCGGTGAGGGACGCGTAGTCGGGGCCGGTGATGTCGCCGAGCCAGCGGCCGAAGCTGTCGGCTTTGGTGGTGGTGATGAGGAACGGGTCGGTGTTGTGGTCGGCTCGGGCTGCGACCCATTGGCGGGTGTGTTCGGTGGCGGCGCGGCCGGCGTCGCGGGTTTCGCCGCGGGGTTCGGGGCAGTTGATCCCGAGGAGGCGGATCCGTTGGAGGGTGGTGAGGTGGAACCCGAGGTCGATGCGGGCGTCCACGGTGTCGCCGTCTACGACTCGGGTGATCTGGCAGCGGTAGGTGTACGGCGGTTCGGGGGTCGGCATGGCCCCAGTTTCGCGCGCCGGCCAGGCGGGCCCGGCGATTCGGACGGGGATGGTGGTGGTGCTCGAGCGGAGCGCGGCGAGGATGCGGTGGTGGCCGTCCCATACTCGGCCGTCGTCGCCGAGGGTTACGGGGTCGCAGAGGTCGGGGTTGAAGGTGGCGGTGAGCTCGGCGAGTTCGTTGCGGCTGTCGAGGTCTCGGGCTTCGTCGTTCCAGTCCCAGGGTGGGGGGTGGGAGCCGGGTCGCCAGCGGGTGATGATTTCGGCGGGGGTGAGGTGGTCAGTCATCGGCGTTGGGGATGATGCGGGCTTCGATGTCGGCGGTCCACATGCAGATGTCGCCGCCGGCGGTGCGGACGAGCGGGCTGGCGGTGATGTGGTCGATGAGGTAGCCGTGGCCGTCGGCGAGCGCCGTGAGGGCGCGGTGGGCGCGTTCCTCGAGGGCGTCCCAGGTTGGGGCGCTGATGGTGAGGTGGGCGGTGCGGGTGGCGTGGTCGTAGGCGGCGAGTTCGCCGTCGCAGTGGGGGCAGCGGACGGTGCGGATCGGGGGTTTCACGGGTAGCTCCATTCGGTGAGGGGCGCGTCGGCGTGGAGGTTGTAGAGGGTGCCGGGGGTGGTGCTGATGGTGGCGAGGACGGTGAGGCAGCGGGCCTGGTCTTCGGTGGGGGTTTGGCCGGCGTTGCGGGTGTACCAGTCGGCGATGGTCATGGGTTCGCCAGCTCGAGGAGGACGTCGGCGTGGCACGGGTCGTCGGGCTGGCAGTAGCAGGCGAGGTCGAGGCCGGTGAGCTCGGGGAGGTGTTCGGTGAGGATGATGGCGCGCGGGTCGGTCGGGTTGGTGAGCCAGGCGCGGTAGAGGGCGACGGCGAGGTCGGGGGTGGTGACGGTCGAGTACTCGTGGTCGACGGCGAGGATGATGATCGGGTCGCCGACTCGGAACGGGTTCCCGAAGGGTCCGGGTCGGGTGACGGATCGTGCGCCTTTCGGCATGCGCCAGCCGGCGGTGCGTTTGCGTTGGATGCGGATGGGCGGGGTGTCAGCCATCGGCGTCTCTCGGGTTGATCGGCTCGGCCCACATCGCCCACGTTTCGGGTTGGAGGGCGTCGAGGGAGCTGCGGACTCCGTCGGGGAGGTCTTCGGCGCGGCGGGTGTCTTCGATGGCGCGCTCGGCGGCGATCGCTGCTCGGGTGGCGCTGGCGGGGTTGTCGGCGGTGAACGTGGCGACGTATCGCCATCGGCGTTCGCCTTCGAATTCGGCCATTCGGCTTCTCCTTGGTCGGGGGTTCGACTGTAGCTCTCCGTGTGACGGGGAGCGAGGAGTCAGGCGGGGAGCTGGTCGGTGAGGCCGAGCTGGTAGTCGTTGGCGACTCGGGCGGTCCGCTCGAGTTCGGCGTCGGCTTGCTTGCGGTTCTCGGTGGAGACGTTGCTGTAGGCGGTCCAGTCGGTCTGGCCGTGGCTGCGGTAGGTGATGCCCCATCGGCGGTCGGGGCGTGCTCGGGGCGCGGTGAGGAGCGCGAAGGGTTCCTCGTCGGGTTGGCGGCGGATCTCGGTGCGTCCGTCGCCGAGGTCGGTGTGGTGGAGGCTCATCGGGTCGTCTCCTTGCGGGTCATGTAGGCGGCGTGGTCGCGGCCGTGCTTCTCGGTCATCGACCGGATGCTGTATCCGCCGGTCGGGCCGCAGCTCGAGCAGGTGGCGTTGTAGCCGTCGATGTCGCCTGCGCCGGGTGTGGCGGGCTTCTCGGTGATGGTGATGTGGTGGGCCATGTCGGCGTCTCCTTGGTTGGTCGCTTCGGCTGCTTCGCAGCGCGAGGCGTGGGCGTGGTAGTAGCGGGTTTCGCTGGTGCCGTCGGCGAGGTCCCATACTTCGACGGCTTGGGCGTGGGTGTCATCGACCAGTGTTCCGCAGCGGTGGCAGTTGGTGACCACGGTGCGGGCTGCCATCGGGATCCGGTAGCGGCGGGTGTCGGTGGTGGTGGTGCTCATCGGGTGGCCTTCCGGGCGAGCTTGCGGGTGGGGTAGGTGACGGTGACGCCGGGGGCGACGAGCTTGTGGAGGTGGGCGTTGTCGCCGTCGATGGTGTCTACGATCCAGGTGAGTTGGTCGCGGTCGGCGATGTGTGTGACTCGATCGCCGGGGGTGGGGGTGTCGGTGGGGGCCATGTCGGCTTCGGGTCGGTTGGTGGTGGTGGTGGTGCTCATCGGGCCTGTCCTCGGGCTGCTTGGCGGGCCATGCTCGCGTCTTGGGCGGCGTCGTCGGCTGCGTCGGCTGCGCTCTGGTCGGCGCTGCGAGCGGCCCGGCGGGCTGCGGCTGCGGCCATGCTGGCGTCGAAGCTGGTGCGAGGGGCTGCGGCCTGGCGGCTGCGGCGGTCTCGGCGGGCTGCGTCGTTGGCGTTTTTCATCTGGCGGGCGGCGCGTGCTCGGCGCTGGCGGGCGTTTTGTTGGGCTGCGGTGGGGTTCCTCATGTCCACAAGATACCGTGCATCTGTAGTCGAGTCAACTACAGCGAGGGGGCAAAGACGCTGGTCACAGGGTTGTCGGAGAAGAACCCTGTTCTGCCTCGGCCGCCAGGGCGGCGATCCCGTGATCGCCGAGCGACTTCCCGGGCCGCTTCGCCCGAGCTCGGATCGCCACCATCCCCTCGGGGCAGTCGCCACACGCGGGGCACCAAGAGCACAGCGGACCCGGCGACGGGTCGAACCGGTCCTCGGCGAGATCCTGCTCGATCGACGTCCAGATGTTCCCGAGCCAGTCGACAGCCTCGGTGATCGCCGAGCGGGTGATCGGCACGACGTCGATGTGACCGATCGGGATCCACACGATGCGACCCTCGGCGACGGGCCGCTTGTCGTGGGCCTCGACCGCGGCGGCGTACAGGGTGACTTGGCGCAGCTTCGGCTCGAGCCAGTCGGCGCGGTCGGGACGCTTCCCGGTCTTCCAGTCGGTGACGATCGCCGCGCCCGACGCGGTCGTCTCGGTCAGGTCGATGATCCCGACGAACGGGATGCCGGCGAGCTCGGTCTCGACGCGCCGTTCGGCGACGACGGTTCCGGGCTGGCGGCTGGTGGGGAGCTTCAGCGCGAGCGACACGAACGCCATCGCCTTCGCTCGGAGCGCGGCGTCGACTTCGGGCCAGTAGAGGTCGGCGATCGACGCGGCGGTGCGGAGGTTGCGACGCTCGGGCGGCTCGGCGGCGAGGTGCTCGAGGACGGTGTGCGTGAGCGTCCCGGCGATCGCTTCGGGACCGGATGGGTCTTCGAGTCGGAGGACGTACTTGGCGTGCCATTGGCGGGGGCATTTGTCGTAGGTGTCGGCTGCGCTGACGGAGATCGTCGCGGGGCGGGGCATCTCGGGCGCTTCGTCGGTGGTCACCACTCGGGGATCTCCTCGATCTCGTTCGGGCGGGGCCGCCATGAGAGGAGGCCGGTGTCACGGTCTACCTCTTCGTCGTCGGGGAAGCGTCGGTAGTCGTGCCAGAACTGCTGCAGGTCGGCGAGCTTCGGGGGTCGGGTGCCGTCGAGGATGGGCCAGCCCTCGGCGAGCGCTTCGAAGTGGGCGGCCGCGGCGGCGCAGCATCGGGGGCAGAGGCCGGGCTCGTCGGGCTTCCAGTAGGGGGAGATGAGGCGGGGCACGCCGATCTCGTTGCAGCGCCGGCACTCGAGCGGTTCGTCTTGGTCGTCGGCGGTGACGAGGTTCCCGACTGTGACGGCGGCGGGTTCGGTCACGGCTTCGGGTCGGGGAGGCAGGTGCGTGACCCGAAGCAGAGGGTGCAGGGCTGCGGTTCGATCCACGGGCGTTTCGGGTCGACGGTCTGGCCTTGCCCTCCGCAGCGGGGGCACGCTTGGTGCTTGAGGTGGTCATCGAGGAGGGGGCGGGCCTTCTCGGCGGCGGCGACCATGACGCGGGTCCGGTCGGCGGCGCTGGTGGCGTGTTCGATCTCGACGGGTTCGGCGTGCCACCGGCAGGAGCAGGAGGCGACGATGGTGGTGCCGTCCTCGGAGACGTTGTATTGGCCGGCGTGGCGTGCGCCGGGCGCGACGAGGCTGTACGGGTTGTTGGTCTGGAATGCGACCTGTTCGGGTTTGTCGTCAGCCATCGGTGTCTCCTGGTCGGGGGCCGCCTTCGAGGCCGAGTAGTTCGGCGAGCTCGGCGGCTTCGGGTCGGGTGATCGAGATGGAGTCTGGCGTGTTGAGCCATCCCCATGCGGGTGCGCCGGCGTGGCAGCCAGGGAGGCCGGTCATGTCGTCGGCGCTGACGCTCTCGCAGAGCTGGCCGAGCCACCAATGGAGGCGGCGGGCGCGGTCGCGTAGCTCGAGCGGGTCGGTTTCTACGAGCTGGTCGTAGATGTCGGGGTAGCCGTCCATCGGCTCGTCGCTCATCGGGCGATCCAGTCGCCGTTGACCAGCTCGCAGCCGGCCTGCTCGAGCCTCGCCCGGAGCCGTTCTTGGAGCGCTCGGATCCGGGTGGCGTTGCGGGTGGCGTAGTCGAAGGCATCAGGGTCGGACGCTTCGACCGCTCGGGTGGCGTTGATTTCGAAGGCGTGGGCGGTGAGCTCGGCGAGCACTTCGCATTCGGCGGCGTCGTGGATGGTGAGGGTGACGGTCTTCACGGGCTGGCCTCGAGGTCGGGTGGCTTGAGGTAGGTGATCCCGCCGCGGGGCGCTGAGATGACGGGGAACAGATCCTCGACGGTGGGGATCAGGTCGTAGTTGACCATGTCGCGGTACCGTTCGGCGGCGAGCGCGTCGGCCAGGGCGGCGGCCGGCGAGCCGGTCCAGAACGCCTTCTGTCGCCACCTCGGCGGGTCGGGGTCGTCGCGTCGGCGGTTGCGGTCGGGGCCGAGGTCGTAGAAGGGGGCGATCGGCGCGCAGTAGCCGCCCGAGGCGGTCAGGTGGTCGGTCATCGCTGTCCTCCGTGGGCTTCTCGGATGTGGGCGTTCAGCTCTTCGCCGTACTTGGCATGGCCGCCGTGGAGCCACTCCGATTCGGGGTGCCACGGGCGCTCGAGGTCCGGTTCGGTCTGAGCGCAGGTGTCGAGCGTGACGCAGCCCTCTCGGTGGCTGGTCGGGTCGCCGGGTTCGCCGTTGCAGTGCGGGCAGCGCAGGTCTTCGTCGGGGTCAGGCAGGTCGGCGGCCGTCGCGGGTACCGCCGCGGGCAGGATCTCGGCCCACACGGCTTGCTCGGCTGGCGGCCAGTCGATCGCCGACATGGTGACCGGTCGCTCTTGGCCGGTCGCCCATGACGCTTCGTGGATCCGCTGCAGCATCGTGACCAGCGGGGCGCGCGACTGGCGGGCGTTCGCTTCATCGAGCTTGCAGATCCCGTCGGCGGGTTCGCCGCAGACGGTGCAGGGGTCGGGCAGCCCGTCCTTGCATGGGCAGGTGAGGGCGTCATCCATCGTGGGCCTCCTCGGGCCAGGGGCGGGGGGTGACGGCGCGGCCGATGGCGGCGCGGCGGGCGTCGGCTTCGCGTAGCTGGCGGGTGTCGGTGTGGTCGTCCTGGTCGTGTTGCCAGATCCGGTAGGCGGTGATCGCGGAGAACGCGATGGCGCTGAGGATGACGGCGATCGTCTCGAGGTCGCTCATCAGTGGCCCCTCGGGGCGTTGAACCGGGAACCGGGGTTCTCGGTTCGCTGTTCTCGGTTCGGGGCCTCGGCCCCCTCGAGGCGCAGGAGCCGGATCGCTTTGGCGGCCGAGCAGTCGCAGTCCCACGGGTGGTCGCAGGCGTCGGGGTTGTCGGCCAGTACGTCGGTGAGGAGGTCGCGGAGCCGGTCGATCTCGTTGAGCGCGGCGTCGATGATGGGCCACGGGCAGTCGTCTTCGTCGGGTTCGGAGAGCCATTTGCGGAAGTCGACCGGGGTCTTGTCGGGGTCGAGGTACTGGTCAGCCATCGTCGGCCTCCAGCTCGAGTCGGCCGACCCGGCAGAGGTCGCACTCGTCGTTCACGACAGGGCCGTGCGTGAGCGGCCAGTCGCGGTCGGTGTGGCCGTCGCCGGGGAAGTCTTGGGTCTCGTCCCATGCGAGCGCCCCGCAGGTCAGGCAGCGGTGCTCGCCGGCGTCGATCCGTTGGTCTCGGGTCCCGAGCTCGGGGCGTACCGCAGCTCCGGTGATCGCGGCGGCCGCGAGGTGCGCGGTCCCTGAGATGATGGTCCCGTCGGCGGTGACCTTCACGGTCTGCCGTTCGGCGAGCTGTGCGATGTCAGCCATGTTGGCGTCTCCTCAGCGGGCGGTGGATTGTGACTGTAGCTCTTCCGCGTACGCGGCCACGGCTTCTTGCGGCCAGCCGGCGACGCCGAGGCGGTGGGCGCGCTGCCGTGCGGCGATCGGGAGCGCGATGGCGGGGGCTTCCGCCGAGAACCGGTCGGCGGGGACCGGCTCGGGGTCGGGGCCTCGAGCGGTGGGCGGTCGCGCCTGGCCGGGTTCGATCGACCCGCACCATGAGCAGTGGGCGACCCACGGCCCCCCAGCGACCCGGAGGCGGCTTGTCCGCTTGCACGGTACAGGTCGGCCTTCGACGGACGACCGGCGCTTACACGGCGGCTGAGCGGGTCTGGTGACCCTCCCGGCGGCTTGGCGGGCGCGGGGGTTGCCTCCCGTGCGGCGCTTCTTGCTCATCGGAGCACCGAGGATCGGATCCCGAGGTCGGCGGCGTGGTCCTCGTGCCAGTCGCAGAGGAGCTGCCCGGTCGGGTAGAGGCGACGATCGACGGTGCGGGCGACTCGGTGGCGGGCGGGCTTCGCGCAGTTGCCGTGCTCGCAGGTGGGGGTGGCGCAGGGGTCGCAGATCCCGGTGGGGGTTCCGCCTCGGGCGAGGGCGGATCCGGTGACGGTGACGCGGCGCGCCCGGTGGCACTTCTCGCAGTAGCCGGGGATCTTCATCGTCAGCTCCTCAGCTCAAGGATCCGAAGGATCGTCTCGTTGGTGGTCGGGTCGGCGAGGTCGCCGTCGATCTCGGCGAGGTCGAGACCGGCGAGCATCTGACTGGTCCCGTACTCGGGGCTTTCGGGGCCTTCGGTGACCCACCGGCCGTCGGCGAGCTTGGTGTAGTCGTACTCGGAGGTGTCGACCACGACGGTCCCTTCGGGGAGCGCGGCCAGTTCGGCGGCGTGGAGGCTGAAGGTGTCGGCCATCACGCGGCCGCCATCTCGAGGAGCGCCCAGCCTCGGGCGAGGAGGCGGGCCTGCTCGGTGTACCGGTTGCGGTAGAGGGCGAGCTGGCTGCGGTGGAGCAGCTTGGCGGCGGTCACCGCGTCGGTCTCGGTGGCGGCGACGCCTTCGAGTTCCCATTCGCCGTTGGCGAGTCGGTGCCAGACCTCGCGGCCTCGGGCGTCTGTGGTTTCGGTCGTGGTTGCCATGTCGGCGTCTCCTTGGGTTGGTGGTGGTCGGGTTGGTGGGGGCTTCAGTCGCCGGTGTAGCGGCCTTGGCCGTATCCCATCGAGGCGCATTGTTCGGCGTTGCTCATGCTCGCCCACCGGGCTGCCTCGGCTGCGTTGCGGCGATCGCAGTCTGCTTCGTACTGGCGGGCTGCGGCGTTGGCCTCGGCCTCGGTGGCGTAGGTGCGGTCGATGTCGGTCTGCGACCGGTTGCTTCCGTCGGTGGCCCTGACGGTGACCCATGCCTGCCGGCCGCCCCACTCGCTGTCGGTGTAGTCGACCTCGATGCGGGCGGGGTGAACCGTGGCGGGGTTGTTGAGGGCGACGATGTAGCGGGTCTCGCCCTGGCGGCTGGTGGCGTCTGCGGTGTTGTTCATGTGTACGAGTATACAGGGTTCTGTAGTCGGATCAACTACAGCGCCCCGGATCGGGTACGCAAAGACGCTGGTCACGGGGTTGTTCAGAAGAACCTCAGAATCGCCGCGAGGAACCGGGCCTCGGAACCCATACAACGAGGGGGAAGGGGGGCGGGGGCCTCAGCCCTCAGCGCACTCCATTTGGCCGTGCAACCGGTACGCGGTCACCCCGGGGTACACCTTCGACCCTGGCTTCAGCGCGACGAACTCGCCGTTCCACCACACGACCCGACCGTCGCCCGCCGTCGAGATCGGGACCCACAGGTACCGGCCCGAGCGTTGGAACCGGACGCTCGCCCACGCCGCGGACTCGCCGCAGTGGTGGCAGACAACCGGGTCCGCTGCGGCCAGCGGGTCGACGGTCTCTGCGATCGTCGCGGCGTTCGCTGGAGCGCTCATCGGCTCAACCCTACGACCTGGCGGGTCCTCGCGTCGCTCCACGTCAGTTACCCGTCCACATCGAAGGTCCCGCCCGGCTCTCGCTTGGGTCCATCGTGGCAGCGCCGGCGAGCTCGCCGGGGTCAACGATGGACGCCAGACCGGAAGGCGAAGATCTCGGCCTGCAGAACGACCGCGGCTTCCTCGGCCTGGCGCTCGGCGTCGACCTCGGTGTCGCAGTACCCCGTCGTGGTGAACGCTGCCGACGACCAGTGCATCGGTGACACCCGCCAGTAGTACCGGCCGCCCTCCGTCGGGTTGATCGTCACGTCCAGCTCGTCGGTGCAGCGGACCGCCAGCTCGAGGAGGAGAACCCGGCCCCGAGCTCGGCGCAGCTCGCGGCCGAGGTACACGCAGCCGACCGTGAGGACGACCGCGACGACCCAGCCGGCCGTCGACCAGTTCACCCGAGCGGACCTCGAGGGGGCGCGCCCGGCGGCATCTGCTGGCTGATCTGCAGCCCGCCGGTGCCGGCCTCGATGAACTTCTGGCCGATGGCCGTGGCGTTCGCCTTCGGGACCACGAACGCGAACGTGCCGACCGGGGTGGCGATCTGGACGAGCACGATCCCCTCGCCGTTCATGTCGCCCGGGTTGATCGCCCAATTCATCGGGACCGGACCGATCGGGATCGCGGGTGGTTGCCCGGCCGCTCCGCTCTGGCCGGCTGGCTGCTGTTGGTCACTCATCGGGTTCTCCTGCGGGTAGCGCGGCCAGGGGCCGCTGATCGGGCGAGGGGGTCGGCGGTGGCGGCGGGGGGAGCGTCGCCGACGGTCGGGCCTCGAGGTGAGCGAGGACCGCCTTGGTGGCGAGGACCCCGCCGACTACGAGCGCGGCGGTCATGGCGAGGATCAGCGCTCCAGCGGCGAGGAACGCGAACGCGACCATCGCGACGGTCCACTTCGCTGCCTTCACCGCTGGTCCTCAGGGATGTCTCTGAAGCAGGAGTTGCAGTCGCCGGTTGGTGGCGGCTCGGTCGACCCGGCGAGCCAGCAGGAAGCCCCACATCGGGCGGTGGAGTTCCCGCCGGGGTGTGCCCAGTTCTGGCCCTCGACGCCGGCGCGGCGTTTGCGGGTGAGGTGCCGGAAGCCGGTCTGGCCTCGCAGCTCGGCGCGGTCAGCGACGTACACAAGGTCGTCGTCGGGGTCGGGGGTGTGGGTCGGCATCGGGGGTTCCTATTCGATGGTGGGCGGCATGGTGAGGGCGATGACCATCAGGTCGTCACCGGATCGGCGGCGCTTCCACGCCTCGAGCTGGACCCCGGTGTTCTCGGGGTCGAGCGCTGCGGGTCGGGCGGTGCTGTGGCACCAGCCGAGCTTGGTCGCGTCGCCGAGCCCCAGGGGGGTCCAGTCTCGCGCCAGCAGCCATGTGAGCATGTCGAGCGCCTGGTCGGTGTCGATCTCGTACGCGGTGGCGAGCTCTTCGGCGGTGGCGTGGAGCCACTCGATGCCTTCGAGGTACTCGGGGACCGGGGCCATCAGGATCGCACCCATCCCTCACGGAAGTTGGCCCGCGAGTAGAGCGACGGCTCGATCGAGTCGAGCTCGGACCGGACGAACATCGACCACGCCACAGCGAACGCCACCGGCATCTCCGCGTGGAGCCGCTCGGCCTCCTCGAGCAGGTCGGGGCGGATCGCGTCGAGCGACTGGCACCCGTCGTTGTCGACGGTCGCGCCGAACCCGTGGACGATCTCCACGATGTCGATGAGGTGGCTGCTGTTGCCGTATGGGCGCTTCCCGTCGAACTCGGGCGCGCCGACCTCGCACTCGGAGAGCCGTTCGGTCGGCCAGAGCCGGGCGAGCAGCTTCAGGTGGGCGTCGGTGAGGTGAAACTCGTCATCCATTGACCGACTCCTTCAGGCTGGCCCGCAGGTCGTTGACCCACCGGGTGCGGTCGCTGGCCCGGCGCTGTTCCTTGACCCACTCGTCGCGGGCACGCTCGAGCTGGTCGGTGATGGTGGTGCGGCGCATCGCCCGGTACTCCTCGGGCGACATCGCCCGCTTCGGGTCGCCGTCGGCGGGGTAGAGCGTCGAGCAGTCGAACCGGATCGACTCGGTGAGCTGGTCGACCATGAACGTCTTCAGCTCCCGGTGCCCGAGGGTGGGAGGTGTCCACGCTTCGACCTTGGCGAGCATCGCCTCGTAGCGGGCCTCCTCTTCGGCCTCGCGCTCCCGGCGCTCACGCCGGCGGTCCACCTCGGCGGTGAACGCATCCATCGCGGCGTCGGCGGCCTGGTCGTGCGACCAGCCCTCAACCTCGGCCAGCTCGGTCTCCAGCTCGGCGATCCGGTCCCGGTAGTGGCTCGACGGCTGGAACTCGTCGGGGATCGGGGTGCCCGTCGGGGCGTCGCGCATCGTGACCAGCGCGCCGAACGCTCGGGCGCACTCGATGGCGAAGACGGCGAGCTCGGTGACCTCGCCCTTCTGGACGGACTCGGTGTATCCGGTAGGCATCAGCCTTCTCCTTGGTTGGGGTTCGTGTCGTGGTCGCCGCGCATCCCGCGCAACGTGACGAGGACTTGGCCGGCGGTCGCCTCGTCCAGCCCCACGTCCTCGGTGAGCAGCTTGACGAGCATGGCGTCGGTGACCGCCCCCTCGGCGACCTCCATGAACGCCTGCGCCTGCTGGCGGCAGGTGGCGGGGTCGAGCTGGCCGTACATGACGGTCCCGTCCTCGGCGATCGCCCGAACGGAGCAGAACCCCTCGAGCTGTTCGTTGACCCCGGATTCGAGTTCGATGACGGTCAGGATCTTCAGGTCGGGCGTTCCCACTCGGGACCTCCTTGGTGGTCGGGTTCGGACCGTAGCATGTGAGGCTACGGCAGATCAGTGGCCGATGTGGAAGAGGCCGAACCGGTCGCGGTCCCACTTCCCGGCGGCGAGCTGTTCGGCGTACACCTTCAGCGCGGCGATCACGGGGGCGATGCGCCGGTACCCGTCGTCGCTGGCCTCGAGGGCGAGGATGGTCGTGTCGAAGTCCATCGTCGTCGGCGGCTCGGCGTAGGCGTCCTTGCTCTGCTGCTGGTCGCCGAAGTAGCGCTGCTCGGCCTCGGGGGCGTCGATCTCGATCGGCCCCCACGCGAGCTGCGGGTACCAGTAGTACCGGTCGGCGTCGAGGCGGCTCTTGCGGGCCTTGACCAGCTCGGCGAAGTCGCCGTCGTAGCCCATCTTCGACAGGTCGAACGTGGCGACCGGGCGGATCATGGTGCGGCCATCGCCGAAGCCGTCCATCGTCTCGGCGACGATGAGGGTCGATTCGTATCCCATTGCGGGGTCTCCTTGGTTGGTGGTCGTGGTCAGCCGAACTCGGCGCGAGCGTCGGCGATGAGGCAGGCCATCTCCTCGTCAGCGGCGTCGATCGCCGTGCCGAAGTTGGCGGGGTCTGCGACGAGGCCGACGCTGAAGTCGACGGCCTCGGGGTCGGTCGGGTCCGGCGCGACGATCCGGTAGAGGCTGTGGTAGCCGAGATCGTCGGGGCCGGTGAGGCCGTAGCGGCCGTCGTCGCTGGTGCGGATGTAGGCGGGCGTATCGCTCATGGCCACGTCACCGTGCCCGGGGTCATCTCGGCGCAGAAGGCACCGGCGTACTCGATCCACGCTTCCAGCGGCGAGGCGTGACCCTCGACGTCCTCGGGGTTGTCCTCGGCCCATGCCGTGAGGCATTCGCCGAAGCCGCCGCCGTCGATGTCTCGGGCGATGGCTGCGATGCACTCGGCGCGGTTCGCACCGATGACCCGCAGCTCGTAGCCGCGGATCGTGACCTCCATGAAGGTCACGGTCTTGCTCTTCGTCTTGGTGGTTGCCATGTCGGCGTCTCCTTGGGTTGGTCGGCGGTCTCAGGCGAGGCCAGCGAAGGGGTCGGGGGTGGTGGTCTCACGGTCGAGGCGAGCCTCGAGGCGACCCTCGAGGGCTGCGAGCGTCGCTGCGCTCGGGGGGTTCACGCTCTCGACTGAGGCGAGGCTGCGGAGCAGGTCGCCGCCGTTGGCGTTGGCGAGCCTGACCACTGCGAGCAGGTCGGCGGTGGTGGTGCCGGGGAGGTGGCGCTCGAGGGCGGCGAGGAGGTTCTCGACCTTGCGGGCCCTGGCCCGAGCTTCGAAGCGGTTGGTGGTTGCGGTGGTGGTCATCGTGGCTCCTTTGGCCTCGGTGGCTGCGTTCATCATGTGCTCCAGTATGGTCCCTCGGTGTAGCCGAAGCAACTACACCGGCCAGAACGGGGGCCGCAAAGAGGCTGGTCACGGCGTTGTTGGAAAGAACCCTGGAACCGGCGCTCAGCCGGGCCGCTCGGCGTCGCCCAATTCGGGGAGGATCCCGGACCCGCCGCAGGTCGGGCAGCTCACCCCGACGAGCGACACCTCGGCGATCACCCGGTCGCGCAGCTCCTCGACGGCGCGCCACGCCGCGTCCGCGTGCGCGCCCTTCACCTCGTCGGGGACCCAGCCGAGCGGGATCCGAACCGACCGGGTCGTGACCGCGGGCTTGTAGTTCTTCGACCCTCGCCGCCCTCGGGCTGGCGTGTGCTCGGTCGGGGCGAGCTTCAGGTCGACGGTGGCGTACCGCTCACCGGTCGCGCCTCGGGCGAGGAAGCAGTGCCGGACCTGCGGGAGCACCTCGAGCTGGCCTTGCAGCCACGCTCGCACCTCGACGTACTGGCCGGGGAACCCTCGGCGTAGCTGCGGGTGGTCCTTCGCTGCCCACGGCAGGTTCGCCCGCCAGGGCATCGGCCGGTCCTCGAGCGACAGCTCGGCGAGGTTGATCGGGGTGAGCGCCACCACGTCGGGCGGTCGTTCCTCGGTGTCGAACTCCTCCTCGTAGAACGCCCACTCCCGAGCGTCCTCGTCGGGACCGGCTCGGCGAGCTCGGGCCTCGTCGGCGGTCATCGCCGCGGGCCACCCCGGGAAGTTGTAGCCGTCGCGCAGCCGGTAGCCGGTCACGATCCGCAGCGGTGGTAGCGGCAGCTCCACCTCGGTCAGCCCTTCGGGGCCGGCGTACCAGTGACGCTCCTGCAGCGGCGTGAGGTCGCGCCCGCCTGGCGCTCGGGGCGTGGTGGTGCGACCCGGGTCGATGAGGTACATCGTGCAGGGGTCGTCGCCCTCGGTGAGATGGACCGCGTACGCGGTCGGGGGGTTCGGTGCCATGTCGGCTCCTCCTTGGGTTGGTGCTCAGCCGACGAGGCCGAGCTTCTTGCGGCAGTCCGGGCCGAGGCCCAGCTCCCTCGACTTCTCATCGGTGAGCGTCCGGTTGCAGTGGCCGCAGCGGCCGATCTCCCGACCGTAGAGCGCCATCGCCTCGTCCGCGCCAGCCTCGGCGATGCGCTCGAGGATCCCGGGGATGTGGCTCCACTCGACCCGAGCCTCGGGCTTCCCGCCGACGATCATCTTCACGAACACCCGCCCGGCCCACCGGCCCTCCTCGGGGCGGTCGACCCGGTAGAAGACGAGGTCGTTGTGGCCCGAGCTCGGCAGGGCGTAGTGGCCCTCCGGTACCGCCTCAGCGGTCGGCAGGTCCCCTCCACGGGGCGCAGCGCCCTCGGGGGCCGTGGGGGCCTCTGAGGCCCGCTCCACCCGGTACAGGTCGGTGCCAGCGAACCCGACGACCACCGCCTCGGCGGTCGAGCCGTCCTTCTTGGCGATCGTGATCGTGTCGCCCCGCTCAGCCTTCGGGCCGGTGACGACCCACTCGTCGCCGTTCTTCGTCCACCGGTACCCCTCGGGGGCGCTCCGGTCAGGCAGGTAGGTGTGGGCCTTCACCTTCTCGCCGAGCTTCACCTCCGACGTCTTGCCGCTCTTCGCGGTCACGCTCACGGTGTCGCCCGTGCTGCGGCCCTTGGCGACCACCGCGAAGTCGTCGCCGACCTTCGTCCAGCGGGGGGCCTCGAGGCCGAGCTGGCCTTGGCCGGTGCCGTCGCCCTGCTCGGGCGGGTCGATCGAGTCGCCGCCGACCCGGTCGTAGATCCGGTCGCGGCGCGTCACGTCGATGCAGGAGCAGAGCCAGCCGCCAGCGTCGGCCCACACCCGGTCCCACCGGTTCCCGTCGGTCGGGATGTTCTTGCAACCGGGGAGGTGCGTGGTGAGTCCCCACGCCTCGCCGTCGGTCTCGATGATCGGCGCGTCGGCCGTCAGGTCGTCTGCGTGGGCGATGCTCGCCATCTCAGCTCACCCGCCCTTCCAGCTCGCGTTCGGCGCGGCCCTCGGCTTCCATCTCGGCGAGGAAGGCCGGCGAGTACCCGGCGGTCCGACGCTGGTGAGCGTCGAAGCCTCGGGCGTGCTCATCGCAACAGGCGAAGGTCGTGCCGTCGTCGCGGGTGCGGTCGGTGGTGGCGTCGTCTTCGCAGCGCCAGCCTTGGCAGGGGGTTCCGTGATTCATCATGCGGACACCGTACCTTCCGTCCGTAGCCGAAGCAACTACAGCGGGGGCGGTCATCGGCCGTCCTCGAATCGGGCGCAGCAGTCGTCGCTGCAGGTCCACGCCACGATCTCGGTGCCGAACGGCCCGTCGTAGTGGGCGGCGGTGGCGTCGCATAGCGTGGCGTCGATGTCGGCGTCGCATCCGGCGCAGCGGTCGCGGTGACGCGACCAGCGGCCCTTGGCGCTCTTGGTGGCGGCCATCACTCGGCCCCGCCGTCGATCGACTCGGCGAGCGTGGCGACGAACCATCCGGCGTCGTGGTCGGAGGCGACGCCCTCGGCGAAGGTCTTGCCGTCGAGGGTGATGCGCCAGACCTCGTGGCCTTCGGCGTCGCGGTACAGGTCGGCGTCGATCCGCCCGTCGGAGGCGTCGATCACGTCGTGCATGCTCGGGGTTGCGGTGAGGTTCATCATGGGACGACCCTACCTCCGATGTGTAGCCGAAGCAACTACAGATCGAACAGGCTGGATTGCTCGCCCGGACCGCCGTCGGTGGCGGGGTCCAGCTTGAGCCGAGGGGTGATCGGCTCGGCGAAGGTCTGCAACCCGAGGAGCGGCTCGAGGACCGCCCGAGCCAACCCCGGCGGGACCGCGTTCCCGATCTGTTCGAACTGCCTCGACCACGTCCCCTGCACCGGGTAGTCGCGCCGGAAGCTCTGAAGGGCCAGCGCCTGCCACGGCTGGATCCGCATCGCGCCCTCCGACCGGCCAGGGAAGTCCGGACGTCGCCCGTCGTTCGCGTGGTGGCCGCCGGGCCGGAACACCCTCGGGTCGCACGCCAACGTCGTCGCCGGCCGCTCCTCGGCCCACTCGCCGCCCTCCGGGGTGTCGGTCGCCTCGGTCGCGTCGATCGTCTCGAGCCGCTCCCGGTCGGCGCGCGGGTCGACGTTCTTCGGGTGCTCCTCGCCGGCCGGCTGGAACACCATGTCGTCGGCGGCGTGACCGAAAGCGATCGTCGGCGCGGGCTGGTCGCCGGTCCGCACCGCGGCGTTCGCTTGGCGGTCGGAGCGAAGCTGCCACTGCGACCCGGAGAGCGCGGTGAACGTCGGAGCGGGCTGCTCGGTCGGGTCGATCGTCTGAGCGTCCTCCCGGGTCCCGCCCGGCTTCCAGTCGCGCCCGGTGTTCAGCATCGCCCCCTCGCCCGGGTCGTCCTCGGCGAGCTCGCCGTCGTCGGGCGGGTACACCTGCCACGACCGGGCCTTCTCGGTGAGAGCGAACGCCGGCTCATCGATCCCGCGCAGGTCGCGCTCGCGGTACTCGCCGCCGTCGTCGCGGTCGTTCAGCCTCGGGAACCCGACCCTCGAGCCGGGCTCCGGTTCCCAATCGCCGGCCTCCTGCGCGTCGGCGTACACCTGCCGCGACCCGGAGCCGCCGTCGAGCGGATCCGCCGGGCCGTTGTGGTGGCGCGACATCACCGAAGTCGACGGCCTGGTCGTGAGGCCCCAGCCGAGCGCTTCGGCCATCGTCACCCACCGAGCTCGGGACCCGGCCCCCTTCTTCGAATGGGTCGGCTCCGGGGCCAGCCAGTCCTTCGGGCCGCGCTTCGCCATGAGGATCGCCCGCTCACGGGTCTGCGGGACCCCGTAGTCGGCGGCGTTGAGCACCCCGGTCCACACCGAGTACCCCCAGCCGGCGAGCACGTTCGCCATCGCCTTCCACAGCGGGAGGACCCTCGGGACCTGCTCGCAGGCGATCCACTCGGGCTGCATCAGCCAGGCCCACCGGAGCGGTTCGAGGACCAGCTTCGACCGGTCGTCGGTCCAGTCGCCCTCGGGATCGACCCACCCGTCGGTGCACGCGGCGATCGCCCGGCGCAGGTCGCCGATGTCATCGAGGCCCTTCTTGTGGCCGGCCATCGAGAACCCTTGGCATGGCGGCGACCCGATGAGCCCCTCGATCGGGCCGAGGGCGTCGGCCAGGGCACGGATCTGGTCGTCGGTCACCGCGGCGATGTCGGTGTGCCACGTCCGGTGCCCGGCGGCGTACCGGGTGGCGGCGGCGTTGTCGTCCCACTCGAGGCCGAGGACGTCGGTGCGGCCCAGCTCGAGGAGGCCCTCATCCCATCCCCCCGGTCCTGCGAACAGGTCGATGATCACGGGGCCAGGATAGGGAGCTCATCCCATGTGCGCCCGTCCAGCTCGCGGCCGGCTTCCTTCTTCCCGACCCGGATCACGCCGAGAGGGGAGTACTCGTCGGCCTCGTCGCCGTCGATCGGTCTCCACTCGCCCCACTGCTTGAACAGGAACGGCACCGACCACTGGACGCAGGCGTCACGGATCCGGCGCGGCCAGTCGGGGTTCATCGGCCGCGCTGAGGTGCCCGACTCGCCGCCAGCGATGACCCACCCGATCCGGTTGCGCGACCACTCGTACTCCGACTCGGCGCGGGCCTCGTCGGAGATCCGGCGCAGCCAGGGGCCGAGGTCGACCGCCTCGAGGAGCGGCTCGCAGGACAAGAACCTCACCGGGGCGGGCACCTCGAGCAGCGCCGGGATCCGGGTGTCGGCGCACTCCTGGTTCTCGACGGTCGTCCCAACCCACGCGTTCGACGGCCACCCGAGCTCGGGCCGATGGTCGTCGCAGGTCATCCCGAGCGGAAGCGAGAACGACGCCCGGCAGGTCGGGCAGGCGTAGTTGATCCACCGGTCGGGGACCATCCCCAGCACGTTCTCGGGGCGCTTGGTGAGCAGCAGCCAGTCGAGGTTCGGGGTCTCGGCGATCAGCTCCCACAGCCGTTCCCGATGCTCGGCGAGCTCGGGCCGGTCTTCGAACACGTCGGCCATCGACGCGCAGAACACCCGCTGGCGCACCCCGGCCTTCGCCGCGGCCCGATCCCACCGCCGAGGGTCGTTCCAGTGCTTGTCGCCGAAGAACTTCCGGTCGGCGTTCTTCCCCCACTCGGTCCCGAACCGGTGCGCGAGCGTTTCGGCGTAGCAGTGCTGGCACGCCGGCGAGACCCGAGTGCAGCCCCACCACGGGTTGAAATGTGTGGTCAGCCCACTCAATTGCTGTGTTCTCTCCCACGGTTTCCCTCACCTCCATCTGCGGGGCTAGGCGCGAACCTTCCCCGCTCGTCGCGGCGTCGCTCGCGCGGCTGCCGTGCCCGTTCTCGGGCGTGATGACACTTCGTGCAGACAGCCTCTACGGCTTCGTGGTGCTCTGGCGCGTAGCCGAGGAAGTGGTCGTATTCGTGGCGTCGGTCGGACCCTCGGTGGTCGCAGTCGCAGCACGCCACCTCGTCAGGATTGGGCAGGACCCCGACGTTGACGAGGTGGTTGACGCGGCCTCGTGCCTGCAGCCGGTCGTCATCTCGGGCGGTGACATAGCGGCGGCCAGGAGCGGGCGGGTCGCGCCGTTCGTACCGGTCCTTGGCGCGCTGGCGTCGGCACGGCCGGCACAATGCCGCGAGGCCGTCGGATCGGTTGCGGTCGCTGCCGAAGGCCGAGCGTGGTTGCCAGCCGCATCCCCCGCACCACTTCTCGCCGAGCTCGAGGTGGGATGCGTACTCCTCGTGGGAACATCCGATCCGGGCGGCGGCGGTCTTCGTTGCGCCATCAGGTGATCCCATGCGGGGACCGTACCTCTGTTTGTCCACTCGATCGTTCCTTGAGGCAGTCGGGGCAGAGGTCGTCCAGCCCTGGCTTCGGTCGTCGCCATCCGGCCTCGAGGGCGAGGTCGCGGGCGGGGATGCAGCCAAGCGGCGATGACCGGCCGAAGCGTCGCCCGCACCCGTCGCACTGCGTTTCCCAGCGGCGCATGCCGCTCACCGCCCGACAGCTCACGGCATCTGCGTGGTCGGGTCCGTCGCCTTCAGCCGGGTCCGTTCCTGCTCGGCGGCTCGGCCGGCGTACTCGGCGACGTGGGCGAGGGCGGTGTCGTCGTCGTCGGCGTGGAGCATGAACTCCTGCCGCATGATGCGGCGACCGGCGACGGGGCGACCGTCGGGTGAGCGGGCCACGGTGGTGACGTTGACCTCGATGCGGTACCGGGTGGATTCATCAGCCATGCCGGGGACCGTAGCCTGCGAGGCTACGCGCATCCAGCATCGGGCCAGAACGACGAAAGGCCCCCGAGGCCCGAAGGCCCCGAGGGCGGTCCGTGATGGCGAGGCGGTCACGCCGACCGAGATGCGACGCCGGGGGCAACCCAGCTTTGCGAACCCGATCCGGTTGTTCCTCACGTCCGGTGCTCCGCTCGACGCCAGTTGATCAGGCTGGCGGCGTCGGGCCGCGTGAGTCCCCTGGTGGTTTGTCCGGCACCTCGGCCGGCGTCACCGCCTCGCAGGTTGTGCTCACTCCCCGGCCCCGTCGGCCGCGGTTCGTAGTCGGTCCCAGCCTTGCGGCGTGCCGACCCGGCCCTTGGTCCTGTCGGGCGTGGTAGTGAGCTGAGTGCCACCGGGGGGAGTTGAACCCCTGCCCGCCCCTCTCGGGGCGTCCCGGCCTCGGGGGCCGATCCGCTTCCGGCTGCCGTGCCGTGGCGTGAGTGAGTGGTTGCAGCCCATCATCCGCCGGGGCCGAGCGGTCGCGCTTGGCGACTTCATTCCCGGGTTCGGGCTTCGCTGCTCCGCCACTCGGCGGCGTGGTTCTCGTATCACCTTCTCTCGCTCGTTGGTCGGTTTCGATTCTGGCGGCGCTGCTCGGCTCGAGGCCTGCTGCTGCTCGTTGCGAAGTCTGCTCCGGGGTTTATCTGAGGAGTCGGAGCGGCCCCCTCCCGGTCGCGATGCCGGGCCCGTTTGTTGTCGTTTGCCAGAAGGGGGCGGGTCTCCCCCCGACCGCTTCGCCGTATCCGGCTCGTCGGTGCTAGTCCGTGGCGGCGCTGCCTTGCCCCCGAGGGGGCCGGCGCTGCTCGCCTTGCGATTGCCCAGGGTTCCTCGTGGCAGCGAGGCCGACCGAGGAGCTCCTCGATCGGGCCAGCGGTTATCTCAGTTTCCCCGGTCGCTTGGTCTGCGATCCGGCACCCTCTCGGGTGGCTGGTCCCTACCTCATGGCCGCCCGTTGTGGGCGGCGCGTCATTGAGTGGTTCAAGTGATCCGACCCCGTGGCCGCTGCTTCCAGCCGAGGCTGGGTATGCGGTTCGATCGTCGGGCTTGGCCGAGCTGGCTGCCACCAGCTCGACGCCTCCGTTTTACCCGCCGGTTACCCGGTTAGTGGGAGCCCCCGGTACTACTGACCGTTCCCGTGGGCTAGAGGTCCATCGCCGTCTGTTGCGCCTCGGCGAGTCGTTCGACTGGCCGAGGTTGTTGCGAGCTTGCCGGGGTTCGGTGGCTTGCGCCACCCGGTCCCGGCGACCGGTTCGGAGCGTCGTCGGCGTTGGCCTCTGCTCCTGTTCGGCAGCCTCGTTGTGAGTGTTCGCCCGAGGGGGTTTCCCTCAACCGGCGCAACGCTCCGGGGCTGCCTATGTCGGTTCCAGCTCACCGCGCTCCTCCCGCTATCCCGGCGCTGACGCTTCAAAGCTTTCATGCTTTCCGGGCTCGGGCGCTTCGGTGAGCTGTCCCGTAATCCTTCACCCCGAGGCTGCGTTGAGCCGTTCGGATCCCGCTCCGATTCGCCGAGGCTTACGCCTCGAGGTGGCTGATCGACGCTCAAGCGGGCCTCCCGCCGGTTGGCGGTGCTCGTTCTCGTTGGTTGCTCGGGTGCGCTGTGGGGGTGACTTGGCCTGCTGGCCTGACGCCACCCGCTCCGCTTTGCCTCACTCGCCCTGCCGGGCTCGTCCGTTAGTCGCTCCGGCGGGAGGCCCGCTTGAGCGTCGATCGTTGCTTTGTTCGCCGTGTCCGGCTGCGGTTGCTCCGCTGCCCGAGGCTTGCCCTCGTAGTCTCACCAGTTGGTCCGGTGCCGACCTTGCGCCGCTCGAGCCCTTATGGCTTCGGCCTCTCGGCCTGGCGACTCGCCCCGGGTCTTGTGGGGGCTTCCCGTCTTGCTTACGAGGACAACGTAACTTCCCCGCTGTAGCCGAGTCAACTACAAAGAGGGGTTCCGAGGGAACAACGCCCTGACCAGCATCTATGTAGCCGAAGAAGCTACAGCTCGGCGTGGGATCGCCGAGGATCAGGCGTCGCTGGCGTCCTCGGGATCGCCCTCGGGCCGGCCCGGCCACAGGTCGGCGTAGGGGTGAGCGTCGCCCACGATCAACGCCTCGCCCTCGCACACGCCCGTCAGCGTGAGATCGACGTGCTCCCACGTCCACCACCCGCCGCACCGGTCGCAGCCCGCACCAGCGCCGTCAGGGGCCTCTCGCAGGTCATGGCGCAAGGCGTCCAGCAGCGCCACGAACTCGGCGTGGCTGTCGACCCGCAGCCCCGGGTGGTCGCCGTTGTACGGCTGAGTGAACAGGACCGGCACCGTCTCGCCCATCGCCTCGAGCGCCTCGTAGTTGTCGACCGAGTCCTCGAGGAACACGTCGGTCTCGACCGCACCCTTGTCGTGGCTCACCGTCACCGAGTCGAACGGGACCCCGAGCTCGCCGAGCCAAGCGAACGTCGACCGCCTGGCCGTCGCCTCCACCGTCGGGACGTTGCGCGACGTGACGAGGTGCAGCTCGTCGCCCGCCGAGGTGATCGCCAGCATCGCTTCCACCGCGCCCTCGATCGCCGGCGACGGCCCGAAGATCACGCCCGCCTCGATCCCGGCGACGAACTCGGCCATCCACTCCTCGGTCGTGAGGCCCCAGTCCTCCCGGTGGAACGACCAGACCGTCGGCTCGCCGAGCTCGGCCCGGTCATGGCCTCGGGAGACAAGCCAGTCGCGGAACCGGTCCACGAACGGGTAGAGCACCCCGTCTACGTCCATCCCCACCCTGAGCTTGTGACGCAGCTCATCCCCACCCGCCATGCCAACCGAGCGTAGGCGCGCAACGACCCCGGGGTTCCGCGAAGGAACCACCGGGGCCGCCGCAACTGACCGCCAGGTCAGAGCTTGATACCGGGCTGCGGCGTGCCGTGGAAGGCCGTCATCTCGGTGGCTTCCTCGATCGCCGTCACGATGTCACCGAACGCTGACCGGAGCACCTCGCGGGGCCGGACCATCGCGTACCCGATCTGCAGCCGGCCCTCTCGGATCCGGTAGCGGAGCTGGCAGGTGACCCGGTACCGGTCGCTGCCCTCGTAGGGCGCGACCCCGATCACGAACTCCTTCGGGATCGTGATGTCGCCCTTCTGGCCGGCCTTCGCCACGGTGGTCTCGTCGTACATGAGCTTCCGCTCGCCCGACTGGAGGACGATCGCCTCCTTGAACGCGACCGCCGTGTTGGCTTCGAAGGTGCGTGCCAGCTCCACCATCGTCGCCGCCTCGGGTTCCACGATCTCGAGCTGGCCGAGCTCGAGGTGCTCGGCGAACTCCTGCTGGCCCATGAGACCCCCGTCCTTGGCGGTCCAGCGGTCCCACTCGGGAGTGTGGCGCAGAGCGAGCGTCGCCGTGTGGTCATGCCACCCGGCGGTCTCCCCCTCGGGGACGTGCCCGTTGAGGACACCGATGACCTTCGACGCCTCGATGTTGGCGAAGAGCGCCGACCCGGGGCCGGCGTGCTCGTTGACGTACCTGCTCAGCGAGTCGTGGGTGTAGAAGATCGCCGGGCCGGTCTTGCGTGGCGGGGCGGCGGCCAGGCCGAGGGTGTTGACCAGCTCGGTGCGGCCGTTCGCGACGACCATGAACACCTCGCCCGGTTCGACCTTGCGGGGGGCGACGGCCTTCTGTGCCTGCTCGATGATGGCCGCGGCGTCGCCTGCGGTGGCCTCGAGGATGTTCGTCGTCGGATCGCTCACGATCCCACCTCCCTGATCTCCCCGGTCTCGGGGTCGACTTCCTTGTCTGGCGGCGGCGTGCTCACGTCACGGAGCGGCAGCCGGGGTTGCATCGGGTTGTCGCGGGAGAGGTTGCAGTCCTCGTCCACGAAGTAGAGCGACGGGTCGCGGTCGGCCTCGGGGAGCGTGACGGCGATCTTGTCCTTCACGATCACCATCTGCCCTTCGGGCTTCACCGAGATCGTGAGCGTCATCTTCCCGCTCTTGCCGGTGTCGGTCACCGCCTCGAGCAACGCGTTGAGCGCGTCGCCGAGCTCGAGGTGCGTCAGCCCGTTGCGCTGATCGGCCAGGAAGTCGGCGAATGGCCGAACCTGGCGGTCGGATTCTGGCATGGTGGGTCCTCCTCTTTCTGTGGTTGTGGTGAGGTCAGGCCGGGTGGTGGACGAACTGGTCGATCATCGCCGCGTAGGCGCGCCACTCGGCGAGGTGCATGCGGGCGTCGTCCAGGCCCCGGTGGTTCTTGAGGTCGCCGTCGCCCGACTCGGGGACGAGGTCGCCTCGCCCGGCGAGCCACAGGCCGCGGCGGATGACGCCCACGTCGAGGTGCGGGTACTGGAGCCACGCCTCGAGGGTGGGCATCTGACGGTGAACGAACCGGCGATCGAAGTGCGAGACGCCCGAGCCGGCCAGCAGCACCCGGTGAGGCTTCGCCCCGTTCGGCACGAGGACCGATTCGATGAGCATCGCCTCTACCTCGACCAGCGAGAGCGGCGACCGCTCGACCGCCTCGAGCAGACCGTTCCCGGTGTGCATTTCGAGCACGAAGTCGTTCATCAGGTGAGCGACCGTCGCCGGGTAGTGGACGACCCCGCTGAACTCGGAGAGCGTTTCGAACGGCGGGTCGACCCCGGTGAGGATCGATCCGACTTCAAGGATCTTGTCCTCGGCCTCGTCGGTGCCGGTGGTCTCCAGGTCAAACCAGAGGAGGTGCTTCGCTTCAGGCATTCGCCGTCTCCTTTATCGGTGCCGGTGGACCGTAGCACCGCACCCGGAGTAGTTGCGGGTCCGTAGCCTTCGGAGCTACAGTCGTCGGGACCGCCAAACCAGGAGGAGCCGACATGGCTGCGACACCCGGAAATGACAACTACTCGGCAGGGTTGGTACTCGCCGAGCTCGCCGACCATTGGGCGATCGGTGAGTGGATCACCGACGGAGCCCTCACGGTGATGCCGAGCGCCCAGCCGCGGTACGCCGCGCTGAGCACGGGCGAGAAGAACATCGTGGACATCGCTTGGGCGATGCAGCAGGGCCGGTGGGACTTCCCGGTGGTGAAGGTGCTGGAGCTGGACTCGGGCTGGCGCGAGATCGTGATGGCAGCGATCTCGGCGCGGGTCCTCGCGTAACCTCGCGGCATGGGCACCAACGCCTTCAACGGTCAGGGGGATCCGTTCGGGTCCGGCTCGGTCGTGATCCCCGACGTTCCGACGCCGCTCGTCGCGTACCGCCAGTGGCAGGTCCAGTGGGGCCAGATCCCGGTTGAGGCTTCCGGGGCGTTCCCGTTCCCGGTTGGTGGCGACTCGCGGCTCCAGTCGACGTACAACCACGGGGTGTGGGAGCCGGGTCGCGAGGCGCGGGCGGGGTGCCCGTGGTCGGACGGCGACCATCACCCCCAAGTGGTCGAGAATGGGATGATCCGGTTCCCGTTCGGGGTCCCGGCCCGGTACACCTATCCCGACCGCGACGTGTGCCGGGCGTGCCCGTCGCCGACGGCCGCGGGTCATGAGGGGTACGGCTGCGGGATCTACGGGTTCAAGCTGCCCGGCAAGCTTGCCGCCGAGTCGCCGCTGATCTCGAGGGCGTGGGGCCGGATCGAGATGTGGGGCACCGTCTACGACCACGACTACGGCTACCGCGGGTCCCACGCCCGGGTGACCGGCATCGGCCTCCCCTTGGCCTTCGCCGATCGGAACGGGTGGGAGCTGGCGATGGTCGGGAGCCGCTCGAGTCAGCGCCACATGCTCGACTACCTCGCCGCCCTCTCGTTCCTGGCGCAGATCTACCGTGTGCCGCTTCTCAGGCCCCGCTCGGCGGTATCCGTCGAGGAGGTCTACCGGATGGCCTTAGCGGGCCGTGAGACGCCTGTCGTGGTCGATGAGGAGGTCGATCCGATCCATTACGCCCGCGAGCTGATGGCGAACGGCTACGAACCGGATCTCGGTGCCCGAGCTCGGAAGCACCGCGAGGTCATGGAGCTGACCGCGGTCCAGTCGATGAGCGGCGAAGCGAACATGCGCCGGCTGATCGAGATGCTCCACCTCGACCCCGCCGACTTCGGCCTCGAGGACGACGATGGCGAGTGACCCGTCGTCGCCGATGTGGCCGCTCGACTTCGGCGAGGGGTTCCGGGTTCCTGATGTGCCCGAGCCGATCGTCGGCTACCGGTGGTGGGTGCGAGCTGGCGGCCAGGGCCACCCGCTGCTCCTCTCGCCGCGCACCCGCCTGCCTTGGCGTCCCGGCGAACCGACGCGAGCGTTCTGCGTTCCGGGTTCGCACAACGGTGGCCGCGACGCTGCGTGCTCGAGGTGCCCGTGCCCTGGCGACGCGGCGAACCACGACGGGTACGGGTGCGGCCTCTACGCCTACCGGTCGCTGAAGGCGTTGCTCCACGAGATCGAGTTCCCGACCCACAAGCTCGGCGTGTTCAATTCGGGCTGGCAGGTGGTGGTCGGTCAGGTCGAGCTGTGGGGCGACGTGTACGAGCATGTCAAGGGGTACCGGGCGCAGTTCGCGAGGCCGTCGAAGCTGTTCGTCTATCCGCCGCCGGGGGATCATCAGTCGATCGATCCCGCGCTGATCGCCGAGCTCGCCGACGGGATTGACATGGCCCCGTCGGCGCTCGAGCTGGTGACGATCGCGGCCGAGGTGAGGCGTGTGGCACCGGCTGATCTTGAGGCGTTGGGCGAGGTGTACGAGATCCCGGTGGAGCCGTTCCCGATGTCGGCGGCCGAGGTGAACCGCGAGGTAGCGCAGTTCATGGCGTCGGTGTTCGCCGAGGTGAGGCGCTCCGCTGCGAGTCAGGTGCGAGCGTCGATGCCGGGCCGGCTCTCCGTGGTCGGCCACGTCGTCGGCCTGGTCGCCGCGTTGCTGTTCCTCGGATCGGACCTGGCGTCGGCCAGTTGGTTCGGGGTGGTGCTGTGGACGGCGATGGCCGGGATCTACCTGCACTGGCTCGTGAAGTACGGCGTGCGTCGGCGAGTGATCGGCGCGCTCGAGATGGAGGAGGACGAAGATGGGTGAGATCGGGAAGCCGATTCGGGAGGAACCGCTGGTGGTGCCAGCCCCGGCGACGGAGCCGGCGAGGCGCGAGCCGTCACCCGCGACGCCTTCGACGCCAGTCCCTGAGCGGGAACCGGTCTCGACGTGAGCTGGGAACTGCTGGCCGGCGTCGGGGCTGTGGTGGCGCTCGGTTGTGGTGGTGGTCCGGTTCATCTGGCGGAATTGGCGCTGAGCTCGGGGGCGTTTCCGCTGGTCAGCGAGTTGTTCCCCGAGAACCCCCGTTTGTAGTTGATTCGGCTACAGCGGTATGCCATGCTGGTCCTCGTCGGGAAGCCCCCACATACCCGGCAAGCAAGTAGGGGCGAGTCGCAACAGCGGCGGGCAGCACCAGCCACCGGTGAGACCACCCGAGAGGGGGCAGGGGAGCCAACCCCGGCAGTAGCGAACAAGGCAGACCGAGGGGGAAGCCCTCGGAGCGCCGATCGCCTGGCGCTCGTACCAAGTGAGGCGAACCGATCGAGAGCACCTTGATCGGGCTTGGCACCTCGGAGGTACCGCCCCGAAGTAACGCCAACGACTCCAGCCCTGACGGCTAACGACCACGACTCACCCCTCGAGGTGAGCGACCCCTGAACGAAGGCTGGACGAGGTCGAAAAGGCAAAGCGAGTGAACGAGGAGAACGAGCCGAAGAACCCCGGATGAGAACCACGGAGCTGCAGCGAAGTGGGGAGAGCATGGGGGTCGGAGGCTCGGGCCAAGCCCGATCAAGGTGCTCACGATCGGGAAGCTCGACCGGCCGCCTCGGTGGGCCGAGCGTCACAGACACGGGGTTCGAACCCCCGGCTAGGCACGAGCAAGTGCCAACCTCCTTCGGCCCTGCCGCTCGGAGCGCCTCCCCGGCATGGGGTAGCGGAGACGGAACCAGATGCGACGCTCGCTCCACCGAGGCGGCTGGTCGAGAGCAGAGTCGGTGGCCCTCATGGGGTCATCGGGTCAGCGAGCTCAGGACTCGCCCGCAGTAATGCCCTCGGGAACACCGGGGGCCGTGGCCGAGCTGGAACCTCCTCCCCCTGCCGGTAACGCGGGCAGGGGCATGGGACATGCCAGCGACGCTGCGAGGGCGGAGGAAATGGGAGCATGCCAAACCGGCCCGAGAGGGTGGGCAACACGCAAGCGGTGGCGAAGCCCTTCTAGAGCTGAGAGGTCGGCGTCGAGCGATCGGCGCAGCAGCGTAAACCCGGCGACGAGCCGGGGTGGTCGGCCTAGCATCGCAACCCCGGTGAACCCATGAAGGTCACCGACTCGAGCTGCTACGCCAGCGTCGGACCCGACTCGGGGGCGGCGACTTCAGCGAACCGATCCAAGACCAAGTAGGCCGGCGACTCCCCTCCGGGGCGAGCGCCGACGAACGTGCGGACACCGGTCGACTCGGAGCGCCACCGCGAGGGAGACCGGTGAAGGGGTGGCTGGCTGAGGAACCTCCCCCAAGAGGGCCCCGGCGTGCGCGGTTGAGACAACCCAAGCGTCGGGAAGCGGTACCAAGGAACACGGCTAAGTAGTCCAGCCGGTGAGGGGGCCGGGAGCGAGTGATCGCCCGGGTGTGATGAGCATGGGAGACGGCCAGCGAGCAGGCCCGATGGATACGTCTGGCCGCGCTCAACACCTCCCACCGAAGCTCCTCGGGGCCGGCGTTGGCGTAGCAGCTCGAGGGGCCCTCGGCTTCGGCCGGGGGCTTCTTCTCGTTCCGGGGTTCCTGTTCCGTGGCCCTCGGCTGGAATAGGCTGGCCCGCATGGATCGCCAGATCATCACCGACACCTCCCGCGTTTCGCCCGGATCGGTGCCCGAGCAGCGGCTGCTGGCGAAGCTCATGGCCGACGGGTACGCCCACATCCGAACCGGGTCCTGCGACTCGCCGGTCGATCTCACCGAGGTCCGACCCGTGCTTGAGAAGGCCTTCGGGGCCGCCGCGGTCGAAGCCGAGGGGTGCGGCGGCGGAACGTCGCTCCTCCTCGAGGACGGCGGCGGGGTGTTGTGGGTCGAATACTCGCCGCGGTGGCACGAGTGGCATTGGGCCGTCGCGTCGAACCTGGCGTCGAACACCGAGCGGTGGGCCGCCGCGATGACCGGGATGCTCCCCCCGTTCGAAGCGGTCAGCGACGACGGTCGGCTCTACACGAACTTTTGGGCGAAGCACCCGATGGCCGGCGGGTACTCGTATCTGCGGCCGATCGAGGTCCAGGGCTGGTCGGAGATCGCCGGGAACTACCCCGAGTCGGTCCGGGCCGAGCTCGGGAAGCTCGTCACGATGCGCGACCCGGGGGCTGGCGGCAAGCTGGTGCTCCTTCATGGGCCGCCGGGTACCGGCAAGACCCGGTCGATCATGGCGCTCCTGGCCGCGTGGCGCGAGTGGTGCGAGCCGCACGTCATCACCGACCCCGACTCGTTCTTCAACCACCTCGACTACATGAACGACGTGATCCTCGGCGGCGGCTTCGATGACGGCCGGTGGCGGGTGCTCATCGTGGAGGACGGCGACGAGTTCATGGACGTCGACGCCAAGAGTCGAACCGGGCAGGCGCTCAGCCGGCTGCTCAACCTCGGCGACGGGATCGTCGGCCAAGGGCTGAACGTGCTGACCATCATCACGACGAACGTCGAGATGGGTTCGCTGAATCCGGCGGTGGCGAGGACGGGGCGTTGCATGACGAACCTCCACTACCCTGCCTTCGACCAGGCCGAGGCCGAGTCGTGGCTGGCTTCCCGCCAGCTCGAGGGTGTCGAGGTTCCCGAGGACGGGATGACGCTGGCCGATCTGTACGGGGCGAAGCGTCGCTCCGACCATCTGGCCGACGTGCTCGGCCGATTCGACTGAGGAGAACCGACATGGCCGAGGTCACGCTCACGCTGCCGGTGACGAACACGTCACCCGCGGGGGTCCCGCTGGACCGCATCAACGCTGCGATCGCCGCCGGCGAGTTCGAGCTGGTGCGAGCGCACCGCTTCTACTCGCTGACGCCGTGGGACGACGTGAAGACGTTCATCTCCAGGGTCGCGACGGTGAAGTACGAGGCCAGCATCGGCTACGAGACGACGCTCCTCGCCGAGACCGAGGACTCGGTGATCGCCCTGTCGTGCGAGTGGGGCGACGAGTGGACGCTGATCTGCGCGGTCCGCGCCGACGCTCGAGCGCAGAAGTGGATCGCGTCGATGGCGTCGATGCTCCCCGAGCCGCCTCCCCCGCCGCCGCCGCCACCGCGTCCCGACAACATGGTGCCGGTCATGTTCTGGATGCAGAACCCGATGACCGGTGGCGCGTACGCTCGCCGCCGCGACATCGAGGTCCAGAAGTTCGAGGACGTCGCCGAGAACTACCCGGCCTCGACCCGCGCCGAGCTCGCCGAGCTCATGGCGCTCGAGGAGCCGGGGGCCGGCGGGAAGCTCGTGCTGTTCCACGGCCCTCCGGGGACCGGGAAGACGCGGGCGATCCTGTCGCTGATCTCGGAGTGGCGTGACTGGTGCGCCGCTTCGGTGGTGACCGACGCCGACCGGTTCTTCGGCGACCCGACGTACCTCAACGACCTGCTCTTCGACTCGGCTGGCCGCAAGGACTGGCTGCTGCTGGTCATCGAGGACGGCGACGAGTTCATGAACGTCGGGTCCCGAGAGTCGAAGGGCCAGGACGTCGCCCGGCTGCTGAACGTGGCCGACGGCATCATCGGCCAGGGCCTCAACGTCCTGACGTTGATCACCACGAACGTGGCGATGGACGAGCTGAACCCGGCGGTCGTGAGGACCGGCCGGTGCATGTCGAATCTGCAGTTCCCGGGGTTCGGCGAGGGCGAGGCCGCGGAGTGGCTCGAGGCCCACGGGGTCGACTACTCGGACGAGGATCTCGGCGGTTCGACCTTGGCCGAGCTGTACGAGCTGGTGCGCCGGACCGAGCGGGCGCAGAAGGCTCTGGCCCGTTTCGCCGACTAGCCGGCGTCCTTGCTGCCTGTAGCTTCGCAGGCTACGATCCACCGGTACCCGACAACCGGAGGAACATGATGAGCGGACAACTGCCCGACGCCGACGAGGCGCGCCGACAGGTGCTGAATGAGGTCGCCCTCGAGGACGGCACGGTGCTGGTGAAGGGCGACGAGATCCATGCCCAAGGCGAGCCGGGTGCGACGTTCAAGTTCATCCACCTCGCGATCTCGCCTGATGGGTCGAGCCGGTGGGTGTCCTGCTACGGCGGCACGAAGGGCCGGGGGATGCATCGGGCGTTGCGACCCGAGAAGATCCGGGTCAAGAAGGGCACGAAGGCGGTCAAGATCGGCGACCCGACCGGCGAGGCTGCCGAGGAGTTCGTCGCTGAGGCCCCGCCCGAGGAGGAGGCTCCGGTCACCGAGACCGTCGAAGCCCCGCCCGAGGTCGCGCCGGAAGCTCCACCCGAGGCCCCGCCAGCGGAACCGGCCGACGAACCGGAGGTCGAGGAGCTGAAGGGCGAGGACTTCGAGGAGGCGGTGAAGCCGAAGCGTCGACCCGACAAGGCCGCCAAGGAAGGCGCGCTCGCCGAGGCGATCGCCGCTGGCCGGATCAAGGCGGGCACCGAGCTGCACCACGGCGAGTACCGCGGGGTCGTCACAGCGTCGGGGCACGTCGAGGTGGCCGGTGAGACCTACAACTCGCCGAGCACCGCAGCGAAGAACGCCGCGGGTCGCCAGTCGGCGAACGGGTGGGACTGGTGGAAACTCCCGAGCGGCGAGAAGCTCCAGACGGTCAGATGAGCGCATGGACATCGAACTGCTCGACCGTTACCAGCGCGCCACCGGCTTCATGGGGGTCGGCGATCCGTTCAACGCGGGCTTCGATCAGGTAGACCGGCTCCTCGATTCGGGGCGCGGTCGCCGCGAAGCGTGCATCGAGTTCTCGTGGTCGGTCCCGACCCTCGAGGCGGTCATGGCGCTCGTCGCCTGCGGGCCGATCATCGACCCGATGGCGGGCACCGGCTATTGGGCGATGCTGGTCGACCAGGCCGGCGGCGATGTGATCGCTTCGGATGTGATCCTCCCCGGCGACGACCCCGAGGAAGCGGCCGAGATCACCAGCTCCTTGTGCGGCTACGGGAACCCGTGGCACGCCGAGGGCGGCCGCCAGTGGTTCCCCATCGGTCGTCAGGATGCCCGTCAGGCGGCCTCAGATCACCCTGAGCGCACGCTCGTCCTCTCCTGGCCCCCATACGGCGACGAGATCGGCGCGGCCGTCGAGGAGGCGTTCTGGACGGCCGGCGGGAAGCGGATGGTCTACATCGGCGAACCCGGCGAGGGTTGCACCGGTGATGAGGTGTTGCACGCCCGGCTCGGCTGGTCGCCGCTCTGTCGGGTCCACGAGTTCGACTTCGACCCCGATGAGTACGAGTGCGTCTGCGAGCTCGCCGGCGCTCAGCGGTGGCTCCAGGTGTCGGAGGTGTCGCTCCCGCAATGGTTCGGGATGCACGACGCCCTGTTCATCTTCGACCGGAAGGACCCCGCATGATCTTGGCGATCGTCGGCACCCGCACGTTCGTCGCGCCCGACGGCGAGGCGCGCGCCCGTGAGATCATCCGCGCCGAGCTCGCCGAGCGGAAGCCCGAGCTGGTGATCTCGGGCGGCGCGTCCGGCGTCGATTCGTGGGCGGCCGAGGAGGCGCTGCTCCTCGAGCTGGCGGTGGAGGAGATCACCCCGTTGCACGCCCGGTGGGAACCGAACGGGTACAAGGCCCGGAACATGCTCATCGCCGAGCGGTGCGACGAGCTGATCTCGATCCGTTGCGGCCAGGCGACGAGCTACGGGTCCGGGTGGACCGCCGATCGGGCGGCCGAGCTCGGGAGGCCGGTGACCCGCTACACGCTGGATCCTGTCACAGCGGTGTAGTAGGGTCAGCTACATGATGAACCCGGGGAACCGCCCCGGTCTGAGCAAGGAGGAGCCACATGGCTCACAAGCTGGAGCAGGTCAGCCACCCGAAGGCGCAGGCGAACCGAGTCGCGAAGGCGATTCGGATCGTGGCCTTCCTCGAGACGAGCGACTTCCTGTCGACGGTGTGCCCCGAGAGCGTCGCCGCGCTCGGCCCCGCGGCGTGGGAAGCCTTCGCCGCCGAGTTCGATGAGACGGTCCCGAGCGTCGAGACGATCGCCGTGGTGATCGGGGTCGTCGCCGGTCGCGCCATCGGGGACGTCGAGTTCACCGTCGAGGACGGCGAGGTCGCCGAGGTCGCCACTCTGGCGGCGGTGAGCTGAGCGATGCGAACGCCGAGGCCAGCCGAGTTCGCCGCGGCCTTCGCGCTGTTGACCGATGACCGGCTCCCGGCGGCGGTGGAGGAAGCTCGCCGCCGTCGGGGTTTGTCGACCCGGGCCGCAGCCGCCGAGATCGGGACGCATCACAACACCATCGTCCGGTTGGAGCGCGGCCAGATCGCCACGTCGCAGATGCTGCTGAAGACGATCGCCAAGATCGTCGTGTGGCTCGAGGAGGGGTCGTGAGTCGCCTCGCTGACCGGCTCGGCGGCGGGATCCGCGTGGGATTCGAGTCCCGCGAGGAGCAGGAGAGGGCCATCGCCGAGTCGACGGCCCGAGCTTCGCAAGCGATCCATCGTGACTCCCCGGTGTACGAAATCTCGAACGTGCTGCGGCTATACCGTGAGCAGCGCGACCAGTACCCGAACCTCGACTCGTTCCCGATGGTCGCCCCACCCCACGACAACTACCTGATGGAAGCCCGGTGGCCGCAGGGGTCGCTCGACGGCGAGCGGTTCACCGAGCCGAAGCAGGTCGGGCTGCTCTTCGCCCGCATGCCCGATTCGGAGGGGTGGGATGGTGGGCCGAGCTGCGCGCTGGCGGTCCTCGCCGTCGGGTTCTGGCGCGGGAAGCCGGACCATCTCGGGTCGTGGAGGCTCATCATTGACGAGGTGGGCGGCCTGGCGGTCGCCGATCCGACGCCGGCGCAAGGCCTTCGTCGCTGGCATTCGAGGCGGGTCGCCGGGCAGGTCGATACGGTCGCGAGGCACCGTGATCTCCTGCGGGATCTGGAAGGCCGGATCGAGTCGGGCGATGAGGATGAGCGGGCCAAGGCGCTCCGCGACGCCGAGGCGGCGCTCGAGGACGCCGCCGGCGAGCTTGAGGCGACGGAAGCCGAGCTGGCCGAGATCGAGGCCGAGCTCGACAAGGTGATCATGGGGATGATGGAGCGCGAGATCCTGTACCCGGCGCTCCTCACGCACTCGCTCCTCAACTGCCGGAACGTCGAGGTCGAAACGAACGCCCCGCCGGCGAAGCTGTCGAAGCGGCACCAGCGGAAGCGGGGCGCGCCGATGGTGAAGTTCAAGACGCTGAAGGTGAACCCGATGGGCGGCGGGCGGCGGTCCTCGAGCGGTGGTGGCGGGACCGTCGATCTTGGCGGCGGCCAGACGGCGCTCCACATTGTCCGCGGCCACTTCAAGACCTACACGGCTGACCGGCCGCTCCTCGGTCGTCACGTCGGCACCTACTGGTGGCAGGCGAACGTGCGAGGCTCGATCGACAACGGGGTCGTCGTGAAGGACTACGAGGTCGAGGTGTGAAGGTCGACCTGCTAGACGATCTGGACTCGAACGGGTGGCACACCTCGGCTCACCCTCGGCCGATCTCGCTGAAGCGGTCGCTGCCGTTCTACACGCGGGGACCGAGCTACTACGTCCACCGGGTCCGCTCGGGGCTGCTCCACCACGACGGGCGGATCTCCGTCACGTTCTGGTGCGGCCCGATCGGACACGGCAAGGGCGGCGCTCGGCTGGCCGCCGAACCTCCCGAGGGGTGCCAGGTCTGCTCGACGTGCGAGGGGCGTGCTGTCGGCTCGGGCCAGCTCGGCTCGAGGGTTCTCGCCGGCGGTCGTGAGGTGATCTTCTCGCCGGCCCCTGGCCGCAAGATCGAGTGCGTGTGGGAGCGCGGGTCGCGCGGGTATGCGTGGATCGACTATCACCAGTGCCGGACCCGGGCGCGGTTCGTCGCTTCGAAGGACGGGGGGGAAGACCGGCCGACCTGCCTCTACCACACCCGGTCGATGAAGGCGATCAACGCCGGGTGGGTGTTCGCACCGATGCCGGCCCCATTCGAAAGCGGAGCGTGATGGCGAAGGACTACGCGGTGTGGCGGATGGACTCGGTCCTCGAGCCGTGGCCGATCGCCGACGGCGCAGCGCAGGCGGTCGTCACATCGCCGCCGTACTGGTCGAGGCGCAGCTACGGCGATGACGACGCCGAGCTCGGCCAGGGCGACGACCTCGACGCGTACGTCGACTCGCTCGTCTCGTGTTTCCGTGAGGCGCACCGGGTCCTCGCCGGCGACGGGCTGCTGTGGGTCAACCTCGGCGACTCCTCAGCGAAGTCGGGCGGCGCGGGCGGCGACTACAACAAGGGCGGCCGCAAGGAGGGGCAGCGGAAGTACCGGCAGGGCCGCTCGGGGTTGCCCGGCCCGCAGTACGCGCTCGTCCCGTTCCGGTTCGCGCTGGCGATGCAGGCCGACGGGTGGCTCGTCCGCAAGTCGATCGTGTGGGACAAGTCGCCGACGGTGAGGCCCGAGGACCCGAACCATGTGCGCCGACCGCTCGAGGCGCACGAGCACATCTTCATGCTGGCCCCGGGGCGCAACCGGTTCGACCGGGCCGGCCTTGAGCTGGCGGGCGAGCTCGGCGACGTCTGGCACTTCCAGCCCGAGACGAGGGCGCGCCAGGACTCGAAGGGGAACCGTCACCCGGCCCCGTACCCTCCCGAGCTTCCGTTGCGGTGCCTGCGAGCGTCGGGGGTGAAGCCCGGCGAGTTGGTGGTCGACCCGTTCCACGGCTCGGGTTCGTCGGGCGACGCGGCCCGCGAGCTCGGCTGCGGCTATGTCGGAATGGACCTGTACGTCGGGCGTCAGCGCCGACGTTCTCGGGGGAGTTCTAGAACAACCCGCTGACCAGCGGTTATGCGAGGCCCTTTCCGCCCGCTGTAGTCGCTTCGGCTACACGGGCATGGTACGTTGGTGTCCATGAGGAAGCCCACCACCACAGGAGAAGGCACCATGACCATCACCGCTTACGAAGAGACCGCATCGAACAGCGACGCCGCCAAGGACGCCGAGCGCACCGCCCGCGACATGGTCTACGCACTGGCGACCGACGGGGGCAACGACCCCTACGCCACCTGCGCCGACGAGGGCGACATCGCCGAGTCGATCGCCGACGAGCTGGCGGTCACGCACGGCCTCAGCGTCGAGCTGGCCTTCGAGATCGCCGAGCAGGTCGCCGGTGAGACCATCGACACGATCCGCTGCGGCTGAGCAGCGACACTGGAACGAGGAGGAACCCCGATGGCGAAGAACCGCAAGACGAGCACCCACCGCCGAGACCTCTCCGGTCTCCGTGGTCGCGAGCGCGCCGAGCACTTCGCCAACGGCGGCACCGTCGCCCAATGGCGCGGCGCAGCTCGCACCTACGACAACAAGACCAAGGCCCGCGCTTCGAAGGAAGCGTGCCGCGGCCGGGTCACCAACTGAAGGAGAGGCCGATGGCCTACGCCAAGAAGTCACGCGACGACCAGAAGGCCGAGGCAGCGGAGGCGCTCGAGCGTCTGCACGGGCAGGTCGCCGAGATCAACGGCTCCGAGGAGTGGCTCGACTACCTCGCCACGATGAGCAAGTTCCGGTCGTACTCGCCGCTCAACACGATGCTGATGTGGATGCAGTGGGAGGGCCGACGGCGTGAGAACCCCGAGCTGCCCGAGCTGAGCCAGCCCGCCGCCTTCTCGAAATGGAAGGGCATGGGCCGCTGGATCCGCAAGGGCGAGAAGGGCCTCGGGGTGCTGGTCCCGATCCGGGTGACTGACCGCGACGCCGAACCGGGCGACGATGGCCGCCAGCCGAAGAAGCTGGTCGGCTTCCGGCTGGTGTTCAAGACCTTCGATGTGGCGCAGACCGACGGCGAGCCGCTCCCCGAGAACCCGATCCGAGAGGAGATGGTCGAGGGTGAGGGCGACGAGGCGGTGTGGGCGGCGCTGGTCGACCAAGCCGAAGCGCTCGGCTACCGGGTCGAGATCGCCGACGAGGTGCTCCCCGCTCACGGCGACTGCAACTTCCTCCTGAAGCGGCTCCGGGTCGCCGAGTCGCTCCCGGCCGCTCAGCAGGTCAAGACGCTGGTGCATGAGCTGGCCCACGCCACGCTCCACAGCCCCGACGAGTACCTGCTGGCCCACAGCACCCCGTACCACGTCGCTGAGGTCGAGGCCGAGTCGGTCGCCTTCACGGTGATGGCGCTCCTCGGGCGGGACACCTCGAGCTACAGCGTCGGGTACGTCGCGAGCTGGTCGAAGGGTGACGGTGAACTGATCGCCAAGACCGCCGAGAAGGTGATCGGCACCGCGCAGCGAATCGCCGAGGCCGTCGAGGCGTCGGTCGAGGTACAACAGGAGGCCGCTTCGGCGGCATGACGAAGGAGGGGCCGATGGGCTTCGAAGAGGACAAGCGCCAGTGGGAGGGCATATACGCCCTCTTGAATCAGGGCCGGTTGTGGGTCGACCGCGACGCCAACCGGGTGGAGATCGCCGAGATGCCAGCGACCTACCGGGCGAACGTGGTCCGGTGGCTGCGATCGCGGGCTGTCGGCCTCGAGTGGAAGTACGGGTTCGGCGAGGCGATCTCGATGGGCCGGTACGAGGACGCCTTCGGGCTCCCCGACGACTTCGACATCCCGATGCACGACGACGAGTGGCCGCTCCACATCGACCTGCGGACCGCCGCGGGGAAGCGGGAGTGGCGTGAGCTGTGCCTCGGCTGGATTGAGGGGACCCGGCTGGTGAGGTCGCTGCGGGTGGGCGCGGAGGTCACGATCGGCTGACCGCTCCCCGGTTGCCCTCGGGGTTCCGGTGTACGCTCGACCGTCAGATGGGCTACACCGATCCCGAGGGCTGACATGCCGCGATCCGAACGGCTGCGACGCCGACCCCGAACCTCGATGAGCGCCAGGGGCGGCCGCACCTTCCAGATGATGCACCCCGACCGCTCGGCGAGCGCGCACTCATCGGCGGTGGTCCGGCTGAAGGACTGGAAGGTCCCCGATACCGGGATCGGTGAGGCGTGGCAGCGGGAGGCTTACGGGTACGCCGACGTGATCGGCGAGCTCGGCTATGTGGTGAACCTCACCGCCAACACGGTCGGCGAGGGGAACGTGATCCCGTCGGAGTGGGATGAGGAAGCTCGGGCGTACAAGCCGACCGAGGACGAACGGGTCCGTCGGGTGTGGCGGGCGTTCGTGGGGCCTCGGGGCGGCCAGGCCGAGCTGCTCCGCAAGGCCGCGATCCACATGCAGACCGCCGGCGAGAGCTACCTCGTCGGCACCCCGTTGAAGACCGACCGGAGCCAGTACGGCGGCCTCGAGTGGGAGTTCCTGTCGACCGAGGAGATCCGAGTCGAGGGCCTGACCGGCAAGCGGACGATCAAGCGGAACCGGGCGGGACGCGGCACCGACGGCGGGTACGTCACCGTCGAGGCGTTCGTGACCCGCATGTGGAACAGCGACGCCCGGTACAGCGACCGGGCCTACTCGATGGTGAAGCGCAACCTGCCGATCTGCCGGGAGATCGTGGTTCTGACGCAGGTGGTCGACGCCATCGCGAAGTCTCGGCTGGCGGCCGGGATCCTGTTCGTCCCCGACGAGATGAGCTTCGGCCCCGAGGACGAGAAGGAAAACCCGGGCGACGACACCGATGACATCGATGAGTTCACGCAGGAGCTGCTCGAGCATCTGCAGGCTCCCGTCGATGACCGGACGTCCGCGGCGTCGCTGGTCCCGCTGATCCTCCGGGGCGCGGCCGAGCTCGGCAAGGAGGTGCGGCTGATCGAGGTCGCCCGCGATCTGGACCGGCTCTACCAGGACCTTCGCCAGGAGGCGATCGGTCGGCTTGGTGGCGGGCTCGACATCCCGCCCGAGGTCATGGCCGGCAAGTCGGGGCTGAATCACTGGACCGGGTACAACATCGACGCCGAGTACGTCACGAAGCACGTCGTGCCGCTCGCCGGCGGGATCCTCGACTTCATCACCGAGGCGTACATGCGCCCGATGTTGAAGACGTTCGAGGACATGACCGCCGCCGAGGCTGGCCGGTTCTCGCTCCGCTATGACCCGTCGCCGATTATGAAGCGGGCCGATTCGGGGCCGTCCGCTCGGGCCGCGTACGACCGGATCGGTGTGTTGTCGGGTGAGGCGTACCGCCGCGAGAACGGGTTCGATGAGGCCGACAAGCCTGATGACGAGGAGACCCGCCGGCGGTTGCTCGAGGAGATCCTGCTGCGCCGGCCGCTCGAGATGGCCCCGATCATCCTGCCGCTCCTGTACCCCGACGAGGATCTGTCGGGCTTCCCCGAGGTGATCGTCCCGGTGAACGAGGTCGGCCAGGGCAGCCCCGCGCTGACCCCGGGCGGCGGCGACGCTCCGGTTGGCGATCTCGAGGACGGCCAGGACGAACCGGTCCCGATCGAGGCCGACGCCAGCGTGGGAACCGACATGCCTGCCGCCGAGCGCGAGCTGATCGACCGGCTCGCCACCGCCGCGGACGCTGCGCTGGAGCGGGCGCTCGAGAAGGCAGCGAACCGGATCCTGTCGAAGCTGAACGGGCGCGACAACGAGCCGCTCCGTGACCAGCTCAAGTCCCTCGATCGGCACGAGGTGTTCGGGTCGACGCCTTCGTCGGTGCTGACCGGCATCAGCGAAACGCCGGCCGGGCTGATGATCGGCGCGTGGGACACGTTCGCCGACAAGTCGAAGGGCTGGATCCGGGCGTACATGATCGAGGCGGGGGTGGAGACGTACCTCGCAGACGACCAGGCCGACCTGATCACCCGTGAGCTGGTCGAGATGCTCGAGGTCCACGCGATGTCGGCGACTCGCCGCCCGTTGCGGGTGGGCGAGAACGGGCTGCGGGTTCCGAATGAGCTGGTCGAGCGGGCGATGGAAGCCTCTCGGTCTGTGCAGCTCGCGGGGGTCTGATGTCGGCGTCGCAGGCGCAGCGCGACGAGTGGATTGCGCTGGTGACCGTGGCAGCGCTCGACGCTGTGGCGATCACCCGGACCCGGATGGCGGGGGCGTTGAATGGCGCTTCGCAGCCGTATCGGGTCGACGCGTTGTACGACCCGTCGTGGTGGCTGGTCCCGATGACGGCGATGGTGGTGCCGACGTTGCGGACCGTTGGCGCTCAGGCGGCCGCTCAGGCGGCGAGCGAGTACGGGCTGGAACAGGAACTCGAGGATGGTGAGTGGACCGGCGGGGTGTCCGAATCGATCGCCGCTCAGACCGCGATCCTGACGAACTACGGGACGAACGAGGTGACGGCTCGGGTGGCGGCGATCACCGAGCAGGCGAACAGCGAGGGGTGGGACGCGGCTCGCACGGCCGGCGTGCTCGGCTTGGCGGTCGAGTGGGACGCGAGCTCGGCGACCGCGGCGGTCTACAACGCGCCCGGCCCGGTGTCGGACGGGATCGCCGAGAACATGGGGGAGACCGAGGCGCACACGGCATGGGAGGCAGGCGGGTTCGCGGTGGTGGCCGTGAGCCTCCTTGAGGTGAAGGTGTGGGACACGTCGTTCGTGAACAGCCGGTTCAGCCATGAGGCCGCTCATGGGCAGACGGTGGCGCTCGGCGAGGAGTTCGAGCTGGCGGCCGGGTCGTGTCAGTTCCCTGGCGATTGGTCGCTGCCGGGGTCGGAGCGGATCAACTGCCAGTGCTCGGTGATCTACCGGACGCTCGAGGCCGACGAGGTGCTTTGACCGGGCGGGTAGCTGACCCGATGGTCCCCGAGGGGATACTCTCGGGTCAGACCTTGGCGACGGAACGACCGAAGAGGCCCCCGGATGGCAGACCAGCTCGATCTCCTCGACCCGCTGCAGTCGCAGGAAATCCTCGACGCCGTGCGGGTTCTTGCCCGCTCCGACGCGTCGAAGATGGTCCTCGATGCGCTCACCGCTTCGTCAGCGGATCCCTCCGACGGGATGCCCGACATCGATCCGGTCGAGGTCAACCTGCGAGAGGCCGGCGTCGGCGCGGTCGACTACTGCGGGAAGTGCCGGTTCTGGCAGCCGCCCGGCGAGCTCGCCGACAGTGAGTTCGTGACCGGGACCTGCGCGATCGTGACCGGGGACATCGACTACCAGGACGTCTGCGATCTGTACGAGGAACGTGTGACCGCCGGCGACGGCGAGCTGCCCGAGGCGGCCGGGACGCAGATCCCGAACCCCGGCGACGGCATGGGGGAACCCGATGACGACGGCGACGGCCCCACGCCGGGGGGGGAGGTCGATGGACCGGCTCCGACGATCGAGGGGGACAACGCCTCGACGGTGGCCGAGGTGTTCGGCGACGAGTTCTGGCGCGAGTACCAGGAAGAGGACGAGCACGGCGGGGTGATCGTGACCGTCGAGCCGACCCCCGAGCAGAAGCAGGCGCTCGAGCAGCCCGGCGGTATGCCGGCCGACCAGCTCCATTTGACGCTGGCGAAGATCGATGGTGTCGACAATGACGCTGCCGCCACGGAGGTACTCGGGGTGCTCCTCGAGCTCGCCGCCGAGTACCCGGCGTTCTCGGGTGAGGTCGCCGGCACCGGCGCTCTCGGCGAGCGCCAGTGGGGCGTCGCTCTGGTCGACGCGGAAGATCTCGGGCTGCTGCGGAGCGAGGTGATCGAGGCGCTAGTCGACGCCGGAATCATGGTCTCCGACGACCACGACTTCATCCCACACATCACGCTCACCGAGGGTCCCATCCCGGCCGACGCTGCGATCGTGGGCCTACCATTGACGTTCGACAGTCTCGTCCTTCGGGTCGGCTCGCAGGTCATCGCAGTTGGGATGGATGGCCCGGCCCCCGCCGATGAAGTGGATGTCGAGGAGGAACCCGTGGCACCGACCATGACCGAACCCGAAGCCCCCGAAGACGCTCCGATGGAGCCTGCCCCCGCTGAGGGCGAGGCTGCCACGATGAGTATCGATGACCGCCAGGAGCGGATCCGTCGCGCGCTGCGCCAGATGAGCCTCGATGACCGCGAGATGCTCCGCAGCCAGCTCGAGGTGCCCGCCGACGAGCCGATGGTGGCCGCCGGGACCGACGCCGAGCTGGTCGAGGACTCCGGTGCCCCGCCGCCCGAGGTCGCGCCCGTCGAGGAGCCGGCCGAGGCCGACACCGACGGCGAGGAGATCGCCGAGCTCGAGACCGAGGTGTTCGGCGCGATCGCTCCGCACGACACGCCCACCTCCGACGACGCGTGGGACGGACCCGAGAACGACGTTCGGGTGAGCTCGCCGAACGATCCCGACTACTTCGACGCGGTCTACGCGTGGCGCGACGACGACGGGGATCTCGATGTGAAGGCCGCCTACCGGTTCATCCACCACTTCGTGAGCGAGTCCGGCGACCCGGGAGCGGCTTCGACGGTGGCGTGCTCGACCGGCATCGGCGTTCTGAACGGCGGCCGCGGTGGGACGACCATCCCGGGCGACGACCGGCAGGGCGTCTACGACCATCTCGCCGCGCACCTGCGCGACGCCGACATGGAGCCGCCCGAGCTCATGTCCGACGAGGAGGCCGCGCTGGTGGCGCGTGCCCACGAGTCGGGCGTCCAGATCAACCCCGCCGACCCGGATTCTGTCCGGTCGGCTCTCGAGCACACGATCTTGGCCGATGAGGCCGAGGCGGCGCTCGCAAAGGCTGAGGAGGCCGACGTGGTGGACCTGACCGACATCGAGGATTCGGCGCTGCTCACCGAGCTGGCCCGCAGGGTGCTTCTCGAGGCCGCTGACGGGGTTGCGGCCGCCGAGGCCGCCGAAGGCGACGACACGGCCGCTGAGGGCGTCGAGATGGCCGAGGACGGCGACGCTCCCGAGGTCGAGCCAGAGGTCGAGGACGTGGTGGTCGGCGAGTTCGATGACGGCGACCAGGACTACGACTGGACCGGCATCATCATCGTGGAAGGCCTCCCCTCGGGGGATGGCCGGATGGTCGCCGAGGGCGGGCTGACGTGGCGCGAGTTGCCGCTGCCGCTCATGCTGCAGACGGTGAACGCCCCGGGCCACGAAGGCTCCGAGATCGCCGGCTCGATCCACAAGCTCGAGCGGCGCGGCCAGGACATCCTCGGGTGGGGCAAGTTCGACTCGGGCAAGGCTGGCACCGAGTACCGCCGGCTCCTCACCGAGAAGACCATGCGGGGCGTGTCGGCCGACATCGACTCCGTGAAGGTCGAGTTCCGTGACCCCGAGTCGGGCGACTCGATCGACCCGGCCGACCTGCTCTTCGGTGACCCGATGATGGAGGTCATGGAGGTGCTCACCGAGGGCCGGATCATGGGCGCGACGGGGACCCCGTTCCCGGCGTTCCAGGAGGCCCACATCGAGCTGATCGGCGCTGCCATCGAGGACGAGGCGCTGGTCGCTTCCGCCGCGTGGATCACCGAGACGACCGGCAACGCGTTCGCCTTGGCTGGCGACGGCTACCGGGTCTACACCCCGATCGAGCAGGCACCGTGGGTGCTGCGCGGCGAGGAGCCGGTGTCGCTGGTCGCTTCGGCCGGCGAGTCGCCCGAGCTCGAGATCCCGATGCATCCGTCGCTCGAGTGGTTCGCTCCGACGAACACGGTGGAGCCGTTCACGGTCCACGCCGATGGGCGGATCACCGGGCTGCTCGCCAAGTTCGGGACGTGCCACATCGGCCGCTCCGACCGGTGCATCCCGGTGCCCACCTCCCGCGACGGGTACAGCCACTTCCGCAACAAGAAGGTGCTGAGCGCCGAGGGTGAGCTGGTCGCGACCGGGCCGATCTTCATGGACACGGTCCACCCCGACCTGAAGCTGAAGGCGTCCGACACCGAGGCCCACTACCACGACACGGGCTGCGCGGTCGCCGATGTGGCGGTGTACGACACGGACCACGGCATCGAGGTCTGCGGGGCGCTCCGACCGGACGTGACCGAGGAGCAGATCCGCCGGCTGCGTGGCAGCGACATCTCGCCCGACTGGCGCAAGATGGCCGGGCGGCTCGAGATGGTCGGCCTCCTGGCGGTGAACGTCAGCGGGTTCGTGGTGCAGGGCCTCGTCGCCGCAGGAGCGCACGCCACGCCGAGGGCGGCCGGGTACTACGACACGGTGACCGGCGAGTGCGAGAGCCTCGTCGCCGCCGGCATGGTGCTGCAGGACCGGCCGGTCGAGCCGATCGACATCGACGCAACGGTCCGTGAGCTGCAGGCCGAGGTCGCCGAGCTGCGGGAGGCCATGCGGCCGATCCGTGCCGAGCGGGCCACGGCCAAGTTCACGGAGCGGGTGTTCGCCGAGCTCGCCGAGGATGTCGAGGCCGTGCAGGCCGAGGTCGCCGAGGGTGACCCCCTCGAGGACGTGACCGAGGCCCCCGCCGAGTGCGAGTGCCACAAGCTCCGCTGATCACCCCCAGGAGATGAGCAGCCCGTTCCGGGAGGCGTAGTCGGCGAGGTCGGCGAGCCGCCCGAGGGTGTCGCCGAAGTAGCCGGCACGGATGCCGCAGTCGATGATCGTCGCCTGGCCTTCGAGCTGGTCGGCGGTCGCTGCGGTTCCTGAGTCGTCGCGGCCGACGTTCCCGAGGAGGGCGCGGCCGAGGAAGTCGGCGGCTGGCGCTTCGCCGTAGATCCCGTACTCGCCGCTGTCGAGGCCGAGACGCTCGAGGATGAGGACGGCGTTGCCGTTGGCGACGTTCACCGAGAGCGCGCACCGGTCGCAGGGGTTCTCGTAGGTGTCGCAGCCGGTGGGGCACCGGGAGTCGATGGTCCCGTCGGGGAGGGTGGTGGCGGTTGCGAAGGTGACGCTCATGGTGTTCTCCGTTCAGACGAGCTGGGTCAGGGTGCCGGGGATCATTGCGCCGCGGATGGCGCAGGTGGAGGCGAGCAGGTCGCCCATGTCGGCCTCGAGGATGCAGACCCGGCGGCCCGAGCGGGCGGTGGTGAAGCCGACGCCGAGGCGACCGTTCCGCAGGAGGGGTTCAACGTCGGGGTCGTTCTGGAGCATCATCTTCACGGTGTTGTCCGGGGTGCTGTTCCCGCGGCCGCGAATCTGGATGATCATTCGGGGGGCGTGGTCGGTGTTCATCATGGTCTCCGTTTCAGGCGGCGAGGCCGAAGGCCCCGTTGTCAGGGATGTTGAGGCTGCCGTCCAGCAGGGCGATCGCTTCGGCGGCGGTGACCACCTCGGCTTCGGCGAGGGCGAGCGGGGTGGCTCGGTGCCAGATGACTTCCTCGGGGAAGATCGTGTCGGGCGCTTCGGCTGCGGTGAAGATGACTGCGACCTGCCGACCGGCTGCTCCGATCACGCCGGCCCCGCCGCCGTACTGGACCCCCTCGACGGCGATGCCGCCAGCGGCGACGGCGTAGCAGGCGTCCTCGATGGTGCGGCTGAGGCCGAGCACCTTGGTGGAGGCGATGGCCTCGGCGTCCTCGAGGGTGGTGAAGTGTACGAAGATGCCGGTGGTGATTCGGGCGATGATCTCGGCTGCGCTCATGGGGACAGCATGGCACACCTCCTGTAGTCGATGCAACTACAGGCCCGAGGGTTAGAAGGTGACCAGCGCCGACGCCTTCCGGGCGACCCGGTACTCGGCCCCGCAACCGGGGAACCACTGGCTGTCGATCTCCTCGCCGTCGCAGCGGACGTACCAGCCGCCGGCGGGGTGGGTGTAGACGCCGTAGGTGCTGAGGCCGCAGCCGTCGCACTGGTCGCCGGCGATGGCGTGGTCCCCGTCCTGCTTGGTCGCCTCGAGGTCGCCCTCGTAGGCCACGAAGAACCACTCGTCGGGCGCGTAGCTCGGGCGCGGGCAGAAGGCGTACACCTCGGCGGCGCACCGGTTGCACCACGGCCCCTCCTGGCCGACCGGGACCAGCCGCCCGCAGCCCTCGCCGCGGCACGGTCGGGTTCGATCGATGACGCTCATGCCGCGGCCCCTTCGATGAAGAGGCGGTCGAAGAGCACGTCCTTGTCGAGGCCGGTGATGAGGCCGAGGCTGAAGCACAGCCCCTCGATCTCGGCGACGATGACGCTCCTCGACGGCTGCCCGTCGGTGACGCCAGCCATGACGTCGTGGTCGTCGCGCAGCTCGGCGATCCGTTCACGGATGCGTCCCTCTGCGTACTCGGTCCTGATGGTTGCCATTCGGCACCTCCTTGGTGGTGGTCCTGTTGTACCGGGACCGTGTGACAGTTACCCGGCGAGGTCGCTGCGCTCGGCGGCCAGCTCTTCGGCGAGCTCGGCGGCGAAGTCGTTCTCGTCGTCCCAGCTCCACTCGGGCTGGTCGTTCTCGCGGGCTTCGGTGGTGGGCAGTTCGTCGGTGTTCATCATGCGAACCACTGTAGCTCTCCCGGCTACACAGATCCACTCGGCTAGGGTGGGGGCGTGCTCATCGGGTTGCACGGCTACGCCGACTCAGGCAAGGACGCCACAGCGGACCTCCTCGTCGCCGGCCACGGGTTCACCAAGGCCGACGTGTTCGATGCCGGCCGAGCCATCGGCTACCTGCTGGACCCGATCATCGCCAGGGCGACAGGGCTGAACGGGTACGCCCGGTACCGCGAGGTCTGCGACACGATCGGCTACGACGAGATGAAGCGCGAGTTCCCCGAGAGCCGCGAGTTCCTGCAACGGCTCGGCGACGCGCTCCGGGCCGAGCTCGGCGAGACCGTCCTGATCGACGTGTGGCTCGAGCGAGCCGTCCGACTCGAGCGGGCGGTGGCGACAAGCATCCGGCACCGCAACGAGGCCGAGGCCCTTCGGAACGCCGGGGGGTTCGTGGTCGTGATCGAGCGGCCAGGGGTCGGCCCGGTGAACGACCACATCACCGACCGGCGACTCCCGGCCGAGCTCATCGACGCGACCCTCGACAACGACGGTCCCCTCGATGCGCTGCCCGGCAAGGTGGCCGAGCTCATCGACCACCTCGAGGGCGACCCGGGCGTAGCCTCTTGAGCATGGAGTTCATCCTTCGCGACGGGTCCCGAGCAGCCGACGGTCGTCTCGATCGTCTGGTGCAGTTCGATGAGCGGTCCCGTTCGTTCCCGATCCGCTCCGAGGTCGAAGGCCAGCGGCCGCGCTCGTACACATGGAGCGTCGGCGCTCATCTCGACCAGGGCCGCGAGGGAGCGTGCGTCGGGTTCGCGATGGCGCACGAGCTGATCGCCCGCCCCGCGGTCGTGGAGGGCGTCACCGCCAGCGACGCGCTCCGCATCTACAAGGCCGCACAGAAGATCGACCCGTGGCCCGGTGAGGACTACGAGGGCACGTCGACGCTCGCCGGCGTCAAGACGATCGCCTCCGACGGCCACCTCAAGGAGTACCGGTGGGCGTTCGGCCTCGAGGATCTGATCCTCGCGGTCGGCTACCACGGCCCCGCGCTGATCGGCGTGAATTGGTACGAGGGCATGTTCGACACCGACCGCGACGGGTTCATCCATCACTCCGGTCTGATCGCTGGCGGCCACTGCACGCTCGTCCACTCGGTCAACGTCCCCGGCGAGTTCTTCCGCATTCACAATTCGTGGGGACCCGAGTGGGGCGTGGGCGGCGACGCCAAGATCTCGTGGGTCGACATGGGCCGGCTGCTGGCCGAGGACGGCGAGGCGTGCATCCCGACGGTCCGCATTCGGCACGTTGAGGTCGGCTCGGGCTGACCCGAGGCCCCCGCCGTTCCTGGCGTTGTGAGGCCCCCCGAAAGAATCTGCGGTTGTAGTTGCTTCGGCTACAGCGGGTGTGCCATGCTCTCCCCATGACGAACACCACCGCAGCCGCAGCCACCTTCACCGAAGCGATCAACGGCCCCGCATGGAACCGGGTCAGCGAATCGACGCTCGAGAACATCCTCGACGCCGACCCGCTCGGTTCGCTGGAGGGCATCGCCCCCGAGCGCATCGCCGCAGCCCTCGCAGTCGCCGAGGACGGCGAGCTAGAGCATGCCGCCGCCGGGTGGGGCCTCGCCGAGATCGACGCCTTCATCGCCGAGTTCGCCTGAGCATCACCGAGACCGAGGAGCAGCCACATGGCTGAGCACCACCACATCACCCGCACCGGGATAGTCGGAGAGGTCACCCTCCCCACCGAAGGCTTCGACGCCTTCGCCGACGCCCCCGGCGAGACCGAGGTGCTGATCCGTGACGCCTACCGCGCCACCGAGCAGCTCCCCCACGATCCCCGGCTCACGGAGGCCCGCAAGCATCTAGACGCTGCGCTGGCCCTCGTCGCCGAGGTAGAACACACCAACCCATGATGAACCAAGGAGACGCCGACATGGCTTCAGAACTGACCCTGACCGACATCCTCACCGCGATCACCAACGGTGCAGCCGATGAGAACCTCGACGCCGTGATCGCCACGGTGAAGGACCGCCGACAGGCTTCCGCCCGAGTCACCTTCAACACGCTGAAGGTCGGCGACAAGGTGACCATCAGCGGAGCGCAGAAGTACCTCGAAGGTGCGCCCGCCACGGTGGTCGAGAAGAAGCGCACCAAGGTGGTCATCGCGCTGGACGAGCCGCGTGGCCGGATGATGGCCGGGACCCGCCTCAACGGGAACCCGTCGATCATCGTGCCGGTGGCAGCATGAGCGCCACCCGAAGCTGGCTCGAGGTCGACCGCGAAGGTCTGCGGTTGTCGCACCGAGGGGGTGCGACGGCCGCGGTCCTCGACCTGATCTCGAACAGCATCGACGCCGAGGCCACGATGGTCTCCATCGGGTTCGAGATGGTCGGCCGAGGGCTGGCCCATCTCACCTGCGAGGACAACGCGCCGGGCGGGTTCGCTGACCTGACCCACGCCTACACGATGTACGCCCCCTCCTCACGGAAGGCTGACGCGACGAAGCGGGGCCGGTTCAACATCGGCGAGAAGCTCGTGCTGGCCCACTGCGTCGAAGCGACGATCGACTCGGCCTCGGGCCGGATCGTGTTCGGCGAGGACGGCCGATCCGAGGTCCAGAAGTCGACACGGACCGAGGGAACCCTCTTCGACGCCACCGCCCGGTTCCGCAAGGTCGACGTGGAGGAAGCGATCGACGCGCTGCGGCGGGTGATCCCACCGGCCAACGTCGAGGCGTTCGTGAACGGCGAACCGCTCGCATGGCGTGAGGCGATCACCGAGACCGCGGCTCGACTCCCGACCGAGCTCGAGGACGACGAGGGGTTCCTGCGGCCGACTCGCCGCAAGGCCACGGTGCGGATCCATCGGGTACCGACCGGCGAGCAGGCGATGCTGTACGAGCTGGGCATCCCGGTGGTGGAGTTCTCGGGCGGTGAGCCGTACCACGTCGACGTGCTCCAGAAGGTCCCGCTGAACAAGGACCGCGACAACGTGACGCCGGGGTTCCTCCGTGAGGTGCGGACCGTGGTCCTCGACGCGACGCACCAGATGCTCGACCAGGAGCAGGCGTCGGCGACATGGGCGCGCGACGGGATGCCGAAGGCCAGCGACGCTGCGGTCGAGTCGGTGATGACTCACCGGTTCGGCGAGAAGCGGGTGGCGCACGACCCGGGCGACCCCGAGGCCAGCGGCGAGGCAGCCTCCCGCGGGTACACGGTGATCCACGGCGGGTCGATGAGCCGCGACGAGTGGGACGCAGCGAAGCGGACCGGCGCGGTCCTCCCGGCCCCGCAGGTCACGCCGACGCAACGCCCCGAGTTCGGCTCGAGGGACGACGCGGCGACGACGAAGGACATCCCCCCGGCCGACTGGTCCGACGGCCAGAAGCGGATCGCCGCCTACGCCGTGAGGTTCGCCGCGAAGGCGCTCGGGATCGAGGTCAGGGTGACCATGACCCGAGACAAGGAGAACGGCCGCATGGCGGCGTGGTATGCCCGAGGGGTGAACGGTTCGGACCTGACTTTCAACGTGGCGACGCTCGGGCAGGGATGGTTCGATGACCCCGACCCCGAGGCTGTCGACCGGCTGCTGATCCACGAGTTCGCCCACCAATGGGAATCCAACCACTTCAGCCACGACTTCCACGATGCCTGCTGCCGGGTGGGCGCAGCTCGGGTCGCGGCGAAGGGACTGAGGGGGATCTGATGAGGCTGGTGCTCGTACTCGAGACCGGGGACGACCGGGGGGCGGGCGCGCCAGCGCTCTCCTTCGGCGAGGTCGCCAAGGAACCCGACGCCCGGCCGCCCGCCGGCTGGCAGCCACCCGACCCCGAGGGCGACGAACCCCCGACGGGCGATGGCCGGCTCGAGGCGGCATGGGAAGCGCTCGTCGCCGCGCAACGTCGGCTGGTCGACCACCTCGGCGAGTCCAACGCCGACGACCACGCCCGGAAGCTGTGGGTCGGCGGGGCGCTCGCCATCTACGCCTTGGCGACCGGCGAGACCGAGGACGCCGTCGCGCTGCGACTCGGCGACGAAGTCCAGGTCCCCACGATCCACGGGATGAGGATCCGCGCTCCCCACGAAACGACCCAAGCGCCGAAGCACCCGGGCGCTCAGGAGCACCACGAGGACTACGACGAACCGCCCGAGCGGCCCGCCGACCCCGGTCTCGCCGGGTACCAGCAGCAGGCCCCTGATGCAGGTTTGCCTTCAACTGAGGGCGGTTCGTAGTTATACTCGCTACAACGTCCGATCCTCGAGGAGGTGAGCGTCATGGCAGATGAACTACGCGAGGTAGGCCGAAAGGCCGCTCAGAACCTGGCTCTGGCGCAAGCCGTCACCGCGATCGCGTACGGCCAGGCCGTCGACATCGCGTGCGAGCTCGAGCAGATCGCGTCGATCTACGGACCCGAGTGTGTGGCCGTTGTGAAGCGTGAGCTGATCACCAGCGGCGACCCCGACTGGCGTCGGGTCGTTTCCGAGACGGTCACCCGCTGGTCCGCGAATCGGGCTGTCCCCGCGTCGGTCTGACAGCTCGAACCCCTCGCTGATCCTCCCGCGATCGGCGTCTGGTGAGGCCCCCGCGATCCCAGCTCGCGGGGGCCTCGCCGCGCCCTATCCGTGACTCGTCGGTTTCCGTCGGCATATAGTGGCGACCAGGCCGACGACCTAGTCGTAGGTCAGAGCGGAGCCGGCGTAGCTGGGACCGCGGCGAACAACCGAGAGGCGGTCCCGATTGGGAATCCCATCGAGCTACCGCAAGGAGGGCAGCCGTGGACCGGATCGAAGTTCCCGAGGAACTCTCGGGGCTGACCATCGAGGAGCTCACCGAGCTCCAGACCAGCATCAAGGACGCCGCGCAGGAACTGGCAGGCGACGCCGCGAAGGAAGATGACGCGCTGAAGGAGGTCGAGCGGCTTGGAGCCGAGTACGACCGCATCGGCGAAGAGCTTGCTTCCCGCAAGGCCGCCGAGGCCGAGCGTGCGGCCCGAGCCGAGGAAGCGCTCAACCGCTTCGCCGACCCGGAGCCCGAGTCGACCGAGACCGAGGTCGAGCCCGAGATCGAGGCGGCCGTCGAGGCCCCCGTGGTCGAAGAGACCGACATCGAAGGCGAGGGGACCGAAGAGGTCGCCGCTGCCACCGAGACCGAGGTGACCGCCGAGGCGGCCGCCGAAGAGATCACCGAGGAGACCACCGTCGAGGAGGCGACCGAGGAGCTGTCCGATGACAGCGCCGAGGCCGTCGCCGACCCGCTGGCCGCCGAAGTGGCCGTCGCCGCAGTGGCGTCGGACGAGAGCAAGGCCAGCATCGAGGAGGAGCCGGAGGCGCTCGCAACCGAGGACGCCGAGGTGACCGCCGAGGCGACCGACGAGCCCCCCCAGGAGGAGGCAACCATGACCACCGAGTCCATCCCCGATGCCGCCGCTGAGACGGTGGCAGCCCTCGAGGGCGAAGCCCCCGATGCGGTGAGCCCCGCCGAGACGTCCAGCTTCGCTGGCTTCTCGATCATGCGGGCGACCAACTCGGCCGCCGGCCTCAACGAGGGCGACGAGCTGAGCGTGAAGTCGCTCGCCGAGTCCATCACCCGGAAGTCCCACGGGATGCAGAACATCCCCACGGGCACCTACGAGCGCATCGTGGTCGGCACCATGCACGCCGACTACGGCGAGCGTCGCCTCGGTTCGGGCGCGGAGGAGAACTTCGCGATCCTCGAGTCGCTGCGCCATGACGCCGAAGCGCTCGTCGCTGCCGGTGGCAACTGCGCTCCGCTCGCCCCGAGCTACGACTTCTTCCGGCTCGCCGAGGCGCTGAACCCGGTGGAGCAGTGCCTCCCCGCGGTCGAGGCTCCTCGCGGTGGCATCCGCTACATCACGCCGCCGGACTTCCGTGACGCCGAGGGTGGCGTCCGGGTGACCACCGAGGCCGAGGACGCTGCCGGGTACCCCCCGACGGCCCCGAAGCCCTGTGTGGCCGTGGCGTGCCCCCCGATCGAGGAGTGCCGGGTCGATGCGGTGTCGAAGTGCGTGACCTTCGGCAACCTCAACTTCCGGGTCTTCCCCGAGCAGGTCGAAGCGTTCCTCGAGGATCTCGACGTGATCTTCACCGAGGAGAAGGAGATCTTCTACCTCGACGCCATCGACGCGGCTTCCACCGCGGTGACCTCGGGCCCCCGCTACGGTGCGGTCCGGTCGATCCTGTGGGACCTCGCGGAGGCTGCGGCCGGGTACCGCCGACGGAACCACATGGCTCCCGACGCCACGCTCAACGTGATGCTCCCGAGCTGGGTCGCCGAGCTGGTGAAGGTCGACATGGTGAACGACTTCAGCCTCGGGCTGAGCTTCGTGGGGGCCGACACCAACGCCCTCGCCGCGGAGATGCTCGCTCGCCTGAACCTCGCGCCGTGCTTCTACTACGACAGCGCGACGGGTGCCGGCCAGGCGTTCAACGATCCGCAGCTCGCGGGTCCGCTGAACCCCTTCCCGAGCACCGTGGTCAGCTACCTCTTCGCACCGGGCACCTTCGTCCGGCTCGACGCAGGGACGCTGGACCTCGGCATCGTCAGGGACTCGGTCCTCAACGGGACCAACGACCTGCAGATGTTCTCGGAGCAGTGGATCCAGGTATGCCAGGTCGGCCTCGAGTCGGTTCGGCTCGAGAGCACGGTCTGCCCCGACGGCACCGCACCCGCAGCCGTCGCGCCGATCATCTGCCCCTGATCGGCCCGGTCACCTCGTAACGCGAAGATGGGCCGGGGTCCGAAAGGGCCCCGGCTCTCTCCGCTACCGTGAGGGTCACCACGCCAAGGTCGAGAGGAGTATCCGATGCCGGTGGGTCCCGAAGTCATTGTTGAGCCGCCACTCACCGTCCCCCCGCTTCACTCGCTTCTGGCCTCGGCCCCGAAGCTTCAGTTCCTGAATCCGGCGGTGCAGGTTTCGATCACCGAGGACGGCGACAACGTCGTGCTCGATGATCGCTGGGAGGCGGGTCTCGTCTTCCAGCCCTACGACTGCATCAACCCGCAGTCATGGGCACCGTGCGCTCGCACGAATGAGATCCAGTGCTTCCCGGTTGACGCCACGTCGGGGACGTGGACGATCGACTTCGACGGCGGCGGCCCGACGGCCCCGCTGGCGTTCGACATCTCGGCCGGCGACCTGCAGTTCGCTCTCGGCGAGCTCGGGAGCGTCGGCCACGGCAACGTCATCGTGACCGGCGGCCCCGGCGACGATGGCGGTACGTCGCCGTACTGCGTCGAGTTCACGGGCGTGTTCGCCGAGACGGACGTCGCTCTTCTCGCCGTCGCCGATGTGGACCTGGCCGGTGGTGGTGCCACGGTTGGCCCCGTCACGGTCCAACAGGAGGCCGGTGAGCTGGTCCTGAAGTCCGATCCGGTCGGCCAGGACGCTGTCTTCTACGAGCCGCCGGTCCTCGAGGTGCCCTACCGATGCACGACGTTCTCGCGGCTCGAGTGGGAGGACTACCGGGAGCGGGCGCTCTACAACCTGATGCTCGGGAAGTCGAAGGCGCTCGAGGCCGAGTTCTGGTCCGGCGCGAAGATCCCGACGAACCCGTCGCTGGTCCGGTCGACGCCGAACGATGACGACCACATCCTGAACCCGGGCGGCGCGGCCGCTCCGACGGCGGTGTCGCCAGGCATCGCTCTGGTCCTCATCGCTCAGGCGCTGTCCAACTGCGGTGCGGGTGGCCGAGGGATGATCCACGCGACGCCGGCCCTCGCCGAGCGGTGGTCGAACCTGACGGCGATCAACTGGTACGAGAAGAGCACGTCGTGCTTGGGACTCCCGCAGGAGATGCAGGATCGGATCGCTGGGAACTGCGTTCTCGCGACGCCAGCTCGGGGCGACATCGTGATCAACGGTGCCGGCTACCCGGGCACCGGTCCTCTCGGTCAGCCGCCACCGGGACCGAATCAGGTGTGGACCTATGCCACGTCGATGGTGAACGTGATCGTCGGCGAGGATCGGGTGTACCCCGACTCTCTCAGCGAGGCGCTCGACCGGGCGACCAATACCGTCGAGGCTCGGGCCGAGGTCTCAGCCGCGGCGGTCTACGACCTGTGTTGCAGCTTCGCTGTGCTGGTGGACATCTGCGGGTCGGTGTAACCGGTGAGCGCGCCCGTACCGACCGAGGTAGCGGCGTGGCAGCCCCGACGAGTTCACCTCGACGGGTCTCTCCTCGCGCTGCCGTTCACGTTCTCGCTTCCCCGCAACGCCCGCGAGCTCACCGTGAAGTGTCGGGCCGTTGGTGGTCCTGGCGCGACGGTGACGGTCACGGACCCGGGTGGGTCGACCCCGTTGTTCCCGGGTGACGAGGAGACGTGGTCGGGTGAGGGCGAACCGCTCGCCGGCCTCTTCGAGGTGACCGTGGCCGCCGCGCTGGATGTGGTGACGGTCCTCTGGACGGAGCGGATCTGATGGGTTGCGGCCGCATCGCCATCGATCTTTCCACCGACGCATCCGACTGCATTCTGCTGTCGGGCAACGGCTCGCCAGCTACTCCGCTGACCGCGACGCCGATCCTGCGGCCCACGTTCGACCAGCCGCTCCCCACCCCCGCGGTGATGGCGAACGGGATCGAATGCACCCCGACCGGGCTCGTCGCCCCCCCGGACCGTCCTATCGGCGGCGGCTTCGGTGTGCAGGGGGTCGGCTCGTGGCCGATCATCTCGGTCGACATGGCTGGCGCTGGCCCTGGCGGCTCGGCTGCGTGGGGGCCACCGCTCGACGTGAGCATCATCAACGTCGACCCGAACCACAACGTGCTCGGCCTCGGGTTCTTGCTGATCCCCTCGTTCCACTTCATCCTCGAGCCGGGCGCGACGTGCTCGGTGTGGTGGGAGGCCCGGCGTGAGGCGATCAACGTCCCCGGTCCTGCTGTGACCCCCTACTTCGCCGGACTTGCTTGGCATTTGGAGAACAACGGGGCTGGCGTCATCCGTTACGACGTTCCTGCCTTCAACGAGCCGCCGACCAACAATGGGGGGGGGTTCCCGGCAGGGAGCGCCGTCTTCGACTTCATCGCCATCGGCTTCCAGGGGTACATCGAGACGACCGGGTTCACCGGGGCGAGCTCGGTGAGCGCGGGGATCTTCGGGTCCGGCTTCCAGTACGTCGACCTCGGACTCCCGGTATGAGCTGGCCGGCCGGGACGGAGACCCGCACCTACTGGAAGGCTGGCGACGGCAACCCGTTCTCGGGTGGTTGCATCGGCTACGACTCGGTGTGGCGCAACAGCGACGGGGTGGTGATCGCCTCGAGCGGTGGCCGGCCGCCGGGAGCTGTCACGATCCCCGAGGCCGAGTACGACACCCTCCTCGCGCAGTGCATCGCCGATGGGAACCAGACCGTCATCGACGGCGACGCTTGGCTCGCCGGGATGGACGCCGAACGAGAGGCCCTCCAGATCGCCGCTAGGGGCAAGCTGGTCTCGGGTGACCCGCTCACCGCCGAAGAGGCCGCGATCATCACAGGGGGCCTCTGATGGCCCGATGCGGGGGCTGCAACCGGGTGGTGATCCCGCCGGGCCTCGACAACGACGCGCTCGTCCACGCCCCGGTCGCCGGTGTCCTGGCCGACGCCACCCGTTCGAACTGGCTCACCGGCCTCCCCACGGTCTCCGGGGCGTTCGCGAACAACCAGGGTGACCCAACGTCGACGGTGATCGCCGGCGACTACTCCGCGATCGTCGGTGGCCTCGGGAACCTCATCGACACGAACCCGCGGTCGGTGATCCTCGCCGGCCAAAGCAACGTCATCGACGCCGCGTTCGGCAGCAACGCCATCGTCGCCGGCGACCGGAACACCGTCACCCTCGGCGGCGCGAGCGCGTTCGCCGGGCACTCGGCGACCATCGGCGGCCAGGACCATCAGGTCGAAACGCACAACACCGTCATCGCCGGCGGGTCGTTCCACAGCGTCCTGTTCGGGGCCGGGCCGTTCGGGCCGCACAGCGTCTTCATCGGCGGCGGGTTCAGCCACACCCTGTCGGTCAATTCTGAGCGGTCTGCGATCATCGGCGGCCAGAGCCACACCATCACCGCGTCGAACGACTCGGCGATGACCGGCGGCGAGTTCAACGACATCGTGAGCTCGCCCTGCGCGGCAATCCTCGGCGGCGCATCCCATCTGATCTCCTCAGCCCCCGACTCGGCGTGTGTCGCCGGCGATACCAACACCATCTCGACGCCGGCCACCTACGCGTTTCTCGGCGGCGGCCAACTGAACGCCACCAGCGGCCGCTTGTCGGCGATCATCGGCGGCCGACTGAATACAGTCACCGCGATCTACTCCGCGATCGCTGGCGGCATCGGCTCCACCGTCGCGGCCGGCGAATCGTTCGCGTGCTGCTCCGGTTCGGTCCCGGCAGGCACCGCTCGAGGGTTCGCCCACGGCACCGGCCCAGCAGACCGAGTCGGGTTCCGTGGCGTCGCCCCGGTGCCCGCCCCGGTCCTCGCCCCGCTTCCGCCCCCGACGGGCATCCCTGGCCTCGACGCATGGATCGCTAGCGTGGACGTCGCGCTGAAGTCCCAGGGTCACGCCGTCTAGGAGGACGCATGGATTACAACCACATCGACCCCGCCGCCCGAGAGCGCGCTCTCGTGGCCGCCACCGGCTACGGCGACACGGCACAGCTCACCGACGACGACGCCTCCGCTGCCGAGCTCACCGTCTGCGTCCTGAAGCTTCGGCACGCGTTCTTCGACGCTCACGCGACCAGCGCGGTTCCGAACCCCGACCCGGACGCCGCCCTGATGGCCGTCCAGCGCGACGCCATCGCCGAGGTGGTCACCGAAGCCGAAGCGACCCGCGACCGGATCATCGCCGAGACCGGCACCGACGTCTCCGACGTGATGCCACCGGTCCTCGAGGCGAACCGCCAGAAGGCCGAGCAGGACTTCTTCGACGCCGAGTGGGCGATGACGAACGTCCCCGGCCAGCCCCAAGAGCAGCTCGACGCCCTGCAGGTCTCCTGCGACCGGGCCGAGCGCGAGGCTGCCGTCATCGACGGCT